ACACGATAGAATCTAAAGAAAAAATTGCAATTGCATCAAAAAACACAAACGTGAAAAAAACTGAAAAGTCCCATGATAGAATATTACAATTAATTTCATCGTATAATTTATCATTAGTGGGACCATTGGTCCCTGGATATTCACATGTCGAGTTAAAATGTAATATTTGTGATACAGAGTTTAAATACACTAAACAATATTTTACAAATTCAAAAACATTTTCTGACATGTGCCCAACATGTTACCCACCAGAATTAACCAAAAGCTTTGCACAACAAGAAATTTATGACTTCATTCATCAATATCATCCAGATTCTATATATAATTACAGAAAACATTACCATGACAAGGAAATTGACATTTACATTCCATCACTGAATTTAGGATTTGAATATAATGGCTTATATTGGCATTCTGAGATATATAAAGATAAATCTTACCACATCAACAAAACAAATATAGCAACCAAATCCAATATAAGATTGATTCATATTTTTGAAGATGAATGGATTAATAATAAAGACATAGTTAAATCAAGAATAAAGGTTTTATTAAATGTGTGTGATCATAAAATATTTGCAAGAAAGTGCAAGGTTAAAATATTAGATAGTGAGGCAAATATTTTTTTAAATAAACATCATATACAAGGGTCAGGTCGGTCCAACGTGAAATTAGGTTTATATTATAATGGCACATTGGTATCAGTGATGACATTTTTAAACAATGATATTTCTAAAAATGTCAAGGGGTGGGAATTAAATAGATTTTGTACAATTGGTGACACAATAGTAGTCGGAGGTGCTAGTAAATTATTTAATTTTTTTATAAGGGAATTTGAGCCAACACAAATAACATCTTTTGCTGATGCCAGATGGAGTTCAATTAATTCTATCTATTTGTCACTAGGTTTTGAATATGTCAATTTATCAGTGCCTAATTATTGGTATATTACTAAACCATACAGCAAACGGTTTCATAGATATAGTTTAAGAAAACCAATTAATTGTTCATTATCTGAAATTGAACTTAGACACAGTGAAGGATATCTAAGAATATGGGATTGCGGAAGTTATAAATTTTTATGGAGCAATAAAAAGGCGGGATAACCCCGCCTTTCTTTTGGATAATAACAATATTATCCTGAAACTGCTCCTGTATTTCTTAATCTCAATGGAATATAAATAAATTCAACAGCTTTTATAGGAACTATTGCTATATCAACATATAATTCATTACGATCAATTCGTGCTGGGGTATTATTACTAGTATCACAAACTACTAAGTAGTCAGCAATAGCACGTTGTGCAACTAATTCTAACATAATACCATCAACTACACTTTTTAATTCATCACGTGTGATTTTATCATTAGGTTCGAATATAAATGGTTTTGCCAAAATAGACAAACGTCTACGTAGGTAAATTACCAAACGTGCCACAATTATTCTATCTAATGCACTTGCAGAACGAGCACGAGTTTTTTGACCGAAGTTAACCAAACCAGAATTTGCAAAGAATGTAATAGGATTGATTTTAGCATCATATAATGCGTCACGTTGACCGTTATTTAATGCAACGGTTACAAATTCACCTTCTTTATCAACATAACCAGCGGCTGTTGCATTATTAATACCACCTCGACGTAAACCTGCAGGAGCAAACCATGGATATGCTACTTGGTCATTAAGTGCAATGGTACGCAACATCATATGACTAGGTGGCACTACTACATTGTTACCGAAGTTGTCACTGGTGTAACCCCATGGATAGAACATACCCATATATTCATCATAACTTGCTGCACCAATATCATTATCTTCAGGGGCTAAATTTACATTAGTTCCCCATTCTAACAACGAGGTAGCATCGCTAGTCAACCGTGCTGGAGTATCACCGACAACAAATGCAGTCAATCCACGATCAAAGTTTAATGCTATCATTTCACCAATCAATTCTGGGTATCCAGGACATGAAATTAAGTTAAATACACGGCTTTCGTCATCGCGCATTGATTGGCTACTATTAACCATTGCTTGTAATTGTTGCACAACTACTTTGCGTTGAGCTTTGCGACCAAATGTACCGGCACCATTTTCTTGATTTCCACTTACTGTTACCCAACGATGTGAATAATAGAATTCTTGTGACTCTCCTGAATATGTTGGAGCTGGTCCAAAACGAGGATTATCTTCACCATGATTAATGTAGTTTTGTCTAAATTCTTTTACATTGAAGCCAGAACGACGAGTATTCCACAATAACATACCTTTTGGATATAATACTGGATCTGGTGAATCAAAATCAACGAAATCTGACGTTAACAGGTCTGCAATAACACCAGCGGTGTTTGAATTTTCACCAGTAGTGTTATAACGTGCATCAGCAAACACAATACCATCTTCAGTACTTTGATCAGTATTGTCTAGTAAAACCCAACGATATTTAATTGGTTTGTTTTCAAATTCTGAAAAATATTTATAAATTACTGGGTAATTTTCAATATCACTGGTATCGATCCATAAATCACCAGATACCAACGGAGTATTATCAGATTGGGTTTCTGGTATAGTAGCAGAAATGATTGGACCGTTTGGATCTGTTTGTTCAGCATCTACCGCACTATAATGAGGACTGGTTGGTGATTTATATCCAACCCATTTATTTCCATCATTGATCATGATATCAACTTCATCAATTACACTGTTATACCATAACTTACCACTAGGAGCTAATGTAGACGGTGTGTCCGGTGTTGCAACATAATTTAATGGTGACCACAATGATGCCACGAAATCGTGTAATACATCACCTGCGGGAGCAGTATATAAATTCAATGTTCCAGATTTTGTTATAGGATCATATTCAGTAAATAATGTACTAAATGGAACACCATTGCCATCTGCTATTCTAAAGTCTCCACCAGTTTTATGTTTAATAACAACTCTATTCATTGCATCAACTTCTGCGTACACATTAATTAATCCAACTGAATTAATTGCTGCGGCAATTATATTAGAATCATCAATAGTCCCAGTAGCTGAAAATGTAATATTTTTTATAGAATAACTACCAGATTTATCATAATCACCTAATACTGCTGATCCTATTATACTTTCTGCAATAGAAAACGAATGGGTACTTGGGCTAACATCAACTGTTAAACTATTTGCCAAAATACGTTTTGAAACGATAGTGGTTTCACCTGCATCACTTCTGCGCATTAATTTGAAATTGGCAGACGATGGGGAATCATCCAATCCATAATCTTCAGTGAAATTATAATTTACATAAACATCACCAACTGGTATACTAAGTCCACCATTGATTTTGTCAATATTATATATTGCAGATTGGCCATTAGCGTACAACCCTGGTTCAATTACATCCCATACTAAGGTAGAACCATTGAAACGTTTAATTCTCCAATGTGCACCAACGTTTTGTTTAGTAGATTTAACCCAAACAGAACCAGATGGACGAGGTTGTGGATTTTTCTTTTTATATTCAGGAACTTCGGTATGTTTGCTAATTGTAAATTTAGGGCTGTAATATGTACCTGCAGCAATACCTAGTAAACTATTAACAATATTGGTATGAATTAAACTACCAACAGTTCCTGGCTCTAAAAATATTGCGTCACCCGCAGAACTATCAGTTGTAGTCGCAGTGTAGCTACCATTGTTATACAAGAATAACTTACCGTTAATGACTTCAGCAGATATTGCACCACCATAAAATTGTTCAATGTTAATTGCATCAGCTATACTTTGTAAGGTGCTACCAGCAGTTATCAAATTTCCATTTAAGTAAAAATTATCACCCGGTGTGACTGATGATACAAATTTTGTACCAGACACTGTTGGCCATGATTTTTGCCAATCATTACTACCAACTAAAACCCAACTACCATATTGATTTTTGAAGAACAATTCATTTGATGTAGTCGCAGTAACTAATGCATAGCTACCAATAGTACCAACACTTGCTTTTGGTGTATAGTCACCTACTTCAAAGTTTACTACCTGTGTTTGATCATTTAATATCATTGGGACTTTATTGGTGAACGATTGACCACCTTTTACAGTTAATGGATTACCATTCCATTCAAAAATTCCATAATATGAATCATTTGTATCAAACCAATAGGTGCCATTTTCAGCAACACCACGTGGTTCATCAGCAGATGCGGTTAATTCATTTAAATCAATGTCTGCACGTGCAACGAAGGCACGGTTGCTAACACCTAATAAGCTATACGCAGCTTGTAAACCATATTCATTTTGTTCACCAGCATGTATTGGATTATTATTGGTATCAGTTTTAAATACTGGGTCACCAAAGGTATCTACCAAATCTTTTTGACTTGTGATTAAATATACTTTTTCAGCGTTAGCTTTTAATGTACCTGGAGCTGTACCAGTACCAGCACCGTTTAGTTTGTTTTCTGCAGACGCTACAATTATTAGCGGGGTTGTTCCTGGTTCTGCAGGTGAGTAGAACGATTCGTCAATTACTGGGACTGAAACGCCTGGGGAGCTTAAAGTAGCCATTTTGTATTCTCCTATGAACTTCTATGTATTTAGGCGAAAAGGGTAAAAATGGCTACTTATTCAAAAGGTTTTTTAGAATTTGATATTAAAATGATAAATAATGAAAATTTATTAATTGTCTTTTTTGTCGGGTGGTACTGGGGTGGTTTTACCTATTACACCATATTTACTAAACAATAATGCACCACCGATATGAAGTTTACCAACATCATCTGATTTTTTAAATGCATCGGATTCCATTATAATTTTTAAATTATTATTAAACGTTGTTATTCCAGAAAAACTCATTGTTATTTACCATCTATCATTTTCAATACATAATCTATTTTATTATGTAAATCTTCTTTAGTACCATTATTTTCAATGGTGTAGTCAATTTCACCACCTATCCAACCCCATTCACTAGGGTGAACAGTATTATTGAACTTCATGATGTCATTCTGTCCTAAATTTGTTTTCATTGCATCATCAAACCATTCTGGTTCGGGACCACGTTTTATCCTAATTATTGTTCCACCGATATTCTTAATTGATTTTAATTCATTTATAAATCTTACATCAGATAGTACTATGTTAGTATGCGAGTGTAACAATCTATTTTCAACTGATGCAATCCAAATATCCTGGTGAAAATTATTACGGCACACATCGGTCCCCATGAATTGCAATACCATTCTTGGTGTTAAATTAGGGATTCCTAACCTGCTGCTCCACCATTCATCCACGATTTCACGCCATCCACGGGATTCCAACGTGTCACCCTCTAGTAGTGCCCTATCCCATCCAAAGATCGCAGCCACGGAGTCTTTTAGTGACTTTGCAAAGGACTCCTGTATAAAGTTGTGCTGCATTTGTAAATGTTCGGATGCGGTGCCTTTTCCAGACCCAATAAATCCTACCAATCCAATAATTTTGTTCATACCACTTCCATTTTTCGTTTAAATGTGGTATTATAGTCATCGTTCATAAAAATGACAACTGATTATCCTATTACAAAGCTCCATCCAGTATTACCAACTAGGAACATTTCCAATTCTTTTTCCAGTTTTTCGATTTCGTCTTTACCAGCTTGTAATAACGCAGCTCCATTAAGTTGAGAGCCACCTGATGGTCCAGCAATGGTTGAAAATTTACTTCTAGCTTCACCAAGCATTAATTTACAATTCGCTAATGAATAGTCTTTGATCCATTGTCCAGCATACAAGTCATTGATTAATGCAAAATCAGGTCTATAATTCTGTGTACGAAGCATAATAACTTCATCATCTGCAAATGGTCTTTGTAATATTCTTAATGTTCTAGAGAATTGAATCCATTGATGTTCAATATAACTACCAAACATTTTTCCAACCATTTCTTGATAACATGCAAACATATAATATGTTGCAATTCCACCTAACATGGTTGAATTAAGTAAATATGTATTGGTGTATGCCAAATTAAATGGTTCAAAATTGGTGCCTGTTCCACCACCAGTTCTGGAACCAAGTGATCTTCTATAACAGCTTTGTACATTTATTACTTCTTGTGGTAATATATAATCATTTTTATCTTTCTCAAGTGTTAAAAACATATATGATTCTTCAACTGCACTTGATGAGCGTTGCCTAAATTTCGCAAGTGTTCTATCGAGTGCTACTGAATAATGTTCCAGGTCCAATTCTACTGAAATCATACCATCGGCAAGCATAAGTCTACAATAGTCATATACTTTTTGTCTTTCTTCTTGAGGATTATTTGTTTGTTGTGGATCTATATTCATATCATGTACTCTATTATTGTATTTATCTTAAATTTAACTATAATATAGATAAATAAGTATAGGTCGCGGAATTGCCGTTCCCACCTATTCTAACATCACATGGAGATATCAGCAATGTTATTTAGCAAAGAATCACATGGTTACGTGTATAAATGGACCGAATTATCTACTTGGAAATGGTATATTGGTAGTCGAAGCGCGAAAAATTGTCATACAGATGATGGCTACGTTTGTTCAAGTAAAATAGTCAAACCATTAATTCAAAATAATCCAGAGAATTGGGTTAGAGAAATACTATGGATTGGTGAGAGGAATTATGCTACATTGGTTGAGTCAGAATATTTAACATACCATAATGCTGCATCAAACGAAATGTCATATAATCAACACAATAGTGATTATAAATGGAATAATACTGGAAGAACAATGCCACAAACACCAGAACATATTATAAAAAGAACTAGTAAACGAATAGGTTCAACAGTATCAGATGATTCTAAAAGAAAAATGAGTGAATCTGCTAAAGGAAAAATTATTTCAGCGGAAGCACGTGCTAATATGTCGAAAGCACAGTATGGTAGGAAACATTCAGAAGATACAAAAAATAAAATAAGAAGTAAATCATTGTTACGTAGACACAGTGATGAAACTAAGCAATTAATTAGTGAAAAACATAAAGGACGACCATCTACCAGAAAAGGAACCACGTGTTCTATAGTCTCTAAGGAAAAAATGTCAATTTCTCAAAAGAACAAAAAGAAGGGTACATGTATTCACTGTGGCGTAGTAATGGATATTTGTAATTTGAAAAAATATCACAATGACAATTGTAGGTTAATCAACCCAGATATAATCAGAAATCAACATAATAAAGGTATGATTGTTTCTAATGAAACTAGAATTAAACAATCTGAAAAAGCTAAGAATAGAATAAAACTAATATGCGAACATTGTAACAAGTCGATCAATAAATCGGCATATACAAGATATCATGGTATTAATTGTAAACATAAATAATATAAAGGAATAATATCATATGCCAAAACTTAGTTTATATAGACCTTATAAAAGTCATGATTTTCGTTTTCTCGACCGTAATATCAGTGAGATGTTTACTGTTGGTTGCACTGATTTGCATTTTCATAAGTATCTTGGTCCAAAAAATCCAGATCCATCACTTGCAACTATTGACCAACCAATTTATGACACATTATCTGAAACTAATATTCAAGATTTATTGTTGCTGGAAAATAGAGACAGAAAATATGACCCAGATATTTTTGTGTTAAGAGGTCATTTTAATGTTCAAGATCTAGATTTCAATCTAAGCCAATTTGGATTATTTATTGATAATAGTACTATTTTCATGACTGTTCATATTAATGATACCATTAATTCAATCGGTAGAAAACCATTAAGTGGGGATGTTATTGAAATTCCTGCATTACGAGATGAGTTCGCGTTAAACAATTATGATTCATCCTTGCCTAGATTTTTTGTAATAACTGATGTAGGTAGAGCGGCTGAAGGATTTACACAAACTTGGTACCCTCACTTATATCGGATCAAGTTAGATAAGATTGCAGATGAAGCACAATATACCGATATTCTTATCAAACCAACTGATGAAACATTACCATTCATGGGTGACTATAGTCCAACAACCACCTATAATCCTGGGGATATCGTTCGTTATCAAGGATCATTATATACAGTGACTACAACTTCTACTGGAAATTTACCAACAGATACTGCATTTTTTACCACATTCACTGGTGAAACATTTCAACAAATATTATCAACTGCTAACACAGCATTGGAAATAAATAACAAAGTTATTGAACAGGCTGAAAGTGATGCTATGCTAAGTGGTTTTGAAACTCAACAATTCTTCACACTGGCAGTATCAAATAATGATGCTGAATTACGAGCAACTGATATGACAACATTGGATGCATCATATACTGGGTTAGATGCTAGTGCAATTTTGGATAAACCAATTAGATCTGGATACTGTGGTTACTTATTGGGAGATGGTATTCCAGAAAATGGTGCTATGTTCGGCCATGGTATTAGTTTTCCAGTAACTCCATCAAAGGATGATTTTTTCTTGAGGACTGATTTTTTACCCAATAGATTATTTCGTTATAATGGGCACCGTTGGGTTAAACATGAAGATGCCGTTAGACATCAAATTACAAATACATCATCTAGACAAACACTTAAAACATCATTTATTAACAATACTAAAGTTAATAATATTGATGGTAGACAAGTTGAAGAACGACAAGATATAAAAAAGGCATTAAAGCCACGAGCGGATTTTTAAGGAATAAATAATGGATTTCGTATATAGTGGGCAAATTAGAAAATATATTACCCAGGTTACTAGGGTTTTATCAAATTTTTCTGTTAGACAAAATGATGGAACATTAATACCAATACCAGTAATATATGGTGATCCTGACCGACAAGCGGCAAGCATCATAAACCAAAATTCAGAAAATTCATTAAATTCTGCACCTAAAATTGCAGTATATATAACAGGATTAAATCTTGATCGTGATAGGCTAAGTGATGCAACTCATGTTAGTAAATTACACATGAGAGAACGCGCAATAGAAAATGGTGAATATACTAGTGCACAAGGTTCCAATTATACAGTAGAACGTTTGATGCCAACACCATTTATGTTGACCTTAAAAGCTGATATATGGTCATCTAGTGCTGATCAAAAATTACAAATAATTGAACAGATACTGATGTTTTTTAACCCTAGTTTAGAAATTCAAACTAGCGATAATTATATAGATTGGACATCAATCACTGTGTTGGATTTAGATGATATTTCATGGTCTTCACGAAGTGTCCCAGTAGGCACAAATACGTCTATTGATATTGCAACATTGACATTCAAAACACCAATATGGATAAGCCCTCCAGTAAAGGTTAAAAAGATGGGGGTTATTACTAGTGTATTTACAAATATATATGACAGTATTGATGAAGGTACTGGTAGTTATATAGATGGATTAGGTCACACTATAGGTGAAACTAATCCATACCCTGCTAACAATCCAATAGTATCTCAAGCAGAAACTATTGGTAATTATGATATAGTAGTGGCAGGTAAAAGTGTTTTAGCAATTAGTCATACACAAGATCAATCATATGTGTCATGGTATCATATTATTGAACAAATAAAAGGTAATTATACTGCTGGTTTGGCACGAATATATTTAATGCAACCATCTGGTACCGAAGTTGTTGGATATGGTTCAATTAATATTTTAGATGAAACCATAATGTCTATTAGTGAATGGGACCCAGATACTTATCCAGCTAACACTGCTATTTCAGGACCATCCAGAGTTAATACATCATGGGGGAGCTTTGATGCAGTAATTAATCCATTAACATTTAGACCGCAGAATGTAATTCCAGGAACTCGATATTTATTAGTTGATGGTATTGGTGGTGGAATTCATGATACATTTATTGTAGAAAATACTGTTTTAAATAGATTAGAAATTCCAACTGCATTTACTAAAGTGAATTTTTATACATTTAAAGTTGATGGTGTCGAAGTACCGTCACATCCATTACCAAATCCAGTATACACAAATATGCCAACTGTTAATATATCCGGTAATGGTATTAATGCTCGTGTAACTGTTACTACTGTTCTAACATCCGGTACATATTTGGCATCATTGACAAATATTGGTACTGGTTATTCTATTGGGAATAAAATTAAAGTTAGAGGAAATTTACTAGGTGGTTCAATAGTAGAACATGATTGTGTATTGACCGTATTATCAATTGATACAAATGGTGGAATAGTAGATTTTCGCATCAACGGGTCATCAGTGCCAGTTAATTGCACTATCATCCCAGATGTACCAGTTCCAATTGGAAGTACTGTTTCTTATGAAGTGTTTGTTAACGAAGATGGGCCTGATGCGTGGAAAAATGCAGATGGTTCAGATTTTATATCAAATGCTAATGATATAATTGAATGGGATGGTAGTAATTGGGTTAGAGTATTTGATTCTATAGAAGTAACTGATCTAGTATATCAAACAAACCTTCACACATTAGCACAATATAAATGGGCTAATGGTGAATGGATTAAATCGTTTGAAGGTGAGTATAAACGTGGTAAATGGAGAATCGTTTTATCTTAAAACAACCCACCATTTATTTCTGAACTAGGTGGTACTTCCGATGCTCCAAAAGTGCCACCATCGATAACATTTAGTATCAATTGCATTGGTTGCCAAATGGAACCATCATATCCTTCCCAGATCATTAATGTGGTGTTGAACCTAAAATAACCAGCTACTGCAGGAACATCACGTTGTGCTGTAGTACCAGATGGAGTTATCAATGAACCTGTTGGTGAGGTTATAATAGAACTAATATTACCAAGTTCATTCCATTGCACACCATCATAAACTTCAAGATGCCCAAGTGTCGAATTAAACCTAACATATCCAACTACTGGCACAGAATCACGCTGTGCTGTAGTACCAACCGGTGTAATCAACGATTTTGTATTACCAGTTACTATACCAAAATTTATTTTACTTTGTAATATAGAAGACGGTGAACCAGTAATTTGATTGGTTACATTTATGGTTCCAACATCAATACTTGTTGAATGCAGATCAGTAGTGACTACCGTTGGACTATTAATTGTTAGCGTACCAGATGCCGATCCTATTGAAAATGTAGTAGCATTAGGTAAAATAGAATTAACAGTTAATACAGTAGTATTGTCAATTTTATAAGTTTTACCAGATGCTATATTCCAGTTAGAACCAGAAGTCCAGTTATCACTACCATTGTTATTCCATGTAATAGTTTTATCAGTTGCACCTTTAAGTGTGATACCACCGCCATCAGCGGTAATATCAGTCGGTGATGGTCTACTACCTAATTCTAGATTTCCATCATCAACAGTTAGGGTGGTTGAATTAATAGTAGTTAATGTACCTTCTACTGTCAAGTTTCCAATAATAGATACATCATGATTTACTGTTAAGTTATTATCAACTATTATGCTTCCATATAAGTTAACAGTAGATGATGCTTGTGCTATATTTACGGTTTGTGCATTACCAAAAGCATGAATTTCAGTTGGTGTATCATTGAACAAATATGCAATAGTATTCGAAGTATCTAGTTTCGATTCATTAATACCACCTATAATAACATGCGGAGATTTTAAATATATATCCCCACTACCAGCTATATTATCCAACGTGGTCAAGTTAAGTGAACCAGCTGGATCTCTAAGGCTTACAGTATAATTGCCATCATTAATGCGTATTATTTTGGACATAAAATTCCAGAATTAGATTGCTGACAAGATAATCAATGTTTCTGTTGAATCGTCTTGTAATGTCCAAGTATATTTGTGTCCAGTGAAATCAACTGCGTGATGTCTGGTTAATTTTTTTATAGCTACCGGACCTGTGCCAATGATGATACCAACCAATGCGCCTTCACCAGCTAGTACACCAGTAGTTTTATCTACTAAAGTTACATTTCCAGATTGTGTTTGATCAATGCTTTCTACTTTAAATTTTCTAGTAGCACGTTGTTTTAGAATGTATCCGTTGAATTGTCCTGCACCAACATTTGCAATAATTGGTAATGTGTTTCCTGTGTTTAAACCAGTTCCGGTACCTAAACCTACTTGTCCAAACCATTTTTTGTTAATCGGTCTTCCCATTTATTTTCTCCTATAATGAGTGTTCTATACTCTACGTGGTGGGTACCACATAAATCTGTAGACATTAGTATTTATCTTTTTGTTTACAATTGTTATTATGGTATCGTTCATAAGCATTCATCGCTATTTCTTTACCACAATAAATGCACAATTTAGTTGGGCATTTTCTTCCGCGTTGTGATTCTGCACGTTTTGCAACCATTTCTGGATCTTGTTTTCTTCCTATGGCTTTTTCTCGTATTTTATTTTTAGTTTCAGTGGATTGTTTTTTACCATACATATGGTTTTTTTCACCAGTTCGTGATTTTGATAAATTTTCTTTCCATTCGTCTGAAAATGGTTTTCGTATTCTACCAATCATAGCTTGTTTCTGATTTATGTTTTCCTGTAACGGTTGAATTCGTCCTGTATTAGCAATCTTTATTTTAGCAATAGCTTCAGTGGTTTGCTTTTTACCATACATTGGGTTGTTAACTCCTGAAACCTTAGCGCTTTGTAATACGGAATATTCTGACTTAATTTTTTCATATACCTTACTAGTGATTTTGGTGTTATATCTATGTTGTGATTTATTATCAGCTCTCATGATTCTCATTGCATTGATCATTTTATAATATGCAATTGGGTCATTTTTGTGTATTTTGGTTAATAACCAATGGCATATAAAATGCTCTCTAGCTGTTAGTCGCACCAAGTTTTCTTTTTTATTAGTACCTCCAAGGCTTTTTGGAATTATGTGATGTACTTCTACATACGTTCCATCAATGAGTGTTCTGTTTTTGGCAGCTTCTGTAATCTGTTCATACCATATACTATATTTTGACATTGTGTTATTCGATTTTATTGTTAAAATTAAATTATATCTCATTGTATAAAAATAAGCAACAATAAAAAACCCGCCGAAGCGGGTTTCTTTGTTAAATATTGAAAATAACTTATTAGCTGAATACTGCGTTAGAAATAGATACAGTGCCTAGATAATCTTTTGCATTGCCTAAACTCGAACTTGCATTCGAAAGTTCAACATAACCATATCTGGTAAGGAAACTTACGACTGGTTCGAAGGTCGTTGGGTCGAGTACAACACCAGAACTCATCAATGGAATATATGGGCAATAGATTGCAGCCGCATCAGATTCTGATGGACCTTTATAACCAATGATAACTGTATCATCTTGAGCATATGTGTTTACATATACTTTCATTGCATTATTCAAAGTACCAACAAATTTAGTATTGGTTGGAGCTTCAAAAGTACCTTCTGTAGTACGTGCGAAAGCAGAGGTAGTAGCAGATTGTAGAATGGTTAGAGCAGTTGGTGAAACAACAGCCCAGTTACCAGCACCACGACGAGTACGTTGTGCAATGGTGTTAGCAGCACGGTTGATCAGAATAGCTAAAGCCGCATGTTCATCACCAACGAATGTAGCAGTACCAGACACGTTTGCTTGGTCGAAAGTCAAGTTGTTGCCATTGTTTGAACCTAATACTTTCAATGATAACAAAATTTCTTGGTCGATTTCAGCAGTAATTTCTTGTGCCAATGCAGCCATAATTTCTGCTTCGATGTCAATACCTTGTTGAGATTGTGCATCTTGTGCAGCTTCAAATGTCCAACGAGCACTCAATTTACGAGTTTTCGCTTCAACAGTTTGTTTTAAGATTTGGATGCTTAATCTTTTACCAGCTAAACCTTCTAATGCTGCAGTAGATGCTGCACCAAAAGAACCAGCTTGACCAGAAGAATAGCCTTCTGCGATTTTGAATGGGCTTAGAGCTTCTTCACCAGCGGTTGCACCGTATTGACCTGAAACGCTATCAGCATAGCGAACACGCAATGTGTTTACTTGACCAACAGGACCTGTCATTGGTTGTACACCTACCAATTCGTTAGCAATAACGGTTGGCATTACACGACGAATAACTGGTAGAATTACACGGTTAAGTGTAGCAACATTACCTGCAGAAGTTGCACCAACGGTTGCACTTTCAGTTAAGTATTTTCTGGTATTTTCTAAAGTAACGTCTAGAACAGATTTTTTATTACCTTGCAAACCTTCAGTTAAAGCTGCTTTGGTATCTGTCCAACGACTTGTTAATAGTTCTGACATTATATTTTCTCCTAATGAATTTAAGTTTTAATTTTTATATCCAGCAAGCCGACGAATGTCAATTATATTTGCATCGGACTCTCTGCCAATTGAGCTGTTAACTTTGTTACCTGTTACTTCAGTAGACTCGTTCAAAGTTTGTTTTTGAGGTTGTTTACTAGGAGTACCAGAAATTACAGCAGGTAAGTACTTTTCAAAACTAGAGCGTAATTTTGAAGTTTGTACACTTTCAAGTAAATTTGTCATGATTTCCTTATTGTCTTTTGACAAAGGATTTAATAATTCATGCATAATTGCTTGACGTTGTGTAGATTCTTGTAAGGTTTTTACTTGAGAATCTTTTGATTCGATAATTACTAATGCATCTTTTACTTTTTCTTTTGCTTCCATAATTTCTTTATTTTTACGATCAATGATCGTTAATAATTTGGAAGTTTCGGATTTTTCATTTAAGTAACTAGTTTGATATTCACTAGCAAATGCTTCGAATAATTTTCTACCGAATTCATATTTACGTGCATTTTCGATATCTTCTTTTAGTTGAGTCATTTCAGCTTTTAGCGATGTCTCGACGGTAGATTCGACCAGTTTTGCAGCACGTTTAATAAATTGTTCTTTCATAGTTGCAAGGGCTTGTTTTCCTTCACGGACCAATCTAACTTTGGTGTTAGCTACATCTTGTTTATCGGTGTAGAATTCCGCAATTTCTTGTGCCAATGCTTCCATTACAAATTCTTCTAATTTTCCAAAATTAGAAGTCATTAATTTATGATCTTCACGCAATTCTTTAACTTCAGAAGATAGCTGACGAGTAATGAATTCTTTCATTAAATCAGAATCTTTTTTCATTTTAATTGCATACTTAGCTTTTTGTTCAGCTAATTGTTTTCGATCATCTATAAATTGGGCAATTTCTTCTTTAAGATGGTCTGACAACATTCTGTCAACAGCTTCTACGATCAATGATTTATCATGTTCATAACGCTGTGCAAATTCTTCACGTAATTGTTTTGTTACTGATTCTTTATTTTCAGTTACTTTACTATTCCATGCTTGTTCAATATCAGATTGAATCTCTTCAGAAATACCCGCTGTTTCAAATAGTGATTTCAACACATCTATCATTTTTCTCTCCTATGAGTAATTGGAGCAGTTCTGTTAAAAACGAAACCAGTGGTATTCCAATCAATAATATTTATATATAATTGATTATATTGCGTAATTATTGTCATAATTTTGCAATTTTTTGTATTTTCTGCCATTATTGGTTATTTTAATTTGTTTATAATACCCAACAAACTTTGTTTTAAGAATCTCTGTGCTTGTGGGTCACCAGTTAATTCTTTTGACATTAGTAATGTTTTATATCCACCTTTATTATTCATAAGGTGTTCATAAATTGGTTCTGGGTAAGCTGAAGGAGCACTAGGTTGTGCAACTATATCAACCGTGATAATTTCAAAATCCGAAACTTCTCCAGAACCGTCTTCTTTTACATTCCCAGAACCTCTAGAACTAACCCCGATTTTAATACCGGATTCTAATAATGTTTTGGCAATATTTCCTAATGGTGTTGGCAATATTTTCAATTTTCCATATCCATCAGCACCATTCATCCAAACTTCGGTGATGGCATGACTGACACGATCTAAATTAATATTTAAATCATTTGGGTGATTTAACTCACCCAGGATTGAATAATCGTTTTTTAATTGGTCTTGCATTGTTCTAATTGCACGGTCAATTTCTCTAACAGGATATACACGTTGATTTTGATTTCGAATACCACCTTGAATAATGATTCCTTTCATGTATAATGATTTACCAGCTGGTCTACCATCAGTATCATATTCATCATTAGATTCAACTATTGATCTAGAAATAGAAGGTGCCATGTATTCATATAATTCTTTTCTCACAAGTTTCTCCTAGATAATTGATTTACAATTATTTTTTACCACCAATTATACTTTTGGTGTTTTGACCATTTTCACCAGTACCTTTTTTCTCGGCACCATGTCCTGGTTCTTTTTTCTTGAATGCAGTTTTACCAGCATTTCCACCTGGAACGTTGACATTACCGAAATTTTCTTCTTTAGTAGAAGGTTTCAATAGTCCACCTTGTGTTCCACCGGTTTTAGTGTCACCACCTTGGTCGAATTTTACTGGTTTACCATGGTCACCAATTTTATTTGGTTTAGCTAATACGCTTTTATTATTTTGACCATCGTCACCACCTTTAGCGAATGCATTGTAGGTTTTACCACCAACTTGTTCGACATATTCGCGCATGAAGCTGTCTTTTAATTCATCTTCTTCACCTTCGTCACCAAATGCTGGTTCACCACCAAAATCATCTTCGCCTTCGTCACCGAAACCTTCTTCACCTTCATCACCGAAACCACCTAATTCATGGTCTTCACCTGATTCTTGTCCTAAAAGGTCTTCGAATTCTGCACGTAATTCATCTAACGCATCTTCCAAATCAACGATACGGTCTTCTAGATCTTCTGGTTCACCTTCTTCATCACCAAATTCTCCTTCTTCACCTTCTTCGCCATCAGCTGATACATCATCAATAAAATCGTCAGTTTCATCACCACCAATGTCGCCATCTTCTGCACCGAAATCTTCTTCACCATCTTCGTCTTCGCCTTCGTACATACCGAAGTCTTCCGCTAATATGTTTCCATAGATTTCACGAGACTTTTCAACAACTAATTGGTGAAAAATTTCTCTTGCTTTATCACTGTCTTCATTGATAAGATGTTCTAACATCTGTTCAAATTTTGATCTGTCGGTCATTTTAATCTCCTATAATCTGGACTTTCATCAACTATTTACCAATATAAAACCAAAATATAGGCAAAATACCTATATTTTGGTTATTTTTTCACAAAAATATATTTATGTGTTTTAAAAATTCACTTTTTTGAATATTTTTAAAATTGGGTTGATTCCATTTTGTATCATAAAATAATTCATCAACCACTCTAAAGAATTTTATGTATGGGTGGGTTTTTATAACTATTTCCGTTTGTTTTTCCCAGTTACCCCAATAGGTTTGTGTGTCACTAGCCGAACTGTAATTATTTGTATCTGCATAGATGTTATTAAACTTACCATCAACTCCGGTAAAATCAAATCCTAAAATATATATCTCATCAGGACAGTGTGATGCTGCCAATTTTAAAGCACATGGACCAGAACTCCATCCCATTCTTGGATTAAAATAGTTAAATCCATTATCATATCTGACATGAGGATCTATATTTGTCCATACTTCATGGGATTCTTGATACTTAGTATTTTGAATCTCAAGTATCATTTTTCGATCAACAGCTATTAAATAATCTGGGTTAAATTCTCTATATAATGCATTACATCCATATACTTTCCCACATGGTTGTAATATGGATGGGTTAATGGATTTTCTACTTAACCCATTACCCAATACAAAGCTTCGTATCATATTATGTTTAATTATTAAACACCTGGACCAGCTGGTTGCTCTGGTGTTTTATACATAGTTTGAATGAAGTCTAGTTCGACATCCTGTTCTAAAACATGCATATCAGATGATTTTCGTAATTGATTTAATTGTTTTAATGTTAATGTTGTTTTTCTAGTATCAGATCTTTTTCTCATTGATATATCATTTTCATTTGAATATCTCATATCATTGGATATAGCCTGAGTATCTGGGTCTGTGTAAAATAATTCACGTAATATCATATATTATCCTTGTGTATCCTGGTCTGCACCCATTGCTGGTGTTCCTCCAGCGGAAGAGTCTCCTGGTGTTCCTGCACCTCCTGCTTGATCTGGTGGTAATGGAATATCACCTAATCCTGTCATATCTGCTTGCATACTTGATTGGCTTATACCAACATTTCTCATTTCACCTGAGCTGTCGGTGGTGATAGTAGAACTTTCTCCATTCTCTTCTGCCCATAAACGCTCGTTCTCTGCAATTTCTTCTTCAGTCCATCCAAGATATCGTTTCATTGCAAATCGTTTACTAATCATTTGATGTGTGATAATTGCACCAAAATGTGCAGTTCTTTTGTCATCTAATTCTGATTGTCTATATGAAGCAAAATTCTGGGGTTCATTAAATTCTAAATCAAATATAGAACTATCTATATTAACCCCTTGTTTGAATAGATATAATTTAAATTCTTGATCAAATACTGATTTCATTAGATTTTGTAACCTAATACAATATTTGTTAAATCTTAATTCTTGAATATACGCAGTACCAACTCTACCATCAGTATATTGTTGTTGACTATCATCTGCACCAGTAGGTAAATATGATGATGGTATTCGCAATGCTCTAAATAATTTATTAGTGAAATATGTTAAATCGGTAATTTCACCTATATTGTTACCACCAGGAAGAGTATCAACCTTTGATCCTCTACTATCTGATGATACTGGTAAGAAAAAATCTTCTAATTGTGATAATGGATTAAATGCCGAATCAATAACATTATTTCCACCACCAGTAGGAGATGGTATTCGACGTTGCTGTATTTCATTCTTGACACGCTCAACGAATGTCATTGCAAGATGCGATGGCATATTACCAACATCAATATAAAATATTCGTCTTTCAGGCGCACGTTGAATACGATATATTAATATAGCATCTTCTAATAATTCTTTTTGTTTGTATACTTTAAATACAGTTTCTAATAAACTGTTTCCAAATGGGTATTGATTATCAAGACCTTCTGATAAACTTAGATGAACAATATGTTGTGCATCAACTGCTAATTCATCATTACCATTTTGAAATCTAGATCCAGTTGATGATGGGTTTGCTGGATACGCACCAACCATACCTCGTGCGGCGGCACCACCTGCAACATAACTGGTTCCTCTGTTATTAGTAATAGTAGTATTTGGACTAATTGCAGTAGTGACTAGGTGAACAAAGTTTGGACTTAGATCCTTAATGACATATTGTTCTGGTACTTTACCTTCACTTTCATTGACGATTATTTTAACTAATTTACCCGGATCAACATGATGCCATTTATATGTTTCTGGATCTCTGATGAAAAATGCATCACCATTTTTAAATGTGTTTCTAACAATACGAAACATTCTAGTTTCGAATTTCTGTAATTTACACCATTGTCTTAAATATTCACCAAGAATAGATGTTTCAGAATTTGTTGCTTTATTTTTAAACGAAATAGTGAATGGAGTTTTATTTGATTTACTAGTTTCAGTACAAAATTCTGCCAAAATATCTAGTGCTGCAGCAATTTCAGAATCCATATCCATGGTTGAATATTGTAGATATCGTTCTACTCTATTTGGGGCACCTGTATATACTTCTGGTAAGAATGAGCTATAATTTGTTCGTGCGGGTCCTGGTTTGGATGCATTACTGCTTCCTATCGGACTAAAATTACCAGGAGTATTATCAATTGATACTGGCGAAAAATATTTTTTCCATGTCATATACTAAGTTCTCTATAAATTTATATATTACTATTTATGTTATTGTGGATACAAGTTTGGTCCAATATTCTTGGTAGCTTTAACTTGTTTACTACCAAGTGCTTCATGTTGATGCACAAATTGAGAAAATTGTCCATTTAATGTTTTTAATTGTTCCAACACTTGTGTCATTAATGCATTCTGTGCATTTAATGTTTTATTATTTTCCTCAACCGCAGCAGTTGTTTTTTTATCCTCTGGTGGTGCTTGTTTAGTCGTATCTGGTTTTGCCGTGGTTGGTTGTGGTTGATGATTTTGTAATCCGGGCGCAACAGTAGACAAATTTAGAGAATTTAAATCTAGTTTAGGAGTATTTGGAGTATTAATGTTCGGTGATGTTGGTGTAATATTGACGTTATCAACCTGTTGTTGAATTGATGATGTTATATTAGATAATGTTGACAATGATGTCGCATTAGCAGTGATGGTAGCATCCATACTAGTAAAAATTTTACTTAATGATTGTATTGATTTGTCTATATCACCTGTATTATTATTTGGATTAGAAATTATAGTTGTAACAATAGAACCTAATTGTTTGTTAATATTATCTGAATTTTTTTCATATTCTGTTAGTACTGGTCTTAAATCTCTTTCTGAGTTCGCGGCAAATTGCTTGAACATATCAAATGATGATTGAATACCACGTTGAATACCAAGCTGCATCGAACCATTAGCTAAATTATTAGTTTGTTCAGTGGTTACCATTCCTTCGTGCCCGTCACCATGACCCATGATTAATGTTCCAGAACCAAAATTTTCGGTAATATTTCCAGTTGCACCAAGTGATCCAGAATGTCTAGGCTTTGCCACTTTATCAACTACATCCGTTACTACCTGAGAGAAAACATCAGTATTATTGTTAGCAGCATTAGCTGGGAGATTTTGTAAATATGCTGCGGATTTGGTAAGCATTGATGCAAAATCATTTACAGCTTCTGTAACTTTTTGTTTAAATGAATCCCCAGCTCCATCTGTAATTGTTGTCAATCCCTGTTTAATTGCATCAACACTAAAAGTATCTCCAAATGATTCTTTTAAAACTCCTGCAACTTTATCACCAAATTCTGCAACTGATTGTTCTGAATTTTCTGGTGTCAATGACGATGCTATACTAGCCATTTTATTAGAAAGATCTACCACTGATGTATTAAAAATTTTTACATTATCCGCAATATCAAATGTCCCTGCTTTAACTCCTTCTAATGCAGTTGATATATCAACCGCAGCGGTATAAAATTGATTAACACGGTTACCATTCTCATCCAGTCCTTTCTGTGATGCTTCCACTTGTTTTTCTAATATAGATAATGCCTGTGTCATATCACGTGCATACCTTTCATTTGGGGCAATGGTTGCATTTGCACCTTTTAATACGCTATCGGTTTTTTGGCTTATACTGGAGATTACCCCACCAAATTCATGAAGGTCTTCGCTAACAGTATTCATCATTAATACTTGATTAGAGTTGGCAACCTCCAATGCTTTGGGTACTCCTTGTTTCATTAATTCATTACCAGTATCAGTGAGTCCTTTATTAAACGCAATTGCAGCTTGTCCAATTAGGTTACCTGGACCTTGCAGCTGTAGTTCCATAGCTGCTTGCGCGGATGATACATATCCTTTGGTAACTAGTTCCATGTAGGAAGATCCTTGACCTACCGATTCAGCATATGCTAGTTGTGCTTTTACGGATTCTTCATACGCAGCAAACTCCTTTTCATTCATAGTTCTGCGCATTAATTCCATTTTAGAATTAAATGATGACAGCCGTTGTTTGTCAGCTAATTGATTTAATAAATCTTCCCGCTGTCTCCCAGTTAATTTAGCTAATTTGTCTAAATTTGTTCCTAGATATTCGGCAGATTTTATAACCGATGCTCGTTGGGTAGCGTCATTCATATCTACAACACGTCGAGTACTCACTGTTAATGCTAACAAATCATTCATTTCCTTTGTCGTATAATTAAGATATCTAAGTGATTTTGCTTCTTGTTGAAAGGTATCTGATAATTTTACAAATTGTTCAGTGCCACGAGTGACTGAACCACCTAACCCTGTTAGGTTTTTACCTTGATCTTGCATAAAATCAGAGAACTCACGAAAATCCATCCTGGTTTTAGCCACTGCACTTGATATTCCAAATAGATTATTATCAAATGTTGCACCTGACCTTGCAAGTCGATGAAAATTTTGTTCTACTTCTGTTGAACCTCTAGCAACTGCTACTAGTGCATTTATGACAGAAGATTTTGTGCTACTAAAATTCCCACCAAATAATGAGGTATTATTATTACCTGTTCTAAGTAACTCTTCGATTCGTTCAAAATTTCGGTGATAGTCGTCACCGCCAGTTAATGATGCCATAAATATATCCACAAATTATCATATATTTATGAATATAAATACATATTATTAATCAACAATACTTTAAAATTATGAATCCATTACAAAAACATTATAGACAGCCAAAAATTTATATAGAATTACCAAGCAAGGGAACATTTTATTCTGAAAATTCATTAATAGGTGACGCACTTAATGTGCCTATCTATGCAATGACTGGAATGGATGAATTATTGATGAGAACACCCGATGCGTTATTTAATGGTCATGCCAGCATGTCTGTAATACAGAGCTGTTGTCCATATATTATCTCTGCCAAAGATATGCCAATAATAGACGTTGATGTGGTATTAGCAGCAATAAGATTAGCTACTTTTGGACCTGCATTACCGTTTAGTTATAGATGTAAATCATGCGGTGCTGAAAATGAATATGAATTAAATGCACAATTAATTATAGACCATTTCCATAATAAACAATTTAATAGCAAATTAGAAATTGATGGGTTAACTATATATTTTAAACCATTATCATATGAGCAAATAACCAAGTTTAACGTAGAAAATTTCACGTTGCAACAAATGCTAAAACAAGTTACTGCAACGGTGGACATGGCGCAAAAACAAGAGCATTTAAATAAATTATACGAATCAATGGCAATCATCCAAGCAGAAATATTTCTATTAAGTATAGAGTCAATTCATACTGAAGATTCAATAGTATCAGATTTACATTATATCAAAGATTGGATTGCAAACTGTGATAGGAGTTATTACATTGCCATTAAGGATAGACTTGATAACAATAGAATAGAATGGTCCGTTCCTAAAACAGATGTTACATGCACATCGTGTAACACGGTTGAATCAGTTGAAATTATTTTGGATCAATCTCATTTTTTCGAGTAAATCTACTTTCGTTATCTCCTGATCAAATAGAATCTATGATTAACGAGATGGAGGTAGATACAAAAACACTGAAAGATTCATTTTTGAGGTTAAGTTGGGGGATGAGAGGTGGTGTCACCTATAATGAGTTATTACATTGTTATTCACATGAAGAACGTGTGATAATAAACAAAATAATAGGTGACAATATTGAATTAACTAAAAAAAACGGGATTTCGATATTATAGTAGATTATAGTCCAGGTCTTCTTTGTAATCCAGCAAATGGATCTGGACCATCAAAACGGGTTTTATATTGCTGAAGTTCCGCATTATTTAGTGTCAAATATCCGTCCTTGTCAGTAACTGGCATACCACTAACTCTCATAATATTAGGATTATTTTTGTCAAATGTTATTTTATAAGTTTGGTCTTTATAAAGATCAACTATTTTTTGTTTTTCTGGTGGTAATGGGACAGCTGATGAGTTTGAGTCGTTATTAGCATTTGTTTTTGCTGGCTGTTCAGCTGATTGGGTAGGTGAACTATTAGTTCTAACAGCTCCTACACCAGTAGCTGCATTTTTGGTAATAGCATCTTTATTATTAGTGAAAAATGATTGAATCCATCCTCCAGCAGTTTCTGATATTTGGAATGTAAGTTGACCTGATGTACCTAAAAAGGTAGTCAATGAATCTTTCATGACATTATGAAAGAAATTCTGCCCAGCATCTGATTGTACGAATAAAATGAACAATGGTCCAGTTATACCACCTGATATCATTTTTGAAAACAGTGCAGCTATTGTAAATGGTGCTCCAGCAACTGAACCTAGTACTTTAGAACCAAGTTTTGCACCAGTAATTGCACCAAATATACCATATTGGCTTCCCAACGAACCACCAGCAACTGCTCCACCAATAGAACCAACAGCCTTTGGACCTTTTCCTAATAATGACCATATTACATCAGTTTTGGTTAACATTGGACCAATTACTAACATACCTTCGCCTATTATTTCAGTTTTTGTTGATTCAAATTTTTGTTTAGCTTCTTCAGCTGACATATTTCCAAATATTTGAGTAGTAGTATCACCGTTTGAATATTTTTTATATTGTTCTTCTAATTCAGCATATTTTGAATATAACCCATACAAGAATGGAGCACCAACAATAGATTTTAATAATAATCCATTTCCTTTTAATGATCCTATGACTGTTTTAGCAACAGCTTTAGCTGGTAATGATGCTATTATTTTAACAGTAGATAATACAGATTTAGATGCCACTTTTGGTGCGACAGCTGCAGCTTTAGCAGCGGTACCAGTGTTTCCAGCAACTTTACTACCACGGGTAATCAAAGATTTCCCAAAATTATAGATACCTTTCGCAACATCAGCTGGACCTTCATTTAATGGTTTAAATTCATCAAATCTCATAATAACATTTCCTATTCATGATGATATTTATCCATTGCAAAATTTTAGGCATAGTATGCCATTGATAGTTCGATTATAATTATGTTTATATCTGGAGGTCAATAAATTGACCTAATCTTCAATATTTCTCATCATTCGTTCGTTCCTCACTCATGTGAGAAATATTTTGATTGTAGGGTTTTTTTCTTTTTATTTATTTACATGTATTAGAGAACAATATATGAAATTATTTAAAAATTATTAATGTTTTATATTGTTCTTATAATTATGGTTTAAAATACACATTACTAGATTGTGGAGATGGATTGACGCTTGAATGACCAAGCGTCAAAAAAACTTTACTGAGTTGCTATCGAAGTTCTAGACGGTAGGAATTTTTAGTGATGTTTCTCGTGATTCGGCTCTTAGCTGTACCGGTACCTACCTAGATTTTTAAGACCCTGCGCGTCATTGGGTCATATCAGTCAACAAAACATCTGATGAAATAAATCATCCATGGATATTTCTATCCAACAACCTATACGATTACCGGAATGCTACTCAATGGTGGGAATGAGACATTTTAAGGCATCCTGAACCAAGATTCAGGGTAGACGGTAAAAGCCCAGCATTAGCGACTGGAATTGAGTACCTTATCACATCAGTAAGGATTCCTCGGTGGAATAATGATCGGCCCACTAACCTTATGCTAATTTAGTGTATACTTATTATATGTGTCGGGGATATGAAAAAAACAACAACAGTTGAAAATATTTTTTTATAATTGATTGTTATATTCGATTTCTTCAATGGTTGGTTCGTTTACGTTAAATTTAACAGCCCCAATTTGCCCATTATAGAATTTTTTAGTACCATCTGCAAGTCGGATTCTCATCACATCTTCCATTACTTGTGCCTTGACTTCTGCATAATATAAACTAGCTTTTGTTTTATGTAATGAACATATTTCAAATCTATAATTACCAATGCCTTTTAATGCTATTTGTTCATTAAGTGCCTTACAACTTCCAGTATATTTTTTCCAGTCAGATTCTTTGTAGGTGATTTTTTTATTCTTTTTACCTTTTACCGCTACTCTTCTCATCATTTTGAACTGTTTCTTTCCTAGATATTCTTTTCCAGTATCTAATTCAATAATTCTATAAATGAAACCGAACCATTCTTCAGGATCAAAATCTTTCTTGACTATCCAATGTCCAGTATCATTCATTGTCTAATCCTGCTTGTTCTCTGAGGCGTTTGATTGCATCCTCCATCTCTGCCTCAAATTCTTCTTCGGATCGCGCCAGCGCATCTATACGAGCTACACGGTACACTTCTGGATTAAAGCGAGGATCACGACTGTTTTGGAATTGTTTTACTTGAAGACGACGAATATTAATTTGTTTCAATAATCGCATTATCCAGTAATACATACGTTCAGATGATGCAAAACTTCTAGATGTGCACCATGATTCCATTTCAATAAAATATCGATGGAGTGCCTGCATTAATAATTGATGATCATCAAGATGTTGAGCAAATGTTTCTTCATTAAAAATAGAAACTCTGCCATTTTTGAAATATTTTTCTTCATCACCTTTAGGTTTGACATACCCTTCTGGGTATTTACGTGGTCTACCAGATGGGCGTTTGAAATCTAATTTGATGTCAGTATCTTTTATTTCTTTTTTTGGTCTACCACGAGGACGTTTAGGCTTATCCACTACTGGACGGGTACGTGGTCTACCCATTTTCTTTTTAGGTGTATTTTCGTCAGACATAAAAAACCCATGATTACGATAGATTTATTTATCATCATAATCATGGGTGTAATTATATTAGAATTTTAGTTTGAATATAAGATATTTGTTATTGTCTACTACATCATATGATGATTTCATATAACCACTATCATAATGTAATTTAATTCCATATTTTGATAACATGTATGTATCAAAATTTATTGGATCATCATCGACATAAATTTGGATGTATTCTGTATTTATAATGTGTTTTAGTATTTTAAAGAATTTAGTAGAATCACTATCTATCAAATACTCTAAGTATGTTTTCACTATACCATCGTTATGCCCAGTTGCTTGTTTATAAATTGGTAATAAATCTTCAAAGTTAACGTCCATGTTATTCCTCGTATGTATATGATGTAAAGCTATTTTCTTTGACTGCTTTTAATACATTAGTCACTTTTGATGTCAATTCTTCTTTATGTGAAATTAAGAATACATTTTTATTGCGTTCATAAATCATGTTTCTAAGAAGATTTGTTGCATTTTCCGCACCTGATGCATCAAGACCAGCATCTAGCATTTCGTCAATTAGCATCAAGTTGATTGGTTGATATAAATTCTCCCAAACATCTCTGAATGCAAATGATAGTGATAATGACACTCTGGTCATTTCGCCACGTGATAGATTGTCAAAATCAAGATCACGACCAAGATAACTAATATCAGTTGACAAATCGCTATTAAACACAACGGAATGTGGCAGACCCATCTTTTCCAAATACATACCTAATCTGCTGTTTAATAGAGATAGATTCTGTTCAATAATTTGTTTTCTTAGGAATGAATCTTTATTGGTTAACAGTTTTAATAATAAATCTTGATGTTCTTTTAACTTAGTTAATTCATTCATGTTGTCATAGTTAATAACAGTCAATGCCTTGTTACATAACTCATCAATTTGTTCTTGGTATGGATCGTTGTCCAAGTATCTAGTCTCTAATTTTTCTAACAAACCATTTAGTTTGTTCTTATGGTTTAGGGCATCTGTTAATGTTTTGTATACAGTAGTAATTTTAGTATCAAACAACCCAGTATTAGTAGAGTTCAATGCATCCAGTTCATCGTATAATGGTTGTAGTTTTACAGCTATGGATTCAATTTCATTAATTGCAGAATGTATATTATCATTTGCTACTTGAATTAGTTCAGCATGTTTGGTGGTATGTAATCCTTGCTCACACATTGGGCATTTATTTGATGATAATGATTCCACTTGTTGTTCATATTGTTTTTGTTTTTTGTCTGCATTGAACAAAGATGTTTCTAAGTGTGAAATTTTTAAATTCAATGATTCAATTGAAGATGATATTGTTGCCTGTTGTTGAAGAGTTTCATGATTTTTTATTTCAGTATCAATATCAAACTCTTTCATTCTATCAATTCGATCAGCTAATGCAATACAATCATTGTCTTTGGTTTGTCCCCATTGGATTTGTGTTTGTTTTAATCTATCAATACTTTCTTGTATTTTATTATTTGCCGCAATATTAGCGTCGATTATTGCAGTTTCTTTGGTTAGAGAATCTTTTGTATCTTTAATTTGTTTCTTTAACAATTCTGCTTTTTCTGAAAGAATTGTTATACCAAGAAGATTTTCAATAATTTCACGTTGTTCAGCAGCTTTCATCCCAAGAAATGGAGTCGAATATGTATTCAATGACACCACATTTTTATACATTGTGTGGTCCATCATGAATAATTTTATTATTTCTTCTTGGGTATCACGTGAATCACCTTGCGCATCATTGTTATTATCAGTTCCTTCATCTTGTGCAACATCATTGATAAAGAATTTAAATACTGTAGGTTTTCTTCCACGTTCAATGCGATAATCATTTCCATTTTTAGAAAATGTTAATGTAACCAGCATATCACGTTCATTCATCTTGTTGATTAGATTATCAACTTTAATTTTTGTTAATGCCTGTCCAAATATAGCATATGATAATGCATGTGTTATTGTCGATTTTCCGCAACCATTTCTTGATCCAGCATCGTTACCACCCTGATCTCTATTTTCACCAAGGATTAATGTTAGATCATGCTGATTAAAGTCAATAGCTTGGGTACAATTCCCAACTGAAAGAAAGTTTTTAATTGTTAAATGATGTAATTTTATCATAATCCGGTATATATAGACAGTAGTAAATTGTTATCGAATTTTTCACTTTTGAAATTCAATATTTGATTAGTGATTGTTTGATCAACTGATTCAACTATTAATGATTCATCTTCAGTGATAACATCATTCTTTTTATCAGCTAATAGGATAAGCTCTCTGATATTATATTCTTCATGTAGCTGTTCTTTTAATTGCATGGATTGTTCATATGATATGTCGATATCAATGGTAGCTTTGATGAATTGTTTTGGTTTAATTGCCGATAAGTTGTCGCATAATTCACTTAGTTTTAATGTTCTAAATGTTGGTTGATCTGGCCAAGATATAAATTGTGGTTCTTTATCCCATTCTAAAATCATCATACCACGATCATCATCCCATGCATCGGAATATGTTAATGGGAATGCATTACCAATATAAGTAATATTACTAGTTGTTTGTCTTTTATGAAAATGCCCTGAGTAACAGTGTTCAATATTATTGAAATCTTTTGATGAAATTTCCCCATGATCTGGCATTTTAACCAATGAATTCATGTAAAATCCTGGCAATTCAAAATGACCAAACATGTATTTTCCCTTATATTTTTTTAGATGTTTGGCATCATCTTTTACCAGCCATGGAGCGATGATAACATTACCTTCATTAAACCAATCATCAATGATGGTAATGTTATCGATATGTCTAGCCCATCTAACACTGTTTACACTTCTCCTATCTTTAAAGAATAGGTCATGGTTTCCTGGGATAAAGAACACGTTATCAAATGCTTCCCCTAACATTTCTAAACCACGAATTGCATAATTCATGGTTTTAAGGTTCATGGTATTCCTATTATTGTGATAGTCACCAAGGAATAGGCAGGTGTCGCATTTATGTTTTTTGGCAGTGTGAATGAACCATTGAATAAAAGAATCGCAGTCTTCATTGTGAAGGTCGCTATTACCTTTTGCACCAAAATGGATATCCCCAAAAACCGCAGCTTTTTTGAATAAAATTGTCATATATATGTCGCCTTGTAACCGTTATGAAAAGTATTATTTTGTGTTTTTTTTAATATTGTTTGCAACCATTGGCCAGTATGTTGTTCAAAATCTTTGCGGCTCTTGTAACACATAGTGGTTCCATCTGCCATTTCGACTAATACTTTTTTACAGTTTAGCGCTGATGCCTTTTTTAAAGCATTTCTAGAATGATCTGCCATCACTGAATGATTTTTCTGCCAGTAGTCTTTGAAAAATATTGATTTTTTCTCAATTACTTCAGGATTTGATTTATAATAGTCTCGCAAAGATTCCAACCGTGATGCTATTGTAGCAGGATCGCTACAGTGTGCAACCATACGTTGTCTTTCTTCTGGAGTAGTATTAGCCCATTTTTTGATATTATACTCAGTAAATCTATTACTCAGTTCAGATTTAAACTGTATTAGGTCGGATTCTGATAAAGTTTCCCATCCATAGGCACCCAACCCATCACCACCTCTACTGCAATTTAATCCATTTTTGTATGAATCATGTAATCCAATGTAGTATATTTCTGCTTGTGCTAATTCCGCGATATTAGAAAATCCTTGTTCAATTACTTCATATTTACATTGTTCTAGACCATATTCCATCATTTTTTGGTATAATAATTTATTATGGTTCTTTTTATATTCTCTGCAGTGTGTTTTCCATCTAGATTTTTTATAAACTGGTTTAGTGTCGAACCCGATGTAAACTTGATTGATAGGAATGATTGTGATTTTGTAAATAAACATGCTTTATCTCCGTAATGAATAAATATTTATTCATTACGGAGATAAAGATATTTCAATTAAGATATTAATAAAAATTGTAAAAATGTCAATCCTATGATTCATCTACAATATTTTCGACTTCTTCTGTTAATTCTTCCGCCAATTCTTCTAATAGCTGGTCATCTACTGGTTGTTTGGATTTATTTAACGCAATTGATTTCAATCTTTTTGACAATTCTGCGCTAGTGATGTATTTGTATTTCGGGTCTATTTCTCTATTCGAATATATTTCATGTTCATGCGCAATGGTACGAGAAAAACTAGGTTCCAAGCCATTTGATTCAAGTAGTTCATCTCTGGATACTTGGTTACGTTTTTCTACGTTAATAACTCTAACTTGTGCATTTGTTATTACTGATGATAGATATGAAAATGGGTTTGATGAATGATATTCGTTAAATTGTAATCCAACGTTAATTAATTGTAAAATTGCATTCCCCTTCATTTCATCTAGATAGGTGTACATGTTTATATTACCTTTGGTAGAATACTTGTCGCATAATTTCATATACATTTTTGCAAGTTTATCTGTGATTTGCCCATGTGTTTTACAGAAATACCCATTATCCACATCACCCTTCCAGTGGCTTTTTCCAACACATAGTAACTCACCATGATCATTTAGTTTCCAATGCTGAAATGGTGGGAAATTTATTTTTTCTTTATGGTCTGCTATTGTTTTTGGGGTTTTTTTTCTGCCTGGGTGTAAAGGAATGTGATCGTATGTCATTACTCTGAAAATAAGATCAGTTGTTAATATAGTAGATGGGTCGATTGCACATTCTGATAATTTTATTTTTTCTTTAAGAACATGTTTTTTATATTCATATATTTCTTGTGACAAACGTTTTGCTCTATTTTTACGAGCTGTTTCAATGTTTTCTAAATTAATATCATTTAGGTCAAGTAGAATTATATCATACTGGTGATATGCTTTATTTAAAAATGAACTGAATGATGTTTTTGATTTATGAATTTCTGCCATAAGGTCTGCATTGTTTAGATAATTTACTCTTGTTGACATGGTGGTATCCTGGGTTAATAAAAATGATGACTCTATATTTATTATATGTGTTCAACTTCATAAAAAAACAACTATTTTTAAAAAAATAAATACATTATTAGGAGAATAATTATGGCTTTAGATAATGTATTGACACAGGCTAAAAATGAAGTTGGTGGGTTAGTTAATGATGTGACTAGTGGAGTGTCCGGTATAGTTGGAAATATAACCCAGAATGGCAAAAATCTATATGAAGGTATAACTAATCCATCACAGATAGCAGCTGCTGCTAGAAAAGCCTTATTACCGCTTGGTGGTAGCACATTTAAAACAGCACTGGTTGACTTTCTTGGACCTGAAAACTCTAAAGATTGGAGGGTTCGATTATCAATACCATTTAATTTCTTCATGAGTAGTGCTGTATTTGAACCATTAGTTAATGCAGGTGGGTTAATATTCCCGTATACACCAACTATAAGAATATCTGGTGGTGCAAATTACGACGATATTGATGTCACTCATCAGAATTATCCATTCTTGGCATACAAAAATAGTAAACCTGGGGATATTACTATTTCTGGTGATTTCAACGTTCAGGATGTCGAACAAGCAAAATATTGGATAGCAGTAGTGCACTTTTTACGATCATCTACTAAGATGTTTACTGGAGGGAAAGAAAATGAACAAGGTAGCCCACCACCAATCCTATCATTAAATGCATATGGAGATTTTGTATTTAAAAAAGTGCCAGTTGTTATTAAGAGTTTTGATATAGATCTACCGAAAGATTGTGATTACATATCAACTAAACCAAAAAGAGGATTGACAACTAATTTAAAAAGTCTTGGAATATCCGCTGCAATGTCACAATTTAATCCTGATGACTTTATTGGTGGGTTAGCAACCATGATGCTGGCGGGTGAGGGAGAATCACATGTACCAGTAAAAAGCACTATCAGTGTAACGTTACAGCCAGTTTATAGTAGGGAAGCAGTGAAGCAGTTTAGTTTACAAGCATTTGTTAATGGGCAATATATTATGGGAGGATTTATTTAATGTACGCGCAGACAAGTCCATGGTATACAACACCAATAAACAATCAATATTTGGATGTTCTTAATATTAGACCAGTGAGTAAGCAATCAGATGATTCATTGTTTGAGATCCAGTCAGTATATACATATAGACCAGATTTGTTGGCATATGATTTGTACGGAACAACCAAATTATGGTGGGTTTTCATGCAGAGAAATATGGATGTAATAAAAGATCCAATTTATGATTTTGTGGCTGGAACAAAAATTTATTTACCACAGAAAGAAGGGTTATTTAAAGTATTAGGATTATAATGAGTATTTTTTCAGACATTCAAGACGCTATATCTAAATTAGAAGTACCTGCTAAACCTCCATTTAGTAATGTACTACATAGTTATGCAACCTATAATTATATATTCACGATGAGTATTTTAGATAAAACTAGAATTGGAGTACCAGCGAGAACGTATAAAAAAGGTGATATTGGGCAAATAATATTCAAAAGTGCAAGTGGTGATCCTAAAAATAGAGTACCAATAGGAAAATATGGCTCATTTGACTTTTTTATCGATGATGTAAATATTACCAGCCAAATGGGATTAGATTTAGTATCTGGGAATACTAACTCATCTATAATAACATTTAAAATAACAGAACCATACAGTATGGGGATGTTTCTTCATGCACTTGAAGTTGGGGCAAAACAAATGGGTTATGAAAATTACGCATCAGCTCCGATCTTATTAACTATTGAATTTATTGGAAATTTAAATCCAAGTGAATATGGGGTAAGTAGTGAACAGTTAACAAAAATAGAAAAAACCACTAGACATATCCCTATAAAAATAATGAAAGCAGAAATGTCAGTGACACATGCAGGTAGTATATATGATGTTACTGCATGTGCATGGAATGATGCAGCACAATCTACCACCTACATGACTGCTCAATCAGACTTGTCAATTACTGGTTCAACAGTACAAGAATTATTACAATCAGGTGAGAATAGTTTAGAAGCAGTGTTAAATAAAAGATGGATGGATGAAGCAGTCAAAGCAAAAAAAGATCCAGACCAATTATTGATATTGTTTCCAAAAGACCCTAAAACCGATAGTGGAGTAACAAGTGTATTTAAATCATTTAGTGCAACAATAGATCCTAATTCAATGAATAATATTGTGACGTTAAGAGATGTATTAAATGTCAAACCGGTGACATTGGCAGACGTTGAAGTATTAGTACAAGACACCAATAATGTTAATGCATTCGGAACAGCATCAATGAATTTTAACGTGTATGACGGGGTTTCAACCCCATTTGCTGAAAATAGTGTAGTGTATGATGATAAAACTAAAACATATACTCGCGGAAATTTAACTATCAAAGCCAATAAAGGGAACACGGTTGGTGATATGAAATTCTCACAAGGTGCTGATATAAGGGCAATTATTAATGAAGTTATCTTAATGAGTGATTATGGTCAAAAAGTTTTAAAAAAAGAAGAAGTTGAAAAACAAAAAGGAAAGATAAGTTGGTGGAGATTGGATTTTCAGTCATATCCAATTGACTCGGATAAAAACAAATATGCTACTGGTGATGCACCTAAACTTGTGGTTGTTAGAGTTGTCCCATACACGGTAAGTTCGGCAGTATTTCTTCCATCTAACAAAGCAGATCCATATATAAAAGATAGACTAAAAGAAGCAATAAAATCATATGATTACATATATACTGGCAAAAATTATGATATTATATCATTTGATATAAATTTTAAATATGCTGTGTATCAAGGGCTGTTTGATGTAAAAAATACTGGTGACCAAAAATTAAAAGAACAACAGGCACCATTAGCAGAACCTGAAAAACCAAAATCACAAGAAAGTGGATATCTATCATCGTTGCTCTATAATATTGAGGAATTGGTTGATGATGTGAATCCATTTAAAAAACGGGTAAAGACTGATGTTACCTCAACAAGTTCATCATTAAAAGGTGGTTCTTTGGCAGACACTGAAGCAACAAAAATTGCAAAGCATGCACATGATTTAATATTATCAGGGGTGCATTTAATGACTGCTACTGTAAAAATAATAGGTGATCCATATTTTTTAGGTGATAGTGGTCTTGGTAATTATACTGCACCTGAAACACAATATAGTAATTTAAATGCAGACGGATGCATAAATTATCAAAATGGTGAGGTTGATATTGCACTAAATTTTAAGACACCGATTGACATAGATCCTGCTATTGGAACTTATGAATTTGGTGGTCTGGAATTAGTCAGTTCATTCAGTGGATTATACCGAGTATTAAAGTGTGAGAATAATTTTTCTAAAGGTAAGTTTACTCAAGAATTAACATTATCTAGATGCATTGGGCAAGATCCAGTAACGGGTCAGCTGGCGGGATTAAAACCAACTAATTGAGAGTTATAATGGCAGAAGAAACAAAAAAACCCATATTTTCTACAACAAATAATGCAGGACCATTTATTGCTAAAGTAATAAGCCACTTAGATCCAACCAGTATGGGTGGATTGGAGGTCGAGATCATGCGAGAAGTTGGAAATGACACATCAACAGCTGGGCAGGTTCATCAAGTTAGATATATGAGTCCATTTTATGGAGTAACCAGTATAGACTTTGTTGGCTCAGATCCAAATGATTATAACAACACCCAAAAAAGTTATGGGATGTGGTTTATTCCGCCTGATGTTGGTACAATGGTGATGATCATATTCATTGAAGGCGACCCTAGAAAAGGTTATTGGATAGGGTGTATCCCAGACGAACGAATGAATTTCATGATACCTGGGATAGCGGCTACGAAATTTGCTCAAGGTGGTGACGGTAAAAGCCGAGTACCAACAGCTGAATATAACAAGAAAACACAAAAAAGCACTAATGATGCAAACCACTATCAAAAACCCCCGCATCCATTTAAATCAGTACTAGAATCACAGGGATTATTAAATGATGATATTAGAGGAATAACGACGAGTTCTGCAAGGCGTGAAGTGCCATCAGCGGTATTTGGTATATCTACTCCTGGACCACTTGATAAAGCAAAAAATGCAAAAAAAGGTAATGTCGGGAAGAGAGGATCAACTGCGAACGTATTTGTAAGCAGACTTGGTGGGTCATCTTTTGTAATGGATGATGGTGATGATAAATTTTTAAGAAAAGGTCCAGCATCAACTACCGGACCAGATTATGCTGCAGTGGAACAAGGTGAAGCTGGTGGTGATGTTGGTATACCACATAATGAATTATTAAGATTAAGAACGAGAACAGGCCACCAGATATTATTGCATAATTCAGAAGATTTAATATATATTGGTAATGCAAGAGGGACTACTTGGATTGAATTAACTAGTAATGGTAAAATTGACATTTATGCAAATGATAGTATTAGTATTCATACAGAAAATGATTTAAATGTTACAGCAGACAGAGATATTAATTTCAAAGCTGGTAATGCAATCAATCTAAAATCTAATAGTGTTAATATTGACGGTAGTTCAAATATAAATTTAAAGTCTAATGCAATTAAATCATCATTAATCACTGGTGAAATAACCAATGCATATCAAGCAAAAACAGCAGTTAATAATGGAGGGTATTCAACTCCGTCTGGACCATCAAGTGCAAAAACTCCACAAAGAGTTCCACAACACGAGCCATGGAGTGGGCATGAAAATTTAGATCCTGTAAATTGTACACCAACAAAAACGGATTCATCAAATGCTGGAACTGACAGCACTCCATCTATGTATAATAAATATACAACAAAGGTTGATACTTTTGAAAAAATATCACCACCTGAAAAGAAGTAATAAGGAAATTATATGACATCAAATCCAAAATTATATGATAAAGTTGTTTTGCGTGAAAAAAAATCAACCACTGAATTACCAGGAACAAAAACGTATAAAGGATTTAGTACAATAACTCCATCTACAAACAATTTTTCAGTATATGATTATGCATTAATAAAACAAGATTTGATAAATCATTTTCATATTAGACAAGGTGAAAGATTAGAAAATCCAACGTTTGGTACTATAATTTGGGATGTATTATTTGAACCATTGACTGATCAATTAATATCATTGATTACACAGGATGTACAAAATATTATAAATTATGATCCACGGTTGGTAGCTGAACAGGTGATAGTAACTACATATGATCAAGGATTGCAAATTGATTGTAGTTTAAGATATCTCCCGTATAATATAACAGAATCCTTACAATTAAAATTTGACAGAGAGAGTGGAATATTCTCTCAATGATACTTCAAAAATAGTCTATTTTTTCCTGCATAAATACAGTATTATATGCGGGAAAAATAGATGTCAGCAACCGATAGACAAAACAGATTATTAGTCGCAGAAGACTGGAAACGAATCTACCAAAGTTACAAAAACGCAGATTTTCAAAGTTATGATTTTGATAATCTTCGCAGGATAATGATCACTTATATCCGCGAAAATTATCCAGAAGATTTTAATGACTATATTGAATCATCTGAATATTTGGCATTGATCGACTTAATTGCGTTTCTAGGACAAAGTATATCATTTAGAACTGATCTGAATGCACGTGAAAACTTCTTGGAATTGGCTGACAGACGAGAGAGTGTCTTGCGTCTTGCCAAACTATTGAGTTATAACCCAAAAAGAAACGTTGCAGCAACTGGGTTGCTAAAGTTCGTTTCAGTCCAAACTTCTCAAAATGTATACGATGCCAATGGTAGAAATATTGCAGGTCACACGATCCTATGGAATGACACCTCCAATCAAAACTGGTTTGATCAATTCATTAGAGTAATAAATGCCTCGTTAAGTTTAAGTAGCCAATTTGGTAATCCAGCAGGTAGTGCCACGATTTATGGTATACCAACTGAACAATATCGTTTTCAAACAAAAAGCACAGATGTACCAGTCTATTCATTCAGTAGAACTATTGAAGGGAAAAGTATGAATTTTGAAGTAGTATCAACTGGTATAAGAAATGCAGCTGATATTTACGAAGAACCACCATTGAAAGGTAACAAATTAGCATTTTTGTATAGAAATGACGGCAAAGGTTACGGTTCCAATAATACTGGTTTTTTTGTACAATTTAAACAAGGGTCATTGGGTAGCGGGTCATTTACGTTAACACAACCATCAACAAATGAGTCTGTTGATATTGATACTCCTAACATTAATAATAATGACGTGTGGTTGTATCAATTAGATCACGATGGAAATGAATCTACATTATGGACTGAAATTCCCGCATTGGAAGGTAATAATGTAATTTACAACAGTTTAAGTAAAGCTATTAAAAAAATATTTGCAGTATCTACTAGAACTAATGACAGAGTTAGTTTATTATTTTCAGATGGCACATTTGGTGATCTACCAACAGGTGCATTTAGAACTTATTATAGATCAAGTAATGGATTAAATTATACTATTAATACCAAGGATATGAGAAATGTGATATTAACATTACCTTATATTTCAAATACTAATCAATTAGAAACTATTACTATTAACATGAATTTGGTTACATCTGTTGCTAATTCAGTTGAATCAGAAACTAATGATAGTATAAAAGTTAATGCACCGGCAACCTACTATACACAAAATAGAATGATTACTGGTGAAGATTATAATATTTCGCCATTATCTGCCACTCAAGATGTATTAAAAATAAAATCTATTAATAGATCATCAAGTGGTATAAGTAGATATTTTGATTTGGTAGATCCTACTGGAAAATACAGTAAAACTAATTTGTTTTCAGATGATGGTGCCATTTATATTGAAAATTATACTGATAGTTTTCGATTCTCATACATGACCAAAACTGAAATAGAATATGTAATTAATAATAAAGTACTTGGTGCATTAAAATCAATAGAGTTAAGAGATTTCTATTATAATAATTTTAAAAAATATTTGACTACAACTGATATATCATGGGTGACAAGCACATTTGATACTAATTCATACACTGGATTATTGTATTACAACAGTGCCCCTGTTGCAGTTGGTAGCGGAGCACAATCCGGGTCATTATTGAGATTTATTACACCAGGGGCACTTTTAAAATTCAAATATTGGGATAGTGTGTATAATGGATATCGTTATAAATGGACAACAGTTTCATATGTAAGTGGTAATGGTACTACCGTTGAAAACGGTATTGGACCAATGTATATAACAGATGATGTTCCTGCTGGAGCTGTATTAATTCAAATCATTCCAGCATTATCTACATCATTATCAACTAATTTAGTATCTTCGTTAGTTGATTTAATATATGAAAATAAACCATTTGGTCTTAGGTATGATATTGAAACCACCTCATGGAAAATAATTTATGATGTTGATTTGAATAAATCTGGTGATTTTAGTTTATTAGAGACAGGAAACACTAGTAGACGACACAAAGATAGCAGCTGGTTGTTATTATTTACTACCGACACCGAATACTATACTGTAAAACAGCGATTGCTTCGATACGTATTTGAAAGTGAGAATCAAGTAAGATTCTATTTTAATAAAGGCAGTAAAATATACGATAGTAGAAGTAATATTGTTGTAAAAGATCAGATTAAAATTTTAGGAATTAATATCCAAAACCAAGGAGAGGAACCAAATGATAGAATATGGGAAATAAGTAATCAATTTTATGGTGCTGATGGATATGTAGATAATAAGAAAATACAATTAAGTTTTTCTGACACTGACGATGATGGTATAGTTGATAATCCTTCTATATTTGATGAGTATGTTACTAATAACGAATACATAGTTCAAAAAGGTTATGATACTGACATTGGCTATGAATATAAACTTTCAACTGATGTATACAGATATACTAAACTTGGTGGTGTATTAGTTGGTGGCATTACTGAAGATGGTTTTGCAGTAGTACATGACGTTATTATAGTTGACAATGATACCGTTGATTTAACAGAATATTTTATAGGCACCGATGATACTCATGCAGTTGAGTTATATTTTTATATAGTGAGTAGTAAAGTTGTAAAAAAATTAGTTTGGGATACTAGTACTACTAAAAAGTTGATTCTGTCAACCGAACGTAAAGTTTATAATGGAAAAGAAAAGGTAAAATTTCAATATATCCATAATGCAACAAATGATGCTAGGATTGATCCAGGTTTGACAAATATAATGGATGTATATGTTTTAACAAAGCAATACGATACTGCGTATAGACAATGGGTTGCCGGGGCAATATTAGATAAACCATTGCCGCCAAGTTCTGATTCATTATATGCATTGATGTCTACTAAATTGAATAAAATAAAATCAATTAGTGATGAAATTGTTTATCATCCAGTCAAATTCAAAATATTATTTGGACAAAAATCTAATCCAGATGTTCGTGCAACATTTAAAGTTGTCAAAAATTCAGAAATAGTAATTAGTGATAATGATGTAAAATCACAAGTTTTGACTGCTATAAATACATTTTTTAATTTAGAGAATTGGGATTTTGGTGATAAATTTCATTTTAGTGAATTACAAACATATGTAATGAATCAAGTATCACCATATGTAGTGAACTTTATTATAGTACCAACAATGACAGAATTAACATTTGGTAGTTTGTATGAAATAAATGCAGAAAAAGATGAAATATTTATCAATGGTGCGACAATAGATGATATTGAAATAATTAATTCAATAACTGCATCAAAAATAAAAAGTGCAGGACAAATAGCACTTGAAACTACAGGTGTTACAAATATAACAATAACAAGCTCAAGGAATAACTAATGTCATATAATGATCAAAATGAACAAGGATTGCCAGCGGGTTCTTCACAAAAACGCCGCACTGCTTCTCTATTACCACAAGTATATAGAACAGATAGTAATAGGAAATTTTTGCAATCTACGTTGGATCAATTAACACAACCGGGAACAGTTAAAAAAATCAATGGTTACATTGGAAGACAATATTCAAAATCCACCACTAGTTCTGATATATTCTTAACAACTACAGATGCTGAACGTAGTTCATATCAATTGGAACCCGCAGCTGTAATCAAAGATGAGCTTGGAAATGTTAAATTCTACAAAGATTATATAGATCATATTAACCATATAGAACTGTTTAATGGTAATACTAAAAATCATGCACGTATTAATGATGAACAAGTCTACTCATGGAATCCACATATAGATTTTGATAAATTTACTAATTATCAAAATTATTACTGGATGCCGTATGGACCAAAGCCTATAAATGTATATGGTGCATTAGGTGATATTGAAACAACAATGCCAGTATCGATAGTCGATGATGGTGATAATTTTTCATATGTATTTGACAAAGAAATCCAGACACGTAACCCAGAATTGGTATTATACAGAGGTCAGACTTATATATTTGACATCATTAGTAAAAACAATCCATTTTATATTAAAACATCAAGATTGACGGGTATAGATGATATCTATGCCGGTAATATTTTGAATAATGGAATAGAATCAGGTAAATTGACAATTACCATTGACAGAAATACACCAAATATATTGTATTATGTTAGTAAAAATGATGAAAATTTGAGCGGTGTTATCCGAATACTAGATTTAGATGAGAATAGTTCGTTAAATGTTGAAACTGATATTTTATATAAATCATCATATAAAATGCAAAATGGATATTATTTGTCCAATGGGATGAAATTAAAATTCCATGGAAACATCACCCCAACAAAATATTCTACTGGATATTGGTATGTGGAAGGTGTTGGTTCAAATATACAATTAATATCAGAAAATGATATTGCTCTTCCTAGCACAATCAGAAACTCTAAATTTGATTATGATCCGTTTGATTCTACTGCATTTGATATGCAGAAATCTTTTCCACATGGTAAGGATTATATTGTTATCAACAGAGCATCCATGGATAGGAACGCATGGTCTAGATCGAATAGATGGTTTCACCAAGATGTTATTATACAATCTGCTGAATTAAATAATGTATCTCCAGATTTAGATCAGTCATTTAGAGCTATTAGACCTATTATTGAATTCGAACCAAATATAAAGCTTGTTAATTTTGGGCATAAGTGTAAATCAGATATTGATTTAATTGATTTTGAAACAAAAGATGTATTTTCTACGATAGAAGGTTCGTTAACACATTACGTAGATGGTGTGAAACTAGCAAATGGTATGAGAGTTATATTTGCAGCTGATACTGATAGCATGGTTAATGGAAAAATATACAAAGTAGAATATGTAACTATTAATGTTCCTGGTAGAACAGTAGGTTTTTCTATAGCAGGCGTAAATATTGGTGATAATACTATTTCATTTACTGAATCACATGGGTTCCAAGATGGTATCCAAATAACATATGTGAATAATGGCTTTCCAGATTTGGGAGGATTAATTAATAGAAACATTTATTTTGTTAAAGTAATATCAGAAAAAGTAATTAAGCTATTTAAAGATGTTGGGTTACAGATTCCAGTATATATTTCATCGTTGGGCACAAATAGTTCATTAGTCCAACAAAGTTTTGAAATCTACTTAGGAAGACGTAGACAAATAATGTTAATTGAGGAAGAAGATACAAACCCACTAACAAATGAGATTGTATTAGTAAAGAATGGTAAATCTAATATTGGTAAAATATTTTGGTATAATGGTACCAATTGGACTCAAGGACAAGAAAAAAATAGTACAAATCAATCTCCGCTATTCGACGTATTTGATTCAAATAAACAAAGTTATATGGATGCAACAGTATATCCATCATCTACATTTATTGGTACAAAACTATTTTCTTATAAAAGTGGAACAGGTCTCATTGATACAGAATTAGGGTTTCCATTAACATATAGAAGCATTAATAACATTGGTGATATTTCATTTGATTTTAATTTATTGAGTGATTCATTTAATTACACTACTGGTAGTAAATTGATATCTCATAATATTTCAGATGGGTACTTACAACGAATAAAAACTCTTGAAGACGTGGACTATATTAATGGATGGGATTTATGTTCGGTATCTGATATACAAGGTATTATTAGAATATACAAAAACACCACTATAACCAGCGATTTTTTAATTGATGTTTTTGACACTATACCTGCAGATAATGATTTAAGGGTGAAAGTTTACAAAAATGGAGTTAAGTTATCAAATTCTGAATATTCTGTTGAAAGTAAAAATTATAAAAAATATGTTGTATTATCTACTCCTGCATTAGCGTCTGATATTATAACATTGAAATTGTATTCTACACGATATAAGAATGAAAATGGTTTTTATGAAATACCAATTAGTTTACAAAATAATCCATTGAATAATGACATTACTCAGTTTACTTTGGGACAAGTTGTTGATCATGTTAATGGTATAACAGAAAATATACCTGGGTTTGATGGGATTTTTCCAGGTTCTAGTAACTTGCGTGATCTAGCCGCTGTTCATCAATATGGTACTAGATTTGTTCAGCATTTATGCCCAATGAATTTTAGTTTGTACCACCTTGGGTCAAAATCAGCTAATTTGGTAGAGGCTATTGTTGCTGCGGGGGATGATTATGGAAAATTCAAACGTGCATTCTTGACAGTTGCAAATCAATTAGGAATACATACCGAACCTAAAGAACATGTTGATGCCATATTAGCAGAAATTACGAAAAATAAAGCTACATCATCGTCTTATTATTTGTCAGATATGATTGCATATACTGGCACTGTTAAAAATGAGTACATAGTGCTAGATGCTAGGACTACTGCATACCCATTATCAAGAACATTTTCAATGAATGTGTTGTCGAATAATGCTGTATTAGTATACTTGAATGGTGTTCAACTATTGCATGGTACTGATTATGTATTTTATGATGATTTTGTTGATATTTCCACACAACTTGCTGAAGATGATGTAATTACAGTATTTGAGTATGACTCTACGGACGGTTCATGTTGTCCACCAACACCAACTAAATTAGGGTTATATCCAAAATTTGAACCTAAAATTTATATTGATAATACTTATTTAGAACCAACAAAAGTAATTCAAGGGCACGATGGAAGTATCACAGTGGCATTTAATGACTACAGGGATGATTTAATATTAGAATTAGAAAAACGCATTTATAATAATATTAAAATTAGTTACAATGCGTCGATGTTTGATATTAATGATTATATCCCAGGATATAATAGAACAACTGATTATACTCGTGAAGAAGTGAATGAAATAATTAGCCAGTCATTCTATCAATGGACCGGTTTGGTAATTGTAGATTTCACAAAAAATCAAGCATTTGATAGAGAAAATCCATTTACATATAACTATTTTGAAAATTATGCACCGAATGGAACAAATATACCATCATATTGGAGAGGTATATTTAACTGGATGTATGATACAGATAGACCACATCTGTGCCCATGGGAAATGCTAGGGTTTTCAGAAATACCAGTATGGTGGGAGTCAACGTATGGTCCTGCTCCGTATACTAGTAATAATGAAATATTATGGGATGATATTAAACAGGGGATAATTAGAGAACCTGGACGACCTGTAGTGGTTAATGAAAAGTATATTAGATCCGTATTAGAATTTGGGTTACCTGTTGATGAAAATGGGTCGTTGGTCGATCCTATTCAATCAGGGATTGCATTAGGTGTGGTAAACATGTCTGGTAATTCTCATTTTATAATTGGTGATGGTAGCCCCGTAGAAACAACATGGAAAAAGTCTAGTTATTTTCCCTTTGCATTATTACGTGCTATATTGGTAATGAAACCAAATGATGTAATAGGTAAATGTTTTGATAGAAGTAGAATCCATAAAAATATTGTTGGACAATATGTATATACTACTGGTAAAAGAATTATATTGCAGGATTTGGTTATACCATCTACTTATACAAGTGATAATCGTGTACAAACATCCGGTTTGGTAAATTATTTGGTTGAATTTATTAATAGTGAAGTCCAAGTAAGATTAACAGATTATATTTCTGATTTACAATTATTAACTAATAATATCAGTTCAAAGATGGGAGGATTTAGTTCAAAAGAAAAATATAGATTATTGATGGACTCTAAATCACCAACAACTCCAAGTGGAAATTTTGTACCAGAGGAAAATTATCAGATATTTCTGAATACATCATCAGTGGTGAGAAAAGCAGTATATAGTGGTGTAGTTATAACCAAGACTTCGGAAGGATTTGAAGTAAAAGGATATAGTATTGATACTCCGTATTTTAATGTGAACCCATTTTTGGATTCTGGTAGAACTATCCGAATCGGTGGGATATCAGAAAGCTTCGTTGAATGGACACCAAGTACATATTATGTGGCAGGTAAAGTAATTGACAATAATGGAAGGTATTATAGAGTTAATACTACCCATCGTTCAGGTGATGCATTCGAACCAAGTTATTTTAACGTCATGGCTGAATTACCAGTATATGGTGGCGCAGAAGTTACTCTACGTAAATCGTGGGACACCAGAATATCTACTGTGGTGAATTATGGTACATTGTTAGATACTGTTCAAGATGTTGCTGACTTTTTACAAGGATATGGATCATATTTGGAAAATCAAGGATTTATATTTGATAGTTATTCATCAGATATTCAAAATGTTTACAACTGGCAGATGATGGTCAAGGAATTTCTATTTTGGACAACACAAAATTGGCCAGAAAATTCTGTTATATCATTAAGCCCATCTGCTGAAAAATTAAAATTAAAAATACCATATACTGTTGTAAATGATATAAATGATCCATTCTTTAAGTACGAAGTTATGGATGTTAGTGGTAAGCCAATTGATTATACAAAATTGTCCACTTACCGAGATGGGTCCGAGTTTACATTAACTAGTACAGATGCGAACATCGGTGTCTATGGTGCTACGTTATATGCGGTTCAAAAAGAGCATGTGTTAATATTAGATAACAAAACCATATTTAATGATGTTATATATGATTTAGAGCCTGGATACCGTCAAGAACGAATCAAAGTATTAGGCTATATCTCTCGTAATTGGGATGGTGGTTTTGATATACCAGGATTTATCTTTGATCAGGCAAACGTGTATGATTGGGAGCCATGGACAGATTATCATTTTGGTGACACTGTAAAACATAAAGAGTTTTATTATAGTGCAAAGTATTTTATACCAGGGACAGTAGAGTTCAATGTATATGATTGGGTAAAACAATCAGACAAACCAGTTTCTAGGATGCTACCTAATTGGGATTATAAAGCTGAACAGTTTACTGATTTTTATGATTTAGATACTGATAATTTTGATTCTCAGCAACAAAAAATGGCACAACATTTAATTGGGTATCAGAAACGTCAGTATTTGGAAAATATTATCAAAGATGACGTGAGCCAATATAAATTTTATCAAGGAATGATTATTGAGAAAGGTACTGCAAATGTGTTCAGTAAACTGTTTGACGTATTAAGTGCTACTGATAAAAACAGTGTTGATTTTGATGAAGAATGGGCAATTAGAGTTGGTGAGTATGGTGCAGTAGATGTATTCGATACGGTTGAAATACAACTAGATGAGACTAAATTTGTAATGAACCCACAAGGTATTGAGTTTGTACCAGCGATTATTCCTGACATTCAAGATCATATCTACAGGTTTACCAAGGATTCTATCTACATAAATCCTAAAGACGTAGATGATAATACAGTTGTTAAATGGAAAGAAAAAATACAATCTGGTACATTACGTACTCCTGGATATGTTAGATATGATGATGTTGATTATAGTATTGATAAATTAGAAGATTTATTAGACACTGATGTTAATTTATATTCAGAGCATCAGATATTCTGGTGTGCGTTTAATGATAAATTACATGATTCTAATTTTAGATATTGGGATGTATATAGTTTTGAAAAGTATATAGGAACATGGACCTCGATTTGTGAAGAATCACAGGTTATGAAAATATCATTAGATCCGCTGTCACTTATTAATATATCAGCTGGCGATGTTATTGGTATTAAATCAGGCAATTTTACTAAATTCGTTATAGCTGATATTAATACTACTAGTGATACATTAACTATCGTTGATAATAATTTTTCTATTAATGATACATTATCAAACATTGAAATATATGTTTTTAATTCATTGAGATATGGTAACCAGTTATCTCAGAGTGACTTTGTATCACAAATGAGCCAATGGAATCCATCAGTAAAATATATATGGGGTGATTGGGTACAAAATGGTGTGACACAAGGTTGGGAAGTATACAAAAATAATGGATCATTATTTGATAATACTATTTTGTATTCTGTTGATGATATTGTAGTTTACAATAATTCATATTATATTGTTATTGCAGAAAGTATAGGACATTTACCAACTGATACATCTTATTTTGAATTATATGTTGGTGATAAATGGTCCATTCATCATTCAAGTGAATGGACCATAGACTCATCTATTATCAAAAAGGCGTATTTGTATAATAAAGATACGAGTGAGTTAGTCAGATATATTGATTTAGTAGATGTTGTCAATGGTAAGATACCTGGGATAGCTGATCAAGAAATAAAATATAAAATGTATAATGACCCAGCGGTATATTCCGTTGGAACAGCAAACGTTAAAGTATTACCAGAAGCTAATTGGGGGGCAACTCAAGTAGGACAGCTGTGGTGGGATTTGACACGTGCCAAATTCATTGTAAGCAACGACAATGAAATTGAATATAGAACTAATACATGGAATCAATTGTATAAATCTGCTAGTATTGATATATTTGAATGGGTTGAATCATCTATCCTCCCAGCAGATTGGGATGATTTAGATGGTACAGAAGAAGGATTGGCGCTTGGAATAAGTGGAAGATCAAAATATGGAAATTCTTCTTACTCAGTTGTCACAAAGTTTGATAATGTAACAGGGATCTATTACAACACCTATTATTTTTGGGTTAAGGGAAAACAAATTACACCAAACGTGGGATTTAGAAATATAGATGCATACAATGTTGCAGCTATCATTGGTAGCCCAGAAAATACTGGATATCCTTGTATATCAGTAACCAGTACGTCATCATTTATATTAACAAATATAGAACAATACCTGGACCAAACTAACATCATATTAGTTATTGAATACTGGAATGTAGATAAAGTAGACGCTAATTATCATACAGAATGGAAATTGGTGAGTGAAAACATTAATACGGAGTTACCAACGCACATTGAGCAAAAGTGGATTGATAGTTTAATTGGTTATGATTATAATGAGAATCGTATACCGGATTACTCACTAAAACCAAAACAACGGTATGGTATTGAAAATAAACCACGTCAGTCAATGTTTATTAATAGGTTGGAAGCACTTAAACAGGTTATTGAACGAACTAATAATGTATTAAAGACTAATTTAATAGCAGATGATTTTGATTTGTCGCCGTTAATGAAATATGATTTGCCACCATCATCGGTGTCTGGTAAATGGGATGTAACGGTTGATTACGACACAGAACTTCAGTATATTGGAACGGCATTATTAAAACAAGCAGAAATATCCTTATATATTGTTGATGGTAGAATAGAGGCTGTTAATATAACAGATCCTGGATATGGCTATGTAAACCCACCAGAAGTTGTTATTGCTGGTAATAATGGATGTAATAATCAAGCGAAAATTATTTTAACATTGGATAACAACGGGTCGGTATCAACTGCTGAAATCATTGATCATGGTGAAAATTACACTGACGAAACTGTTGCGACTATTAGACGATTTGCAGTATTGGTTCTAAGTGATAGCCAGAATGAAGACAGATGGGTTATTAGACATTGGTATGAAAATTATAAAAGCTGGTTGGTACGTCAGGTACGAAAATATGACGTAAGAAAGTGTTGGTATTATATTGACTGGTACGCTACTGGTTATAATCAATTTACTAGTATAAACCATGTAGTTGATAATACTTCACAATTATATACCAGTTCACATAATATTGGTGATATTGTTAAAGTAAAAAACATTGGAACTGGTGGATGGTTATTATTACAAAAGTATAATGAGTTAGTTACTACAGATTATACTAAAATATATAATGTTATTGGTAGGGAAAATGGAACTATCCAATTCTCTGATATATTGTATGATTATGATACTAATATATTTCCAGGAACTATCCAAAATCCAGACCCATATGCATTCAATTTACGAAATGAATTGAGAGTTATATTGTCGGCAATAAAAGATAATTTATTAGTTGATAATTTACGTATTGAATATTTGAAATTATTTTTTGCATCAGTTCGTTATATACTATCTGAACAAATATACACTGACTGGATATTTAAATCATCATTTATTAAAGTTACGCATAATGTTGGAGAATTAAAACAAAAAGTAACGTATAATAGTGACAACTTGGAAAGTTTTGAAGATTATATAAATGAAATTAAACCATATAGAACCAAAATTCGTGAATATGTAAGCGTGTATGATGGTTATGATAACTCTAATTCTAATATAACTGATTTTGATTTTCCATCGGTGGTTACATCAGACAATATTTACGCCACGATCAATAATTATGTAAGTGAAGATGGAACATTAGTAGTAGATGATAACTATTATACTAATATTAGTCCATGGAAATCATGGTATGATAATATAGGATTTAAAGTATCATCGATTAATATCATAGATGGCGGGTCAGGCTATACCAAAGCACCAATAGTAAGATTTATTGGTGGTTATGGAAAGAACGCAGAAGCGACTGCATTTATTTCAAGAGGAAAAGTTAACCGAATAGTATTGGACAATCCTGGGACTGGGTATTTAAGTGCACCAATTATTGTATTGGATGGTGGTGTATCATCAGCCGGTGTTACCGCACGTGCAAGTGTAACAATAGAATCAGAAGCTGCTAGGTCAACCAAGATCACCATGAAGTATGATAGGGTTGCTAAAGGCTATTCTATAACTGATTTATTATATAACGAAACCTTTACTGGAACAGGTACACGACAACAGTTCAAATTAATATTCGCGCCAGATTTGAGAGTTAATACAGCATCAGTATATGTTGATGGTGTAGAACAATTGCATAATAGCTATTATGTTGCAGTAAAAACTGACACATCAATGGGATATACAAGGTATTATGGTACCTTAACATTGGTGACAGCACCTAGAAAAAATAGTGTTATTGAAATAACTTATTTAAAAAATATTGAATACTTGAATGCCAATGATAGAATACAGTTTAATTACAACCCATCATATGGTAATCCAGGGAAAGATTTATCATTATTAATGAAAGGTATTGATTATGGTGGTGTAATAGTAACTGGTGGTGGTTTTCAATTTGCGAATGGATGGGACAGTATACCATGGGATAGTGATGAATGGGATGCATTTGACCCAGGATATGATAATTGGTCAATATCTGTACCAAGGGATACCGGTATAATTCAATTGCCATATACTCCAGATGTTGGCGAAAAAGTTAATGTATATGTTAATAATATCAGAGTTGATGAACCAACTTTTGTAGCACCACATGAAAACATCATTATGGGAACAATTGTTGGTGATGGATTAAAAAATTCTTTCACTATTCCTGGAGATATTCCATCAACAATATATGACATTGGTCAACAATATAATAATAATTTGGTAGTATCAGATTACACTGATAGAAATATAATTATTATTGGTGGTGGTTCGGTCCAAATACCAGCTGGTCAAACAGTAATGGTTGACACTTTTTCAAAATATAGTACTACATCAATTCGTTATGATATTGCATATTCTAATGCAGGGGTGTACGGGTATATTGAATTAATATTGATTAATAATCCATATACTGCATCAAGTGTCAATGGTAACACAATAGTGTATGGTGGTGGCGGTGCAACCCCTGAGATCGATCTTGGTTTCATGAGATTAACAGTTGAGCAAGATCCTTTATCATCGAGTGATATATTATTAAATGTTCATGCAACCAATACAGTTATCGTAACTTACACAAAGTGGGATTTTTCCAAAGGTGGTATTTATAATGAAGTGACGAGTAGAATAAATGACCCATTGTTTGAAATTTCAAGTGACAGTTTAACCATCTATGAAATGGAGGAAACAGTTATTGACGAATTTGATAAAAATGAATTTTATAGTGGATGTTATTATATTCAATTAGTAAGCGACTCGTTTGTCCAATTATTAGAAGTTGAGTTGGTGCACAATGGTGTGGATATTAATATCGATATTATATCCACAGATGGTGATATTATTTTAGATACTATGCAAAATGGTGATTCATGGATATCAAGTTATATTGAAAACGATAATATATTATTGTCATTAAAAACCATATATGATAAAGTTACCGTAGTTTATTCTAGAGTAATGTTACCATCACTGACAATTAGAGAAGTTGATATAACCGATGTAAGAAGATTATCGTCAGATGGTGAATATGCAATAATACCATTTCAATATCAATCGACTAGTACAACACGTGTATTAGTCGATTCATTTGATTTTGGTCATTATGCATACTGTGATTTTCAAATACAGTTAATTGGATCAGTGGCTACCCAAGTATATGATATTGATGTATTTATTGATCCAAATATAATAGGTACATTTGAGTTTGTGGTAAAAAACAATACATATGTTGGTAGGGAATGTGGGTACTTTACTGGATCATTGAATGGAGATTCTTTTGAATTATATTTTACACCATATGAGGCGAATGTTCAGATTACTGGAGTAAAACGGTTATTGGGTAGACCTGGGGTACCTAACATTAATCAACAAGATGAACTTGGATTAGACAATCTATTTAATATAATGTTTATAAAACAAACATCTGATGGTGGTGTATCAACTAACCCATATATTGATGAATATGAATTGGGGTTATATGATTATGATGTGCGATTAATTGGTGGAATATTCGAGGATAGTACGGTTATTGGATATAAACCAGATGATGTTATCACAGATGGGGATGGTTTTATTACACCATCAACCAGTTATGCACCTGAAGAATTATTACCTGGGCATATGGCTGATTCTGTTGCTATTAAGGTTTATCAATTACCAACTAGTGGCTCACCAAAAGTAATTAATAATAGATACATACCAGATGGTACAACTACTGTATATAGCTACGGACAGGATGTACCAACTGGTAATCATGTGATAGTAACACAGCGCCGTAGTGTGTCTGGAAAAATTAAGAATGTTACTATACCGTCATCTGATTATGTGCTTGATACGTCGAATCATACAGTAGTATTTAATGTTGCACCAACTGGTGATGCTATAACCGTATCTAGTTTTGGATTTAATTCATATATGTTACTGGATACAGACATTATAACTATCAACAAGGCCACTGATGTTATTGTAACCAATGCTCCGTGGATGTTAGGAAATGTGAAAGCAACAGTACTTGTCAATGGCAACACATACCAATATGAATTGTTTAGAACGACTGAAAAAGAGCAAAAAATAGAAGTGACTGGGATTAGATTTGGAGCTAAATTACCAAAGAATACTATTGTTCAGTATATGATTGAACAAAGTGATACTGGTAATATTAATACCAGTACTACTAGTGTAATGGATATCGATACCACTCAATCATATACCGGACCTGCGGATTATGTTATGAGTGTATCAGCAATATCACCAAACGTGTTGGTGTTGATAGATGATGTACTGTTAAGTCCTGGCAAAGTAGTCACCAAAGAAGTAACTCAGAATGATATGTCGGTTAGAATACCAGAATATATGGTCTCAGCATATGAATTAAATTATTCAAATGTTGAAGTATATAGTCATACAAAACAACTGCGTTATATTACAGATTATAATATCGAATCAGCATCTGGTGTAATAATATTGACTGAAACGGTATCACCAGGATTAATAACGGTATTGGTCAAAGATGCTACTTGTGAATATACAATAAGTGATATGACACTAACTATAACCAAGAATCTACCAGCAGGTAACATGAAAATAATAAGTTTTTATGATTATGGATTATTGGAATTAGATAGACGAGTTGATTCAATTTCATCAGCAACTAATATAATAACAAACCCAGTGGATCAAGCAATCTTCACCGGAATGCAACATGGTATATTTGTGTTGAAAAAACCAGTATTATCATTAGATTATATTTGGGTATCGAAAAACGGGAATATTTTAACCAGAAATATCGATTATACAATAAATGTAGATCTTATAAAAATCACATTAACAGATGCATTACTTCCAACGGATGTTGTTCAAATTATCACATTTAGTAATAATATTATTAAAGCATCGTTAGGATTTATGCAATTTAAAGATATTTTGAATAGGGACCACTATAAAAGACTAGATGGAACGATGGTAACATCTTTGGCAATGGATTTGGCACAATTTGATACAACAATCTATGTGGAAGATGGTAGTAAATTAGATGACCCAACCCCTGCAGTGACCGAGAATCAGGTTACTATAATAAATGGTCAACCATTTACACATGCTGTTTCTACTTCTCCAATTCCAGGAATTATTGAAATTAATGGCGAACGAATTGAATATTTTACAAAGAATGGCAATGAATTGTCTGATTTACGAAGAGGAACATTGGGGACTAGCTCACCGACTATCCATAAAATACAAACTAATGTGTTGAATATGGGTAGATCAGAAACTATTCCGTATAATGATTTAAATAACATTGAATCGTTTGTTACTAAACGTAAAACTAGAATAGTTCCAGTCTCATTTATTCCACGTAGAAGATGTGATAATCCACGAAATGTAGTGAATGTAAGCCACTTATCAGAAATTTTAGAACCATCCGCCTATACATATTATTTTGTTGATGGTGGTACTGAGTTGTGGTTCTATCATAATGGTCAATGGGATGTAGTAAATCAATATTCAGTAACCGATGATGTTGAAGTATTTGTTGGTGGTGTTAGGTTGAAAAAAGATTGGTATACTACATACGGTAATACCAATTACCCATATAGTCCAGAAGGTGATATCGAACATACACCAGAGTTTATGGTAAATGGTACTGGATATTATATAAAATTAACAAAGAGTGTTCCCAAAGGAGTAGGAATAACAGTAGTCAGAAAAACAGGTAAAGAATGGTATGATATGAATAATGAAGATTTGTCTACTGCTAATAATAATATTGCTAGATTTATTAGATCGGTGGAGTCATCATGGCCACAATATTTAGTTGATAAATACCAATATATAGTAGCAATGGATTCTAATATATCTTTAGAATCTGATGGTACAACATCTGACATTATTGAACTGGATTAATTAATATGACACGAATTTGGGATTTAGAAGCAGTCGCAGATGATGAGATTCCGTCATCTGCTGCTGTATCAATTATAAGTGATGGTACTCTTACCAAAAAAATATCAGTAGCTAATATGAAACGCATATTAGTACCGACTGCATCGTCTACCGAGTTAGGAAAGATTAGGGTTGGTCCTGGATTAGAAATAGATGCCAATGGTACTTTATCTGTTATTCAGGTTGGTGGATATTCATTACCTATGGCAACATCCACCCATCTTGGTGGTATAAAAGTTGGAGCGAATTTAACAATAGACTCAAATGGTGTATTAGATACTTTATATCCATTAACACTTGCATCAACTAATTCATATGGTGTAATTAAAGTTGGTAATAACATAAATGTTGATATTGATGGTGTTATTTCAGTTACATGGCCTGATTTTTCAATTTATCCAGACACTGGTATAAAAATAGGTTCCAGTACTGATATTAAAATTAGAGTTGATGCTGGAACAAAACCAGTAATTGAATCATTGGTGAATGGTAAACTTAATATTGCCATCAATGATTCAAGTGATAATGTAGAGATTGGTTTCATAAATAGTTTGTTATCATCTTCTATTGGTGGTGATAATTTACCAGCATTTGTACCAGACCAATCAGGAAAATTAGTTAATCTAGGAACAAGTATATTAAAATGGAATTCAGTTCATGCTACCAGTCTATACGGTAATTTGGTAGGCAACGCATCACAAGCTGATTCGTTACTGGTTGGCACTAATTATAGAAATGCAAGTGTTACTGCGGTTCCTGATACCATTGTTGCAAGAGATAGTAATGCTGATGTATTTGCAACAACATTTCACGGTGATGTAGATGGTAACTCGTCAAGTTCTGATTCACTTAAAGTTGGTACGTTATATCAGGTTGCCGACATATCTTCTACACCTGATACCATAGTGTCACGTGATTTTGATGGTAACATTAATGCCAATAGATTAAATGGTATTGCAACAGATGCTGATAATTTATTATTTAATGGTGTTTATAGGTCAGCAGCGGTTGATGCAACCAATAATACTGTTGCGGTCAGAGATAATAACGGTGATTTACATGCAACATACTTTCATGGAATAGCAGTACAGGCACAGTTTGCTGATTTAGCCGAAAAATATCAATCAGACAATAATTATGATATTGGAACAGTGGTTGTATTTGGTGGTGATGAAGAGATAACAGTTACTAATAAAAAAGGTGATCATCGAGTTGCTGGAGTTATCTCCGGTGAACCAGCATATTTAATGAATGTTGACTCAACCGGACAAGCAGTTGCATTGCGTGGTAAAGTCCCGGTGAAAGTTTTAGGAAAAGTCTCCAAAGGAGATTTATTAATCACTAGTGCAATACCAGGATATGCAATGAGTGTTGGTGGGGATATGTCATTTGGACATGCTATTTTTGCAAAAAGCATTGCAAATAAAACAGATTATGATAATGGTATGGTTATAGCCGTAATTTTATAAGGGTAATTTCATGGAATTTAAAGATTTATCAGGGTTGTCAGTGGAAGGACATATTAAAATATATGATCCAATCACATTAGAAGTATATGAAGACAAACGTAACGCGATTCATTATGAATCATTTAGTATTGCATTAGCAGAATGCATAGGAAATACTGGGCAGGGATGGATATATCAAATGGCATTCGGTAATGGTGGAACATATGTAGATCCTACCGGGATTATTACATATTTAACACCAAACTCTACTGGTACAAATGCTGGATTATATAACCAAACATATTCAAAAATAGTAGATGACAGATCTGTTTTAAATATAGATCCTATAAGAAATAAAGTTGAAACTAGACATGTCACCGGTAAAAATTATACTGACGTGTTTATTTCATGTTTGTTAGATTTTGGTGAACCAAATGGGCAACTTGCATTCGACAATACATCAAATAATAATTCAGATTTTGTATTTGATGAGTTGGGATTAATATCATATAACCCTAACGGCAATGGAAGACTATTAACACATGTTATATTCCATCCAGTTCAAAAAGCATTGAACAGAGCAATTCAGGTGGATTACACTATTCGTGTACAATCTCTGTCAGGAGAAATAGTATAATGGCATATAATGTAAAACATTCAGACTCGGCAAACTATGGTGGATTGATAGTAGAAGATAAAACTATTAATGATGACACTAGTTTGTCATTAGTTGGTAGATATTATCCTGGATATTCCAAACCAATTTCAGAAAATTTTTTACACTTGTTAGAGAATTTTGCAAGTAATATTGCACCATTAAATCCTATTCGTGGGCAATTATGGTATGATACTGATTCTACTAGTGCAAGCCCAACACCAAAATTAATGATGTGGGATGGTGGTAAATGGGTCCCATCTGGTTCCATAAATAGAGCATTTGATAGACCAACATCACCATCTTCTGGTGATTTATGGGTTAATCCAACAACCCATACCTTAGAAATGTATATTGGTAATAACATATGGACTACATTTTTGACGGATATCACTGGTGGAACCGGAATAAAAATCATAACAGTGAATGATGGTTCTGCTGATCATGAATTATTAGTAGCTTATATTAATGATATTGCAGTTGCAATTTTTAATGCAGATGATGAGTTTACACCAACCAACTGGAACAATATAGAATCATTTGTCGATATGCCTATCAAAAAAGGCATAAACATCCCTGATACATATCAATATAATGGCATTGCTGAACAAGCGGTTGCTCTTAAATATGGTACTAGTACAAAAACAATAAATGATTTGTTTATAAAAAATGAACCAAATACTACATCAGGTACTATTACGGTAAATTCAGATAGTGGTATTACTGTAAATGATACAAACATATCTAAAACTATAAAAATTAAGATTGATGATAGTTTAAATTATAATATTTTATCATCATCTTCTGATTTGTTGATATCATCAAATGATGCATCATCGTCTATAACAACGGTTTCATTATTGGCAAATAGTGTTGATATCAATAAACCGGTTAATATAAATGGTTTACTAACTCCAACTTCTATTACAACTGGTGATATTAGTAGCACTACCGGTATTACATCAGCTGCATTCGTTGATGTTGGTTCTACAGTGTTTACCTCGGCTACTGGTATATTCCCAAAAACAACTGCTACGGCAATCGATTTAGGTGATCCAGCACGTAATTGGACAAACATTTATACTAAATCATTGTATGCTAATACGGTTGGTACACAGAATGTCACCGTGTACTATGGAAGTTTACATAATACGGTAACTTATAATAACAATGAAATATTAAGTTCAGGGACTACCTTTACATTATCAACAGATTTAACTGGCACTTCAAGTGGAACTGGATCTAATATAACAATAGCTGCAATTTTATCAGGCAATGTTATTTCAAATAAACCAGCAATCACTGCTATTGAAGCAACAGATAAAATGTTAGTTGAGTCAAGTGGATCATTGAAGTCAGTGACATTTGAAAATGTTATCAAATCTGCCAGCATAGTCGGTGAAGTGGTTGCATATGCTGGCAATACTGTCCCAGATAAATTTAAAGAATGTAATGGACTAGAACTTAGTAAAACAGCTTATCCAGAATTGTTTGCAGTCATTGGGACAACTTTTGGTGTACCATCAATATCTACTAATTTTAAGTTACCTAATATAACACAATTAACAACTAATGTTAAGTATTACATTTATGCAGGGAAAAATTAATGACTTATAGAATTAATAAATTTGATGGAACAGTATTAACCGATGTTGTTGACGGTACAATAGATCAGATTTCAACTGATTTGACTCTTGTTGGAAGCGATGTTTCTGGTTATGGTGAAATACTAAATGAAAATTTTATTCATCTATTGGAAAATTTCGCAAGCACAAAAGTACCACCAAATCCAATCGCTGGACAAATATGGTATGATTTAGCTGAATCTGTTTTAAAAGTATATAATGGAACTGAATTTATAAAAATATCTGGAACACTATTTGAGTCTGATAGCCCAACTGTTTATACAAATCCAGGAGATTTATGGATTAAATCAGATAAAGGACAATTATACTTCAATGATGGGGCAGGTATTAAATTGGCTGGACCAATATATGACAAAACTCAGGGGATGTCTGGCTTTCAAGTTGTAACTGTTGACAGTTATACAGTAGTATGTTTATGGATATCGAACGTGTTGGTCGGTATATTAAGCAATGTTGAGTTTACACCAACTACTCCCATCTTTACTTATTCTGGTATTGTAAATGCAGGTATTACATTATTATACCCTAATATTAGTAATACTACTGCAAACTTAACATTGAATGCAATAAATTTATATGAAGGTCAGCAACCAACTACGAATGTTACAATTTATAGTCACAACAATAATTTTAAAGTTAGTGCACCAAGTGGTAATATAGATGCAGATGGTGCCAGAGTAATGAATGTAGGAGTACCTACTGAATTACATGATACAGTAACAGTTGAGTATAGTAAAATATATTATGCTACCACTCAGACAGTTGATTCTAATATTATATCAGAATTAGAAATTTTGGCACCACATGCGGAATACATTGCTGGAGTGCAAGCTCATGTATTATGTACGGCTATTCCAGAACGAAGAAAATATATAATTTCTAGCACTGGCTGGACTGGTCCAATTGTATAAATACATTAATTAAAGGAATAAAAGATGCCATACAGTATTAATAAATTTGATGGTACCACGGTAACAGTAGTAGAAGATGGTACATTAAATTCAACATTAGATATTAAATTATTTGGTAGAGATTATCCAGGATATGGTGAAATTCAAAATGAAAATTTTGTATTCATGCTGGAAAATTTTGCTGGAACCACTCCACCACCACGTCCATTAAACGGGCAGATATGGTACGATACATCAGCCAAGAGAATCAAATATTATGAGCAGGTAAGCCAAACCTGGAGGTCGTCAGGGGGCACCGAGGTTTCTGCTACACCACCAGTCGGGTTGGCACTAGGTGACCTGTGGTGGGACTCTACTGAGCTTAAATTATATGTTAAAGGTGCATATGGGTTTACCTTAATTGGTCCACAAAGTGTTTATAATTTTGGACAAACACAATTGAAATCTCGTGGTGTTATCGACGAGTTCAACACAACTCATGCAGTCATTGAAACATGGACAGATGGTCAGATTGTTAATGTTATCGCAAGTGATGCTTTCACATTACATTCATCAATAATTACTGAATATTCTGGAAGATTGACTTATATCAAAAAAGGATTGAATTTAGCATTCACTGATGATAATGGAGTATCAACTGTATCAGATACAAGATATTGGGGGACAAGCAGTGATGCCGATAGACTTGGTGGACATTTGGCTAGTGATTATTTATTAGCATCTGGTGCACATTTTCAAGATGCAGGGTATTTTCTTGGCAATGACAATGATTTACACGTATACATGTCTGGAACAAATGCAGACATTTCGACGCATTATCCAATAATTGAAAATACAGTATCAAATAAAATTGGATTCACTGTTCGTGATAATGCAACTGCAGTTACTCCATTATTAATCAATGGTTCAGAAGTTATCCCAGGAATCACTAATTCTGTAAACTTAGGATCATCGACTTATACATTTAACACGGTCTATGCAAATAACGTAATTGGAACTGCATCTGCAGCTGATTCATTAAAAGTTTTAACATCTACTACATCAATCTATTCAGTTGCTACCACTGGTCCTACTATAAATTCAATAGCAGCTAGAGATTCCGATGGTAATCTATCTGCTAATATATTTAATGGTGTCGCAACATCTGCTAGATTTGCAGACTTGGCAGAAAAATATATTCCTGATGCAGACTATGAAGTTGGTACCGTTGTTGTAATTGGTGGCGAAAAAGAGATCACTGCATCCAATTGGGTAGGACAACGTGCGATTGGTGTAATTTCTGGTAATCCTGCTTTTATGATGAATAGTGAATTAGAAGATGGTGTTTATGTTGCTCTTAAAGGTAGAGTACCAGTGCGAGTTCATGGTCCGATAGGAAAAGGTGATCGGTTGATGGCATCTACTATTGGCGCAGCATCGAGATGCAATGAATTTTATGAAAATACATTTGCTATAGCATTAGAAAGTTCTGATGTAAGTGGTATTGTAACAATAGAAGCAGTGATATTATAAGGATAAATGAATGGCATCTGGTCAAGGTCAAATAGTTCAAACCACAGATTTTAATACCTTTAGGCAGGATTTTTACAATGTTTTTGGTACCGGATCAAATAATTCTGGATATGGTCAACCGGTGACTGCAATAAGTGGTGCGATTGGTGGATTAATATCATCGACAGTGTGGTCATCATTGCGGTTAGACATGATTAAAGCAAGGCAGCATCAAACTGGACTGACAATAGGTGCATTGGGATTACAAGATGGAAATAATTTGGTCCCCATTACACAATCAACTATTATCACAGATGACATAAGAGCACAGTATAGTAATTTTTCAAATCTAGTAGTATCCAACAAAGATCAAGTACATGTAGGTCAGTTAACCAGAACATCTCTTTTGTCTGCATCAAGAACAACTGCATGGAATTTAATACTTAATCAAACAATTACATTTTCTGCGCCAGCAACTGGGGACGGTACTAGAAATAATTTTAGATATTTTTTTAATACTGGTGGTAAATTATCGTTTGATTTTTCAAGAACTGGTGGCACATCTTCTGCTAAAAATACTTTTTGGTCCAATTTATTAACATCTATTGGAACATTATCATTTGGTAGCAATGGTTTTGAACGTGGAGCACCAAGCTTTGGAACTATTGGGGCTGGTGGTACTATTTCATCAATTAGTTTTTATGATTTATCATTGAACAACACACAATTATTTTCAATCACTGGTTCTGGTGCAGATACTGGATCGTATTTTAAAATATATGGAAGATATCAATCTGATAAATTAATTATTACGTTAGTATGGAACGAGCCTAGTACAGCAACCACTGTTACCGGATCATTGAATTCAGTTGTGTCTATGCACACGGCATCTGGGGTTAATGTATCAGTATTACCGTTGACTGCTGCTGATAGTGGAATATTAGGTGGAGTTGCAACACCACCTGCAGCAGTACTAACAACATCAAGTATACCTGCATCAATCAATGAAGGTGACAGCTTGAGTATTACTATTAGTTATAATGATTCTACCACCTCATCTATAAACTGGTTGTTAGTTGGTAGCGGAACAAAGCCAGCAGATTCTTCTGATATGACATCAGTAGTAAATTCCGGGACACTGACTCTTGATTCTTCTAAAAAAACAATACTAACATTACAACCATATAACGACATGATAACAGAGGGTGTTGAGAAATTTTACATTAAATTCACTAATCCTGCCGGAGATGTATTAGGGAATACATCTGTTATAACGATCAATGATACTTCACCATATTTAATTACCACTGATAAAACAGATTATAGAAATAATGATGTTATAAATTATACAATATCAACATCTGATAGAGGAATTGGGAATACAGTATATATTGGGGTTACTGGTGACGGAGTAGTGAATGGTATTGTTCCAACAACTGATATTACTGGATATATACCATCACCATTAGATTCTAAAACATTTACTACTACATCAGTGACTGGTTCATTCACTATTTCTCCTAACGCAGTAATGGATGGATGGTCAGTACCAGGAACATCGTTAACATATAAAGTTGGTTATATTTATATCACCGATGTTAGTGTTTCTGGTACAGTATTAACAAAATCACCCGAATTTAATATAATCTCACCAGCAGCATCACCCGTTGTTGTTAATGCAACTCTATCTGAAAATTTAACTACGATGGTTACTGCTGTTAATTTTTCTGGTAGTACCGTGAATACCAACAATGGTGTGGTATTATATGCAGTAATTACTGGTAAAGTAACTGAGAGTATTACTGGTTCGTTGACTCAACCAGTCACTGTAAATAATAATATGATATCTGGTCATTACGATGTTAATATAACAGCAATTGATAAACCGGGTGTAATTAGTATCAGGATAGTTCCTGATAATCCAGCAACTGAAGTAGGCAGAACTGAATTATTCACTGTTAAAGGACATGGCACTGTTCTGTATAATAATACTGGAACATTTTCATTTGTTTCTCAGAGCACGAGTGTTGAATTAACCTATCCGAATGAGATTGGCGAGTTGATAACTAAAACAGTACCAGTAGTATTTGGAAAATCATATAATGTTGGGATTGGGGATTTTGGTGTCCCTTCTAAATTCGATAATACGTTATTACAGAATACCGGGGTTGATAAATTAATATTCTCATATTACGGTAAAATTGATAGAACTGATTATTTTACATTTAATATTCATAGCGTCACTGGTCAGTCATTTACCTCTACATCAGGTAAACAAGATGATCATGTGTTGGCTGCTAGTAATGTTGGCTTAACATTACTAGAAGATAGAGAAAAGTCATCTGGGGATCTTAAATCCACAATTTCAATATACCCGTTTAAATCAGAAGTGATGCAATATACTCCTGCTGTTTCAGTATATTTGTCTGAGTTTAAGGGAAGAGATGGAAAATCTAGATTTCATTTTTCAGTTAAGCCTGCTTCCTCAAATAATTATCAATTATCATGCTCTGCAGATGATGACCCAAGTAGCGGCAATGATAATTATAGGTATAGTGTATCAGTGAAAATGGTGCAATTTATTAAAATTAGTTGGTAAAAAAGGGGCTGTACGCCCCTTTTGTTATACAGCCATTGGTGCTTTAATAAATGGATGGTGTTGATAATTAATTAATTTAATATCGTCCATTGTAAAGTCAAATATATTTTTTATATCAGGGTTTAACCACAACGTTGGTAGCTCATATGGATCTCTTGATAATTGGGTAATACAATGTGACATATGATTATTGTATATATGCAAATCACCGAATGTATGAATAAATTCACCAACTTGTAAATCACATACTTGTGCAATCATATGTGTCAATAATGCATATGATGCGATATTGTATGTAACACCAAGAAATAAATCAGCACTGCGTTGATATAATTGACATGATAATTTGCCATCTCCTACATAGAATTGAAATAATGCATGACATGGATTCAATGACATTTGATCCACTTCTCCTGGATTATAGTTAACAACAATATGTCTTCTACTATCAGGATCTTTTTTAATACCATCCACTAATTCTTGTAGTTGATCTAATGTTGTACCATCTGGTCTAATCCATGAACGCATCTGTGCACCATAAATTCTACCACAATCCCCATCAAATGTTGCTTTGCTAACCCAATTGGGGGCATAGGCATTGTTAGTCCATATAGTCGTGTAACTTAGATCACGAGAACCATGTAAAATTTCACATAATTCTCGTTCATCGACTGATCCACGTAAAAACCATAACAATTCTGATTTTACATTGTCAAATAATAATTTTTTGGTAGTAACTGCTGGAAATCCATCTGATAAATTAAATCTACATTGATACCCGAACACACTGCGTGTTCCAGTATTAGTTCTATCAGATTTATCTAACCCATTATTCATCACATGGGTTATCATATTTAAATATTGGTGCATCGTTTATACTCCTCTATTACACATGTTTCCATATCATGAGATTGTTGTAATTCAAATTCTTCTAAGAACTCAGATAGATTGATGAAGGTATCATTAACATACTCACCTGGAATTCTGGTTAGATATATACAATCTATGACCGGTAATGCTTGCATTAATATATTTGGACCACCAATAACATAAATTTGCTCATGATTATGATAGTTTTGTAAATGGAGTAATAGATCACAAACATCCCCATGTGCTTGGAGAATATCTTCATTATCTACAAATTTATTTGTAATTAATACATTTGTTCTATTTGGTAATGGGACTGGCATATCGGTACACTCCCATGTTTTTTTACCCATCACTACAGTATTATTCTGTGTTTTGTTTTTAAACCACATTAAATCTTGTTTATTTCGTGGCCATGGCATACTACCTTGAAAACCCATTCCACCAGTTTCATCGACTGCGAATATAGCATAAATCATAGATTATAGTGTGTTAAAAATTTGTTGGTTGAGTTTGATATATCATCTTTTATTTGTTCTAGATCAATATTGTATGAGACAGTTTTGACTTTATCCTTGTATTTTAATAAAAATTCATGTAAAGTTTCTTCCCAATAATTATCTTGTTTATCAATGGGGACTTCAAAGTTTTTATTATTTTTAAATATTACAGACACTGATGCAATGTATTTTGATGGAAGCATGGGTTTTGAAGTTACCATGATCCCATCAAATATTTCATACCAGTATTCTTCATTCAATACTGGATAATTTATCATACTTTAGTTGATTTTTTACGATTAGAACGAGCAACGGATGGTTTTAACACAGCTTTGGGTGCATCTATGATAAGATCGGTGTGTGGCTGTTCTATCGCAGTTTCCACTTTAGATGGAACCAATTGTTCAGCCATTTCTAATAATCTTGATACTTCGTCTGTTAAACGAGCAGCATCTTTACGATATTTTTCCGCTAGTTGTTCATCAGTTATTACATTGTTTAATTGTTGTACCGGTTCAGGTACTTTTTCAGGGAGTGGTTTGGTTATTTCTTCAATATTAGCAGACTGTTGTTCATCTGATTTTATTGCTAAATCTTGTACGCTAACCCCTTTATTTTGTGCAATAATTTGATTTAATTCAGCTAAATTGATAGAAGTCAACTGATTGGGGATCATTTCAATTTTATCTGTCGGAATTTTAACTAAATGACCTTTTGCATGGAGAGAAACAAGCATATTGCTTCCGTCAGGAAAAGTTGATCTATATAGTACATCAGCTAGTTCAAATGATGATTGAGCAGCATTGGATTCCACCAGTTTCATTAATGAATCATGGTAGGAATCCTGCAAGGATTCGGTGGGGATGATTAGACAACTAAATGCATCCCCTGGTAAAGTCCTGTATGCCACTAAACAACGTCTGCCGTTTGAAATAACTTTGCCTACGTGATTTAGGTTTGACATATATTATTCTCCGGTTTGATCGCCACTGTCACCAGTGGTTTGTTCACTTTGGGTTTTTGCTGCTTGATTAACGAATGCAGCTAATTTTTTCCAAACACGACCAACATCTTCAGATTCTGGTGCTTTGATTGCGCCACGTTCAATTGCTGCACCGATGATACGGGTAGCTAATTCCAAATCTTGCAGCGTGATAACCACATCTTGTGGTGCTTGTTCTTGTTGTACTTGATCGGTTGGTTCAGTTGTTGTTACTTCTTCAGTCATGTTAAATTTCCTATGGTTAAATATTGGTTTTTGGTAAGGCTTTCTGAGCCTTTATTGCTTTTGTCAACCCATATCGTTTAATATCACCAGAAAATAGGTATAATTCTATACTCTTACGTTCTGAAAATACTATTATTGAATGATACCTAAGTAAATAGGGACATTCCATATGTTTTGACAAAAATACTATCACACTTGGATTAATTTCCATGTGTTCGGCAAATGGTACTTCATATGCCTGAATCTTTAAATCATTTATGAGAAATGAATACCCTTCTTCACTTAATCTTAGTCCTGATGTTTTTGCAGTAGAATTCCACCATTTATACATATGGTATTTTATATTTGCATCATCACAACTTAATCCAGCTTTTTTTAAGAATATTTCTGTATATATCTCTTTAGAAAGAATAACATTTCTCCTACGTTTTAAAATCACCACCGTCCATTTTAATTGATATTGTATCAGTTGATGGAGTGGTTGAAATTTTATCTATTATAGCAGAAAAATCACCAACTAGCACACTATTTACTTCAGATAAACAATATACAAGTGATTTAGCTGTTTTGATATCCATTTTTACTTCTTTTTGAGAACTTAGCTCTGCCGATTTAACTAAATTGATAAATTGTTGAATAGGAATTGTATTTATCTTACTCATATGGGTACCCTGTCTGGAATGCTACCGCATAATGCGAGGCATATTCTCCTATAGTAGTTAAATCATATAAGCCACAAAATTTCATAAGTTTTATTCCTACCTGTGAATTTTTCTTTGGATATGATTGGTTTAATATGGTTTCATATATTTTTATTTTAATATCATCTGGTTGGGCATTTAAATCAATTAACATTTTGTTACGGTTGTAATCTTGTTCAACAATATGTTCTAATCCATTATGATCTTTCCACGTGGCATTCATTATATTATTCCATGCCCACCCTTTATCATGCCTGTCATTATATGCATCCAACATTCCGACTTTACTTTTTGATCCTTTTTTACGAACACCTGGGTATGCACTGAAAATATTGTCAGATGTATCGCCTCTAATGCATTTTTCAAATAATAACCATTCTGGGTCTGGTGCAGGAACTGGAGTTTGGGATACTTTATCTAATTCTGGTAAACCATCTTTATCAAATATACCAGAAGTAGTCATCAACTTTTCAGAAATACCATTATATTGAACTACATTATCAGCTAATAACTGATAAAAATCAGAATCAGATGAAATGATAATATGCATATCATCTGGATGTGAATTGATGAACCCAGCAATTAAATCATCTGCTTCTAGCTCTGGATGTTGCAATACAGTGCAATTCGTGCTGTTTGTGATAAATGATTGTAATTCGTTAAATGTTTCCCAAAAAAGCTTATCTTCTTCTAATTCTTTGGGTGATAATTGCGCTTTTTTATCTGATCGGTTGGCTTTGTATGGTTGATAAACGGATTTCCGCCATGATTTACCTTCAAATGCAAATATAATATGATCACAATTAAATTTGTTCCACATTTTTTTGATACTGTTGAACATGATATGAAGTGACATACCAAGTTTAGTGTCAATCGTACCATGGGTCACATGGCGACTGCGATGAAACATGTTGCTGGAGTCAATTATCAAAAAACTTTTCATTAACTAGCCTCAGAATGTTCATCAGAAATTCGTTTCAGGTTTATAAAACCGGCAGTAGTATGTTCGGTGATTGGTGCTTCTGCTTCTACTAACATGTTATATGCTAGTGTTCGAAACCACCTATCAACTATTTCTTCTTCAGGATCATTTTCAAATCCAAACCCATTGGTAATTAAATAATCAATGAATTGTTTGTTCCAGTCTAATTCAAAAAACCCATGACCAGCATTTTTATCACTTAATTGTGTATCTAATACAGATACCCACGGTTCATCACGCTCAGTTGCTAATTCCTTTGGTGTTTTTGATATTTTATTCTTTTCTTCGATAGCTTTTTCAGTTTCTTTTTTTATATATTCTAATTCTAATTTTTGCTTATCGATGTCCTCTTGGATGGATTTTTTAAGATCACTGAACCCTAAATAATCTTCTATGATAGATTTTAATGTTTTTTTACTAGTCATTTGCCAAAATTTCCTTAAATGTTGTTAATACATAGTTCACGATTGTTATAAAAAATGCGCCAGTGATTATGGTGTTTAATATAGGTATCACTGAGTTTCTTACCATTTCATCAAAGGATAATCCAGTTTCTGGTTCAACAAAACCGATTCTATAGAATGTTTTATGTACGATCCAGTAATTAAATAATGATACTATGCAACTAACTAAGTATATATAAGCTAATACTTCCATTACTATTCTTTATTTACTAGAATGGATTCTGTTCTAATTTGACCGGGACGAGTTTCATCCATTACTGCCACCATAATTAATCCAGTACCAGTTGAAAGGTTTGAAATTTGTTTCTCAATTCCTTCCACAGTAGTCATTAAATTGGTATTTAAATTATCTTTTAAATGTTCAGGAATTGGGTTTTTCTCCCATTGTTCCATTATTAAGTTCATTTTGTCTTGAAAGTTCATCTTTTAATTCCTTGTAACGTTGTACATCTATTATAGCTTGTTTTATAGTTTCTGCATAATTGCATGCTTGCTGTTTGTTCATTATAATGGTATGGTTATACTGAACATAACCATTAACCCATACATTGTATGTTATATTTAGTCTATGATATAAACCATTAATGATATATCTAAACCAATTATCAATGTTATACAATATTGGATTAGAACATGAAGAATAGGTATTGACTATATTCTTCCAGTATGCAGATTTTGGTTTGACATCAGTTGATATAGTGATCTCGCCACCATCATCTATTTCAATCATCATGTCTACCTCATCATCAGCATTCATACATGAACATGGTATGTTATATGAAACTAAATCTCCATAATCGTAGGATTTTAAAATCCCCATTGCCGGTTTTTGATATTGATAATCAATCATATTATTGAGTTTTTGTTAATTTACTTGTTGGTGATATAACAATTTTACAATCATATATCATTACATTATTAATGGCTATATCTAGTTCATTACTTATACCAGGGGATAGTTTGATGACGACTTCCAAATCGTCGTCATCAGTATCTACTGTATTAAGCAGTTTCTTTAATTCAGATACCTTCATCTTCAACAACAATCATATCTGGTGTTGTATATAAATGTGCCAATAAATTGATTGCAATAAAATCGGTGTCAATGTTAGGCAAATTATGGATATAATTTGATGCAATTAATAATTGTTCTTTTGCTTCTTCAGAATTAACTACTACTTTAACACCGTAATAGGTGTCTTTAGTTTTTTTATTGTAGCGTTTTAATCCAACCGGATACATTGCATTTTCAACCAGCAATTGTTCAGCCCAATCAGGGTAGGTACCTTTATCAAAGATATCATCAATAATATCTAATATAACAATATTATGTTGTAGAACTGATAATGGGATAAAAATACCATTTTTACGATTGTCAGTTAATCGTTCAGATGCCAATTGGATTCCATATGGCTTATCATATTGCACGAATGGTAGTTGTTTACCATTTTCGTCATACGTGGCAACAGTCAATTCGTGTGGGGAATAATAAGACACCCCATAAAAAATTTTATTATCTTCAATGTGTGATGCGACAGTGATCACGCCAGTCTTTGGAGTCCGATGCCCCATCCGAAATACTTTAAACATGTTATTACCTTATATTAATATTTGAGATTTTCCATTGTTATAATTTTGGATAATTTATCCGCAAAATCATCACCGTCCTTAATAATGTATCTGGAAATATGGCTCTTATCTTTCATTCTGTCATATTTCCTAAATTCTATTACTTTCCCACCAGTTGCAGGAAATATATATAAATGTGTTGCATCTTCAGTATGCAATTCTTCATCAGTTGTGCATCGAACGAGTTCCGGGGTACTACGCACGTTGTTAACGTAACCATGGTCCGCAAATAACCACTCTCTTAATAATTTTTTTAACATTTTAGCCTACTGGTATCAATTCGACAAATGGATAGTCGATGTTATTGTCTTTTCCAACCGTTTGGTGCAAATGAAATGTTGCCCATTTTTCTTGTTGGATTCCTATAACTCCAAAACTATATGCTGCTTTGTAGCATGCAACCATATCATGGATATTGTTTGTCACTGGAGTAAAAATTGATGATTTACCATCATTATCAAACATCCAATAATCGGTGGTGCGATATTCGATTGTTTTCCATGGTATTATATTTGAATCTAATGCTTTTATTATATCGCTCATGATTATGAATGATGAGTTAATTGTTGCCCACGAATGAGCAACAATTATGTTATATGTCAATTATTTTTTATTTTCGATTCTAAGTTTCTTTTGAGTATGGTTGTAATATCTGTTCCATACTGGGCTAGATCTGTTGTACAGGTCAGCTTCGTCAAAAGGTAACATTTTATCTCTACAAAAATCACGTAATTTATCTAAATCATCAAAAATTTGATTAATATCTTGACGAGTTTGTGATGAAACATATGATCCTTTGTTTATTTTTGCCATATTGAATATCCTATAAAGGTTGTTAATAAATACATTGTCCGAATGTGGACAATGTATTTATGTTTTAACAAACTAAATCAAAATGGGTTTAAACCCTCACCATTATCTCTGTGCCATTGTACATGGTGCATTTGGCACATCCACCTTATGTCGTGGGGTTTGTTATAATCATCATGATGAGCCACTGTTTTGTAATTCCCACATATAATACATGGCTCTTTTGATATTTTACCATCACGCAATGCATTATTAATAATGTTATGTGCTTTATATTTCTTGGGGAATTTTAGACGATACTGTTTTATATCATCAGCTGTTTGTCTACTTCCTCTACGTTTATCATATTCTCTACACGCATCAATAGTATTGTTGCGATGATTGGTTGAATCAATTTTAGTACAAGATTTGCATTTACCCAAATGACCATCACTCATCATTTTGTGTATGTAAAAATCTGACAACGGTTTTTCAATATTACATTTAAAACATTTTTTCATTATGTTTCTTAATCAGTTATTTATGGTTAAATATAATGACTTAATTAACAGGCACATCATGTTGTTCCTCATCAAATTCATACATGACACATTTACTTACTGTTGGTAAACTATCAGATATTTTTGGTTTTTCCAATACTCTAAATTCTTCTGCAATAATATCCACATATTTGTGGGTAACATCATTTGTATCTTTCCATTTTGTTGTCTTAATACGTCCTTTTACGTATACTAATGAACCAACTGTTAGTTTGTCCATAACATAAGATCCTAATTTACCGTATAAAACAACATTGTGCCATTCTGTTTCAGAATGTCTCTCATTATTCCTATCTTTCCATTCCCGTTTTGTTGCAACATTCACGTTGGTTACAGAACCAGTTGGAATATCTTTTCTTTCTGGTTCTGTGCCTACTCTACCAATTAACGTAACTTCATTTATCATTTTTCTTTCCTATTGTGCAGCTGGGATAATATAATCATAAACCACCATACCACTATCAACTGAGATTTTTAATCCTCCGTTGTCTGATATAAACATGGTCTTTTCGCCGTCCAGATTTAGTACACTTAATACAGGATCAACTAGCCATTCCCATTTATGTTTTAATATTCCATCAACATCTGAATGGAATACAAATGAACCAGCATGGGATGCAGCATTCCCGAATGAAATAACTAAGTTGGAACGTTCTGTTTTCGCCTGAAACTTCTTCTCTTCTTTATTTGCAGTAGATTGTAGTTTCAAACGTTTTATGGATTCTATGGTTGGTTTAAACTCTATAACCCATTTTGGTTCACTGAAAATAACACCATTCATTTTTTGATCGATTAACATGGTGTGCATGAACCTATATTCATTTCTGAAATCACCAGATTCATTTTCAAAGTGAATATGATCTGGTGATGTTATGTCATTTTTAGTGACGTTTACTACTTTGATGGTGGCATTTTCTTTATATTCTGGATTTTTTAGATGATGGTCTAATTTTTCCATGTTTGAAAAACCAAAAGAACCCGAAAATTCAGGAATAACTTCATGGGTTTTTGCATATAAAATTATAGATCTGTCTGGTGCAACTGATTCCAATCCAGTTGAAGTGTTGTCTGATGTAATTTTTACCATAGGTAAATAGCCAAGACCATATGTATGGTCTACAATATCGCGTAAAATTTCTTGTAAAGTACTCATATTATTTGAATGTAAATAAAGTGTCGAAAGTATTTTTCTTTGTTGTTGATGCAATGTCGAAATCTAATACACCGATCAGGTTTTCTAATTTCTTGTCTACTATTGTTTCCTCCATTAAATCGTCATCGAACGGCATATCCTTAAACCATTCTGGTAATCGCATTTCATCAATTGGGTATGCAACACTAGTAAAACCAAGAGGATTATTAGTTAATTTACATACTATCACTTTAAAACCATCAACAATATTCATTGAATATTTGTCATTATGAATTTTTTTAAGCATATTCCAATTAATAGCAGCTCTAACATGCCCTGGCATATTAGCTTTACCTTTATCATCCTCTATTTTCATGAATTTTCCGATATTATTAACTCGTTTCGGTGTCCCTTTTTCCCATCCTGGTCGTTTTCTAAATTCATCTCTGAATTCTCGAATACGATTTAAGATAGTTTCATGATCAACATCCAGCAAAACATTTTCAAGTATTTCGGATAGAAAGTCTTGCATGTACTCAGGGGTATCTGCGCGTTTTAAATCTAATCCCATTGCCTTGATTTCGCCTTCTTTTCCGTTTTTATCATAGCGTTTCCCTTCTTTGTCATAGTATAGCACTGCATAACGTTTTTTGGTAATGAAAAGAGCATTCGTACCAACAATTTCTCTACCAGCCCTTATAACATCACCTCTATTTTTTGGACAATTGAATGCATTGAACATAAAATCAGGGAATGTTTCATTTACCATTTCACCTATGTTATCGTATAATTCAACAACAAGGTTTTTATCCCATGGAATAGTTCCATTATCTATTTCTGGTTTAAACGTATCATACGCAGAAAAATATACACTATCTGTATCATTATAGATGATAGATTTCCCCAAATAATCATAATTACCAGTTATAATTTGATTTACTTCTGCAGTCATATGTTTAACAATCTGTCTACCAGTTAGTGTAGTTGATTGCCCAATTCGTTTATCAAAAAATCTACATCCACTATTAAGTATTGCACCATACAGTGAATTCAAGTTAATCTTTCTAATATGCTGCGATTTATCCCAATATTCAATTAATCTGGTGACTTCAGCTTTATCATTGGCTAATATTTTTCCATTATCGATAGTTAAATCATATTTAACTATCATATTTTGAAATTCTTCGGTTGAACCATTTTCTAATGTACTATAAAAAGTATCCCAATCAATATCTTTTACTGACATTTTTGTAGATGTGGTAGATAATGGTAAGATTATTTTATCTTTAAATCGTTCTGGTATTGAAATACCACCATCGAGATTAATGTAATTTTTAGTAATCTTTTGTTGAGATTTTCGTTCTGCATACCATTTTTTCAATAATCCAGGAATTATACCTTCACGTTCATATGAAAACAATGTTCCATTGGCAGATAACATTAATTTATTTGACTTTGTATTAAAGATCAAATTATAAATTTCAGCGGCACTATGTTGGGTAGATTTACCATCTGTCCAATCAATGTATAACATAGTGCCTTTATCTTGTTTCATTACAAAGTCATATTCCAATGAGGCAAATATACCTTCCCATGCAGCAGCAAATGAATGACCGTCTTTTAATTTAGAATTAATATAATTATCAGTATATTCTTGTCGTATTTGACCAATGATGGACTCTGGTCCCATGTTTAATGCACGAATGGTACTTGGGTACAGTGAGTTGATGTCAAGAGAACCGATCCATTTATGCAATCCTTTTCGTGGGTATGCAACATATGCCCCTGCAGCTTGCGTAGATTCGCTCTCAGGGATTCTTTTACGGGATGGCACCCGTAGCCCTAGTTCATGTGCTTCGTTGATTATAGCCTGTTCTGTGACGGCTACAGCCCCCATTGTGGTTTGTAATAAAACAGTATTGGTGTGTGCAAGTGCATTGGCAGTATTAATGAATTTCAGTTTTACATCCAATTTATTCAATAATGCAACGTCTTGTCGATTGTATATAACAAATGTTCTAAAGTCATTGTTATATAATTGATCTAATGTTCCTTCATATACAGTTTTACTTTCATTAACTTCTAATTGTCCAATGAAATCTAATCGATATGATGATTGTTCTTCATAAGTGTATTTTTGATACAATTCCAAATAGTCTAAATGAACCCTACCAAATAGGTCATAAGTAACTGATGTTTTTCCAAATTTTTCATATTCACGTGCTCTGGGCAATAAATCCCATAAACAAAATCTCCTTGATTCATCATTCGATAATGTCATTTTGACTCTGTTTACAGTATATGGAATATCATAGCCAGTACTGTTCCAGCCAGATAATACATCAGCATCCTCAATCAGATCAAGAAAATTTAATAATAATTCTCTTTCATTTCTACAAATGATAGTATTTGGTAAATCTTTTACTAACTCTTCTGCTTGTTCAAATGTTATTGTTTTTGGTGGGACTGCTAGAGTAACTAATGTATCCAACCATTGTAAATGCAGAGAAACAGCTGTAATAGGCATGAAGGCATCGGCAGTACTTGAATAACCAAGCTCTGGATCAAAATCCACCTCGATGTCGAAAAAGCAGACATTTAATATTGGTGGTTCTGCATGCATATAATTTTCACTCAAACATACAAATGTTTGGTTTAAATCTGATTCATATACTTTTTTATTTTGGTGGAGTTTCAGGTTTTTTTGAAACTCCTTATATGACTTTGACCTTATAGGTATAAGGGGTTCGTTATATATTGATCGGTGTGTTCCTGATGGGCTAGGAACAAAGAATTGGTACGTTGCAGGGTAATCAATAAACTTACGTCTACCATTTTTACGTTCTACAACATGCACCATATTCCCATCTTTATTAAAATGAGCGTCTACGTACATATTTCTCCTACAGTTCTTCGGGCGACTGTTAACCAAATTACATAGATTAATTAAATATTATTAATTAATCCAATGACCACTAAAGACATTATAACTGAGTATATTAGTAAGAATATACTAATATATTTCCACATACTTATAATACTATTTTTGTGGTCGATAAGATATTTGTTGACATTAATCTGATTATTTAAGATTTGAATCTCTAATAATAATTGTTTATTCTCAAATTCAAGATCTTGTTGGGTATTATCAGATGTTTTTAGTAATGTCCAGAATTGCTTCAACTTCTTGGAAATCTTCATTGTATTGTTCCCATTGACCTTTGTGTGCAATTTTTATTGCTTTATTGATAATAGCTGGTTTAATTTGTAGTTCTTCAGCCATTGCTTTTACTGTTTCTGATAATCCTTCTTTTAGATCATCGATTTCTCGCATAACTACTGAACCTTCACTGATAAGTTTTTCTAGTTTAGCTTTTTCTTCTGGACCGTAAATTCTTGATGATGACATATTTTCTCCTATTAAAGATATATTTACTGTTTACAAAAATGTAGTAATGTGTTATTATAGTGTTAACCTTAATAATTTACCACTACTATGAAATCACTACTCTTTGTGTTGATAATTTTAGCAAGTTTTTCTGTGAATGCAAATGAAGCATATGGAACCTATGTTGATGACCCAACGAAACCATTTGATGCTACTAATGTTAGGCATGAAACGGTTTCTATAACATGGGTTCGAGTCGCACCTTCGAATATTAATTCTGCATGCGCAGTGGAATCAAAAAAACGTGGTTATACCCCTATTAAATATAATAAAGATGCATGTTCGTTTTGGGATGGGACAGAATGTACTATTATTACTGGAAACAATACAACGATGCATACAACTGGGCATGAATTTCGCCATTGTTTCCAGGGTTCATGGCATTAATCTTTGCCGTACATTGCGTAATATGGTTCTAGTAGTTTAGCCAATTCTGGTTGATATTCTATATTTTTTTCCAGATCAAACGCTAATGCGTTTAATTCCATTTCTTCTGCTCTAGTGAAATTAGATGTAGCTGGGTTAGTAACCTTTTTGATAGCTGATCCAGTGGCTGCGGTATTAGAATTAGTAGCCTGTTTGGTAGTTGAGCCTGCTCCTGTAGTATTATTTTGGGATGGTTTATTACCACCGCTTGCCATTGCACTACTGCCATTATCAGTTGATGCGTTACTTAAATATTTTTTCCCAGCAGCAACCAATGCAATTGCTGACCCACCAATTGCGGCTGATCCTAATATAGAAGAAATCCCAGGAATTTTCTTTAATTCGGCTGCAGCAACTTCTGGATTTGCATTTTGTAATGCTTTTTGGATAGGAACTAATGCTGTTGATTTTGATACTAATTCCCCAGGAATATCAGCCAATGGTGGCGCTGATGATCCAATTGGGTTGTTTTTAGGGATATATTCTCCTTCAATGGGTTTTGGAGATATACTTGACCCAGTTTTCGGTACACCAGCTGGATTGTTATGCAATTGTTTTACCAGTGCGGTTCCTTTACTCAAATCACCAATATTATTAGCTACTGATCCAATTGAGGATTTTGGATTTGCGGTTTTTGACGCATATGCGGCATTTTTTGGTAATAATTCAATTTGCTTTGGTGATAATTGCTGTCCTATAGAAGAAAAATAACTTTTAACATCATTGATTATTTCTTCTGCAGACTTGCCATTACGTGCCGCAGCAGTAATTGCTTTTTGCAATTGTATAGCATTAACCTCAGTGATGTATTGTTCCGAGACAATGGTTTGATATTTTTTCATTTCTTGTATCATATTCATAATTATTCTTGCCCTATTAATTCATACTGTACCATTAAGTTATACAGATCTTCGGTATAAATTCCATCCACTTCAATGTCTGCGCCCATGTTATTTAATTCGGATTGAACTGCCGCGATATCAGCATTATATTCTTGTGAATTATACTCAGGTGACTGTTCTGGCGCATCTTGTTTATTATTAAAAAAACGGGTGATAGCTTGCATAACCTCTTCTCTATTTTCATATAATAAACTGAATAGGTCATACAATCCAGCAATAGCAGCAGTCTGTGGGATCACATATCCTATCGCAGTTAATGCATGTATAATTGCTGATTTATATTCGCCATTTTGATAATCGGTAAATGCATCTTTTCCTAATTCTCCTGCGCGAATGAATGAAAATATCTTAGAAAAAAATTTAGCCGCGCCATCACCGATCATTGCCATCATGGGTGATGATATTTTATTTCCTATCGCAGCAGTAGCACTTCCAATTATTGCGGTGTTACCAGACGTTGATTTTACATCATCAACAGATAATTCATACAATGGAATGCCGGATTCTAACAATCTTATTGTGTCGAGTGTGTGTTTTATATGATTCATGACGGCTTATTCAAAAAACCAATAATTTCACGCTTTGTTTGCATATCAGTAGTATTAAACATTTTTTTAGTTTCCGCGTCCAACATATCATCTACACCCATATCCATTCCACCTAATTTACCAAGTATTGATGTATTTTTATCTTTTAAAAATTGTTTCAACTTTATTTTTTTATCTTGTGGCAGTGCATTAAATGCCGCTGCTAATTTATCTGGTGTTGAGTTTAGCGACAATGCTGCTTTTTGTGTGGTAACGGCTGGAGTAATATTATTAGGTTTAGCTGCTTGTCCACTCTGCCCATTATTTGCTGGCACTGCTTGAGGTTGCATAGCAGGAGTTGTTCCTTTATTAGCTATGTCAGGTACATCATCTGCTGGTACAACGCGAGGTTGGGTGGCTGGAGTTTGTGTAGAAGGAGCAGTTGCAGGAGTAGCTGCTTTTGCACTTTGTCCTTTATTTTGAGTAGGAGCAGGCGATGTTGTTTTATTAGGAGCAGATGAAGTTTTTCCATGTGCTGCTTGCGCTTTTGACATAAGCTGTTTAAATCTAGCTATTTTTTGTGGAGTAGCAGTAAAAATAGGATGACCAGTTTGAACTGATGGTGATCCTGATGCAACAGGAGCTGCGGCAGATTTGTTGATTTCATCCTGTGATGGTATATAATCTCCATGATCATCTTCAAATAATCCAAAAGATTCCAATAACTGTTGAGCAATGCCTTTTTTCATGATATATCCTATTTAATTTGTGCTACATTTTATATAATGAGGGTAGCGGGTCATTATATCGGCTGTAGCTACCGTGCGCCCTAACGTAACAGTCCCAGGCTAAATGTGTTCAGGTGGTGGTAATTGTTCTTGTTCACCTACAATAGCATCATATTGATCCATTGTTAAAGTTTCACCATCTTTGCTGAATTCTATTAATTTTTCTGCAACATTATGAAGATCCATATCTGTTTGTGCATCTTCTTTTGCGTATTCTAATAATCTGATTAATAACGGAACATCCATTGATACAATATCAACTGGATTAGATTCATCTTTCAAAAAGTGTTTTGCACCATGTCTAGAAGTTCGTCTTACACTTTTTTTCAAACCATGGGTACGTTTTAAATCTCTGGATAATGAAGAACTACGACCAGTATGATGAAAACCAATTTTTTCATTCATCGAGTTTTCTTCCAAAATGATTGACATATATTTTGACAATTCATTGGAAGTTGATTCTGATAATATTTCAGTAGATTTAATCTCTGAATCTAAATTATCAATCACTGACAATAATTTCTTCATTTCCATTATTTATCCTTTTTTAGCTTGCTGTTTCCACATTGCGGAAGCGGCGATAGCAGTTGGATTTGATGCTCCAGATTTTTTAGCAGCTTTTTCTACCTTTGAAAATCCTTTTCCTTTCTTACCGATGTCTTCACCAGCTTTTGCTTTTTTCACCACAGTTGATTTTTCTTTTTTTGTCATTCCTGCACTTGGTTTCGCTTTTTCAGCCAAAGATTCAGTTGCACGTTTTAATGGACCTAATCCCATTGTCTCAAAACCACCTGCACGAGCTTTTTCCATTTTTGCATCATGAATTAATGCTTTCCATTTATCTCTTACAGATTTTGGGTCGCCTTTTATATCTTTGAATCCACTATTTGGTTCACCGATAATCATCATGAATGACCCTAAATTCAATAACTCTAATTTACCAAATTTTGGATGGTGGACATCAACATACTTGGTACCAAGATATGGACCTTCATCTAATCGTGTATCACATGATTCATTACATTGTGAGCAGTCTTCGGTGCATGCATTTTTTACTTCTTTTTTAACAGCTTTCTTTTTAGCATGTTTTAAATTAGCTTTAGCTTCCATTAGTTTTTGTTGATATTTTGTTTGCAAATGTTCTGCATAAATATCAGCATTATCTAAATGATCACCAAATTCTGATTTTTTGATATCAAATTCCATAAAATGATATACACTTGCAATATAATCAGCTGCTTTAGTAATTTTTGCTTGAACCCATGCTGGTAATTCTTGACCATCATGAATCATTTTTATTAATTTTAAACTATACTTGCCGGTTTTATATAAATCAGCACGTGCCATAGGTGCATCATCACTAAAATCTTCCATAGGTTGGTTATTATCTAAATTCATTATTATCTCCGTTTTATTATTTATGCTAAAAGCCCAAAGATTTTTTTATGCGCTGCGACAATGATGGTTGCGCAATAACTTTCACTGGTTTTAATAGTGCTTGTTTTTTTACTATCTTTTGTGAACGATCAATACCTTTTTCACGTTTATCTCTTTTTGCAAAATCAGCATCACCTTGAGATTCATCACCTTCATTGTCAAAATCGCCATTCCATGTATTATGAATTTTTCTATTACCTTCATCATCATGTTCTTTAGCATCTTTAGCTGCTTTTGATCTATATCTTACATGGGTATTATTACTTAATTCGGTTAACCCATCTTTATCCATCCATTCATGTAATAATTGTGTTAAATGTTTTTTGCTCATATTATGCTCTCTTAACTACTGATCCAAATAGATTATTTGAATCTAATCCATTATCCGTTGGTTTTTGTTTTTTTGGTTTAGGCTGTGCCGGTGATTTGGTACCAGACCCAGTTGCAATTGAACCGGTGTATGATTTGTTACCACGAGCAGATCCAGGAGATATATGTGGATTTGGACTAACCGCTATACTGCCTGCACTAGTAGAACCAACTGTCGCTGTCTCTGAAATTATTTCCCATGTTTTCATTATATTACCACTCTATTGGATTTAAAAAACCTAGTAAATGAAGACCGGATGACTTGGTAAAATCAAAACTTCGTATTTTTCTATATATACCATCACCATTGCGATCTGCTTCTGCTGATATAGCTTTACCAGGAGAAGTATTTGCTTCTAATGTCGCCATTGATTTACCATCACATGCGACGACAATTCCAGCATGACCGTTAGATGTTGACCCTTTTTGCATAAAAAATATAGATCCTGGAATTGGATCTTTTGTAATTAATCCTTTACATGCATTATAACTGGTCATTACACTTGGGTTTAGTTTTTTACCAAAATTAGATAATACTTCAGATGGTGCATTTAAATTAGAATATGCCAATCTCCAAATAGTCTCGGAAAATGCCATACAATATGGCCATCCTGGTTGCCATCCTGATTTTTTCATTTCAGCTTCCAATAATGCACTTTCTTCTTTTCCACTATTTGGGTCCAGTATTGACCTCCATGCAGCATTGTCTTTTATTTCAAATAAATTGACAAAATGTGAACCAACTTTAATTATTTCATTCCCTATTTCTTGTTTATTCATTATTTTCTACCTCTGAATCCAGTAGGAAATCTAGAAGTATCTAATGGAAACCAAGTATCAAACCATTCTTTTGTACCGGGTTTGATGTTATTCTCTTTCACATACTCAGCATTGGCAGCAGCTTTATTATTTATATGTTCCAATGTTACCGGAGTAAATGTATTAGAACCATTACCAATACCTGCTAGTTTGGCTATGTGATTAATTTCTTCTGAAACAGAATCAGTAAGTGGGCTAGATGGGGAATCCGGTGAATTATCTTTTTCCAATTTGTCGGATTCTTGTTGATATAGTTGGTTACATATATCACTTAAATCTTCTGGAGACAATTTTTCTGGCAGTTGGTCAAGATCGTATACATCTTTGTATACATCATAGGCACGTTTAACTACTGGTACTAATAATGCCTTATTAATAGGCAAATTGTACTTGTGATGGTTTTCTATTTTTTGAACTATCGGATAGAAAACTTCTTTATAGAATGTTGTATCATTATTGATAAACTGTAGCAAGTCATCAACAATATCAAAATCAATGTCATTTTTATGCATAAAAAATCCTCATATTATATTTATCATAATATGAGGATTGTAGTTATATACTCAATACTTAGTATTTCATGAGTATCATTTTGATAAGTCTTCTTTGGTAGTGTCTGAATCTACCGTTGTCACTGCACGTTGTTGTTTAGCTTTGGCATCCAATATTAACCCATCATTACCGACTTTAATAGTCAATGTCCCACCATTTTTTAAATTACCAAATAATAGTAGTTTTGCTAATGGGCGTTTGATATGTTTATCGATGATTCTGTTTAATGGTCTAGCACCCATTTTTGGATCAAACCCATTTTCTACCAACCAATCAATTGCATCATCACTGATTTTGAATTTAACTGATTTTGCTGTTAGTTGTGTTTTAACATCGACCAAGAATTTACCAACAACTTTGATCATTGTTTCTTTGGACAATTTATTAAAGGTGATAATACCATCCAATCTGTTTCTGAACTCAGGTGATAGGAACTTATTGATTTCCTTGTTGTCTAATGTTTTTTCAAGAGAACCAAATCCTATGCTATTGCGTTCAGAGTCAGCTGCACCAGCATTGGTAGTCATAATAATTACCGAATTTCGGCAATCAGCAACTTTGCCATTTGAACCAGTAATAGTACCGTAATCCAGCATCTGCAGGCAAATTTGCATAACATCAGGGTGTGCTTTTTCAATTTCGTCTAATAATAGTACACAATTGGGGTTTTCTTGTACACTAGTGATTAGTTGACCAGCATTATCATCGAAACCAACATATCCTGGTGGGCTACCAATCAACTTTGCAACAGAATGTTTCTCTTGATATTCACTCATATCAAATCGAATAAGTTTAACTCCCAGCAGTGTTGCTAATTGTTTTGATAATTCCGTTTTACCACACCCGGTTGGACCAATAAACACAAATGAACCAATGGGTTTTGATTCATCTTTTAGACCTGCTCTACTAACCATAATCTTATCAGCAACTTCAGTAATTGCTTCATCTTGACCATATATGGTTGATCTAAGATTACTTTCCAAGTTTTCCATTACGGTACTTTCCTGTTCAGCAATTTGATCTACTGGCATATTGATCATTTTTGCCAATTCAAATTGTACGGAATGTTCATTTACGATTTTTTTACTGTCAACCATAAGGTTAAATCGTGAACATGCACAATCAATCAAGTCAATGGCTTTATCTGGTAGTTTTTTATCAGTCTGATATTTTACCGACAGTTGTACTGCTGCTTTGATAGCTTCATCACGGATTTTTACTTTATGATGTTGTTCATAATATTTTTTCAATCCCTTTAAAATATCAATTGAGTCAGAAATTGATGGTTCGTCAACAGTAATACGTTGAAAACGGCGCATTAATGCCCGATCTTTTTCGAAATGTTTTCGATATTCTTCCCAGGTGGTTGATGCAACAACTTTTACATTCCCCCTGCTTAATGCAGGTTTCATCATGTTTGCTAAATCATTTGCACTATTATTACCTGAACCTGCCCCATTCATCATATGTGCTTCATCGATAAACATGATAGCTTTTGGTTTATTTGATAATGCTTTTAATACCAGTTTGAACCGTTCTTCGAAGTCACCACGATATTTGCTACCTGCAAGCATTGCTGTGATATCTAAACTATAAACAACATAGTCTTTTAAAAATTCTGGTACATCACCGTTGACGATCTTAAATGCAAGACCTTCGATAACTGCAGTTTTGCCTACACCCGGTGCACCAACTAAAATGGCATTAGATTTAGACCGTCTGCCCAAAGTTAGTGCCAGTTGTTCCAATTCATCTGATCGACCAATTACTGGATCAATCTTGCCAGTTTTTACCTCATCATTCAGGTTTACAGTGAATGCTTTCAATGCACGGGATGCTTGCGAATCTCTTGATTTACCAGATGAGCTGTTATCAGCTGTATCTGATTCATCATCATCTGCAGTAGATGCTGATGTATAATCGATAAATTTATCTTTATCAACACCGGCTTTTTGGATGAAATACAATGCATGTGAATGTTTTTCACTAAAAATGGCAATGAATGCATCACGCACCTCAATCAATTGTCTACCATTAAACAAAACTTGAGTGAATGCTCGATTTAATACTCGTTCAATTGCTTGGGTTTTTTTGGGCTTCACTACACTGCTATTGGTTTTGATATCATTCATTGCTGTATTAATATGTGTTTCCACGTCATTTTGCAATGATTTGACATTGGTTCCGAAACCTTTTAGTTGTTCAGCCAATTCGTCATGTTGCAGCATTATGAATAACAAATGCTCAACCGTTAGATATTCATGTTTTAGTTGGATTGCAAGATTGATCGAATCTTCAAAAATTGATTGAAGACTTTTACTAGGTTCTACCATTTTGTTACCTCGTTGTTGATAATAATCTTATTGTAGCACACTATGATGATAATGTAAAGGGGCATTTTGCCCCTTTTTTATCTACGCCATTTACCTTCTTTTATAAGGATCATTTGTCGTTTTCCATTAGGGTGAATAATGCAGTGTCCATGATGCCAAGATGATGGACTCTTTTTATTGTATTCCATTTTACTTATACAGCTATGACCTACACTATATGCACCTTCAATAATCGCTGGTACATGAGTGTGCCCAGTTATAACCTTTAAGCCAAGTCTTGCAAATTGCGCAGTAGAACCCTTGGAACCATTTAATCCATGATCCCCATGCATTGATAATTCTATATCATGAAGTTTAAATGATTCTGCATTTTTTAAGAATCTAATATTGTCATAATCGTAATATTCTCTACTCCATAATTCAAATAGGGACATTGATTCTTTTTTTTGTTTTATATGATACCCAATCAATCTACTTAGATCGTGATATATACAATAATTAGTTAAATCTTTATTAATTGCATCAGCAGATGAAATCCATTTGTCTAAATGCCCATTATGATTTGATTCAACGATAATACTGGTACAATCACTTGGTGTAGTATCTATTAAATATTCTATAGTTGTCTTTAATTCTTTTTCAACATCATTGTCACCATTAACTAGTTTTGCAAATTGAAGAACAATATCAGTTTTATGATGATGTGATGCTGAATAAAAATCCAGAACATCATGTCTAATTAAATATTCTGGTCTTAATGTATTTACCATACTATCAGTATTATAATATGTGGCTGCTGCAACAGATTGGTCAATAAATTTAACGTGTTCATCCCCAATAACAATACCAGATACTTTATTACATGAAGAAATTGATTTCATGAAGTAATACTTATCGACATCATAAAAACCACCATCATTATCACAATTTAGAACTCTAACATGAAATGATTCTATTGATGGATCTTCCTCTACTACCAATGCTGCAAATGAATGATTAAAGGTAGCACGTTCTCCTTGTTTTGATTTTGTATATACAGGATAAGATACACACCCAGTAGTATATAATGCACATGGTGTATCTATTTGATTTCTTGCCACCATTGCCATTCTAATTTGTGGTGATGGTATTATATGTGATATACCTTTAGTTGAGTCGTTCCATCCAGCAAAAGGGTTAGTAACTGTTGGTGATATTTTCATACCAGCTAACAGTTTTAATGCTTGCAGCAAGTGTACTGTGTTTGAATAAAAATATGGTTCTAGATTTGAATCCCATGCTACATTTTTTATATTTAATTCAGGGACAGTATATTTTAATGGTATTATTAATAAATCAGCATCATTATGCTCACAATACGTATGCAATGATTCCACGAATTGTGTATTAGTATCAGCATTATTAATACATGTAGTAATAACCCATGTATTAACTTTCTTTTTACTTACATATTGCGGGATAATACCTTCTTCGATAAATTCATAGAAATTACTATGGCAATTTTTACATTTATAACGCTGACGATTTCTCCCACCTATTGGTGTTGGACCTTTTTTTATTACATGTTTACTGCCGCAGTTTCCACATCTAGCCATATATTTGCTCGTGTATGTTGGTTAATGTTCTGACAATTTCTTGATCAGTTATTTTTGGGATATCAACATTGATTGTTATTATTAAATTTCCAGCTGTGTTCTTATTAATATTAATAAATCCGATTCCAGTGAACGTTATTTCATTCTTTTCTGGTAATCCTGGTGGGATAGCAACCGTTAATACATTACCATCTATATTTTTTATTGCTTTGGTAGCTCCAATCATAGCTTCAAATACAGAAATGTCAATAGTGGTATGCAGGTCATCCCCGGATCTCCAGAATGATTCATGCTCTTCCAGTATAAATGTAACATGCAAATCACCTCTATCAATATTGCTGATTGAATTATCACCTAAACCATGATAACAAATTAATTGATTATTTCTAACCCCGGCAGGAACAAATAGTTCCACCAATTGAATAGTACCATTTAACAATTCATAACGTGTATCAATGTTACCACCATTATAGCTAATTTCAAGTGAAAGTGGTACTAAAATTGCCAAATCTTTATTGGTTTCGGTTGAATCATATCCCAAATCATCAAAATAATCGTCCGATATCGTCCAATTAAATTCAATTTCGTCTTCGGTATCTGGAGTGGTTAAATTATAAATTATGTTTGTGTATGCGCGTTTTATTTTGGAAAAGTGTTCAGCATTACCACCACGATCAGGATGATGCTTCATTGCCATTTTTCTATAAGCTCGTTTTACATCATCAATCGAGGTGGTATACTGTATCCCAAGTACTGAATAGTTATCCATGTTTATGATATGATTGTGTGCTTATTGCACAGTTATGGTTATTTGGTGGTTCTTAATACTAATGCTTTATTGCTGTTTTCAAATATAAAGTTTTCACCAATCTTTGATATATTGAATTCTCCAATATATTTAGAAAGGAACATAATCTCACCTATATCTTTTGACTCGAACATTGGTTTTTCTGTTTGATTGGAATACACATCTATTTTATTACCAAATTCTATTATTTTCATTTTTAGTGGTTCTGCGAATCTTTTTTTGAATATTAGATTATCATCATCTATATGAATACTTTCTAGATAACTTCTATGAAAAAAGTTAGAAAAGTTGTTCAAATGCTCAGAATTCTTACGTGACTCATATTCTTCTTTTGAAACAGGGACATTTTCTGTTAATGATTCATCAGATGCCGGTATGCTGTGAAATGATTTATAATATCTAAATTTAAACTCTTTTAAGTTAGTTAATAGTTTAATACCATTTAACAATTCCATTATTTGAGATGGTATTCTTCTAGTACGTTGTATTTCTACGAATACTTTATATTTACCGTCATTTAGTTCCCCTGGTGTAAAGTCAGAATCCAGTACGAAATCATATCCACGTTCTATAAAGTTAACTAAATCTTTTGATGCTTCTAAACTATCGATAGTAAATGATAACACGCAAATATCTGCATCTGTTCCCATTTTAGATGTATAACTATCTATTTCAAAAATATTGTCAACAAGATCTTCCAGATCATTTGCAAGTAATTCTTCATTAAGCTGGGACATTTGATCCTCCAGTTAAATCAGCTGGCATTCCTACTCCTGGTGCAGGTGTTCCTGGCATTGGTTGCATTTGTGTTTGCATTGCATCTGCCTGTTGAGCTGCTGATGCGTCCACCCGTGAGTTTCTACCAACCCCCATTTTATGTTTCATCATTGCCATGTAACCTTCATACATATCTGATATTAATTCTTTTGGTAATATGAAATGAACTACCCATACTTCTTTTCTATCTAACCTGGGTTTTTTTGTTCCTGGTCTAAAATCTTCTTCTGATTTTACCTTTCTAGGTTCAATCATATGAGTTTTTTCATATTTTATTTTGCATCCATAATCTAGTAATCTTTTTGCACCCATTGGGTCAGGCATTTTGTTACGTGGCCACATAAAGGCTACTTTAATCCAATGCCTTTTCACTTCAGGTCCATAAACAAGTTCGCCATCAATCCAATTTTCGTACACGTATAAATCCATTTCATCTAATACTCGTTCAATATCCTTGAGAACAGACAAACTAGAGTTTGATGAATATATTGTGTTAATATTTTGTATGATATCCAATTGATCGATCATTGATAAAATCCATGTTTTTAAATGTATAAGTATTTATCTTAATAAATAAATTATATATACATCGGAGAATATATAATGGCAAGACAACGAACAGAAAAAAAGTTAACAACAGAAAAAGTGATAAAACCTAAATTTATGGAGGAACGCACACAAAACATAACACCGTTAGTCCCATTAAACCCATTACAGGCACAATATATTAAATTCGTGCAAGAAAAAAGGCTGGTGATTGCGACTGGTTATCCAGGTACCAGTAAAACGTATATTCCTACTGTTATTGCATGTGATTTATGGCGCAAAGGTGAAATAGATCAGATATTTTTAACTAGACCAAATATATCACAATCAAAAAGTCTAGGTTTTTTTAGTGGTTCACTAGTTGAAAAAATGATGAACTGGTTGTTACCTGTTTTAGATATTATGTATAAACGATTAGGACGAAATGTAGTAGAAATAGCTATAAAGAATGGTGATATAGCATTCATACCATTGGAGACCATAAAAGGTATGTCATTTGGACAGAGAACTTTTGTTATATGTGATGAGGCCGAGGATTTAACAGTTGCCGAAGCGAAAGCGGTAGTCACCAGACAAGGGGGTGGTACCATGATATTGGCTGGTGACTTGGAACAATCTGCACTGGATGAAAAATCTGGGTTATTATTTTTGAAAAATATAGTTGAAAAAACCCCAGAATTGGAGAAATTCACAGGGTTTGTAGATTTTAATAGACCATCTGATATCGTTCGTTCAGCAGAATGTAAAGCATGGATATTGGCACTTAAAAATCATAAATGCTAGTTAACTAGCCCTTGTAATAGAGGGCTATTACTTTAACGCTGCTGCAATCCTAATCAATGTAGCAGATAAGTTTATTTCTGGGTCAGAAATCATAGTATGTTCAACTAATCCACGTTTTACTTCTAGTATAATCTTTTCTTGGATATCTATATTATCAGTAAGTATATCCAAGTTGGTATAAATCCATTTAAATATGTCTTCCATATCTTCTGGTCTAGCTTTTTCACACAGTAATAATCTTGCTTCTCGAATTTTACCTTCTTTGAATAATTCAACCATTTCTATTTTATAGTCTGCAGTTGTGCTATCACCAGTATCAGGGATTAATAGTTGATTATTTACTGTATTATACTGTAATAAATTAATACATTTTCTAAGATCTGGATATGTTGCCTTTACATAGGTATCTAACGTATCTAATTCAAACTCAATTCCTTCGGTAGCTAGAATGGTTGCTGCTCTAATTGAATATTCAACTTTATCAAGTTTTTCAATATGAAATCCCTGACATCTTGAGTGAATTGCTGGTATTATTCTATTAGGATAGTTAGCAGTTAGTATAAACCTAGAAGTTATATGATATTCTTCTAATAATCCTCGTAATGCAGCCTGTGCGTTAACACTTAAATAATCGGCCTCATCCAAAAATACCACTCTCTTTTCACCAAATGGCATTAATTCTACAAATTTTACTATAGTATCCCTGATATCATCGATAGAATTAGTTCTAGATGCATTAATTTCCAACACATCATATTCATGAATACCAATTTCATTAATTAACAATTTCGCAAGCGTGGTTTTTCCGACGCCAGGGCTACCACTGAACAAACAATGTGGTATTTCTTTATCATTAATCCATCGTTGAACTTTTAATTTTTGTTCAGTGTCTTTAAATACATAATCATCTACTGAAGCTGGTCGGTATTTTTCAACCCAGAGTGTTTTTTCAATCATTGTTTTGTTAAACTTGTAAATTAAACATTATAGGACTATACTGGACAATTTGCAACATAAAAAAGGGGCCAATGCCCCTTAAATTATAGATCACCTTCTTGTCGATGTTCACTATAGTATGGATCAAATGTTCCACCTGGATATCGTTTTTCTAGCTTTACCACATTTTCTGCTAAAACATCGTTAGGATCTAGGTTTAATGCACGACACGCATTAATCCAGTACCAACCAATATCACCTAATTCTCGTTTCATGTGAAATATAGTGTCACTATTTAATTCCTTTCCCTGGAACAAAATTTTCTTTGGCAATTCACAAAATTCGCCTGATTCTGCTGCTAATCCAATCGCGCCAGTTAATAATAATGGGATATTCACCCCAGTATCTGCTAGTTCTCTAACTCTATTAATAAATAATTCAACATCATTAGATTCATTTGATGTAACTTCAGATACGAATGCTTTATATTTGTTTAAATCGATTTGTTTTGTCATTTTGCTATATTATAGTCTAAAGGTTTTTCATCACTGACTAGTAAAATATCATTATTATCCACTTTACGGATATCAAATTTTGAACCATCAGCCTCTTCTATTGTCACACCACGAGTCCATCGACCATGGTCTACATAGATCCATTGTCCAACTGAAACATCTTTTTGTTCTGGACCCACCGCATATACTTTACCCCAGCGTGGTTTAATCCCCTCAACTTTACCATCTTGATTAGGAATGATAATACCAGTGGTGGTAAATTCTTCTTTAAATTCCATGTCAACGACAATAACATCATCGTGTATAGCTCTTAGTTTACCTTTGATTGCCATTATGCCTCCGGCACATCTGATTGTTCAACTGACCGAGTTGATTTTGTTTTTTGTTGAGTAGTTTGCTGGACAACCGGTGTAGGTTGTGTTGGTTGGGACATTGCTTTAACTCTAGCTGGTTGTGACACTACATTATCGCTAGTTGGGTAGTTTTCTGCAACCGGATCTTCGATTTTTTTAATTATTTTCCCACCTGGACCAATTGTATCACCTCGTGCATTTACTTTAGCATTACCAACTGCTAGTGTTGTTTCATTTCTCATGATTAATTTGTCTAGCTCAATGGCAACGCCATTCATAGATCTATATATTTTTCTACCACGGTCATTAAATGACATTAATTTTCTCCTGTTCTTAAAAATTCGGTATAGTCAAGGTTATATTTCAATGAATCTATTTTATGCACTCCTAATATATACAGTACATAACTAGCCACGGAACTACCCCGACCAACACCCCATACGATGTTACATTCTCGCAACGTATCAACAATATATTTAAGTACCGTTAATACTGGTATCATATTTAGTTTTTCAAATAACATCAATTCTTCCATACATCGTATTTTCTGAGAATCAGATTGACAATTCTCTAAACAAAATACATATATATCAAAATCATTATATTCTGGTGGTATCATCCATTCAGATTGTTTGATTTTGTCATATTCTTCTATATCAAAAGATTGATTAGCATTTGTATCGATATTTAGCATACTATTACTGATGAATTTTTTTATTTCTTCAGTATTTTCAGCTTTTATACCATCAAATTTAAATTTACCCTTATAAATCAGGTCAAATAGATCATTTGATTGAAATATTGGGCTTCCATAATTGTCATATTTCATTTAGCCTGCACACATGTTATGGTAGTATCTACTTCTTTTTCATACTTCTTCAAATCAGTAACGGTTTGCTCACCGATAATCTTACAAGAAGTCTCTGATGGTAAGTTTGTAATTATCTTAGTATCCAAATCGTGATGGAATTGACCAAGCAGTGATGTAGTTAGTATTAAAGTCCACATAAAGGTTATATTGGAATAATGTGAACTCTATTATAGCATAAAACCTTTGATGTGCTACTCGACTCGAATCAATGAAGCCAAATCAACATCCATTTCATCCTGTTGTTTCTTCCACACCTTGAGTCTACGTTGCTGGAGTTCATTTTGATAGTCTTCTATGATCATTGCCAATTGAAATCGCATATCCTGGTTAGTGGCTAACCAATATTTTCTGTTCAGGTCTGACAGTTTAGTTTCAAGTTGAGTATCGTTAAGATCTGATAAATTATTAATTAATGGATGCATAGTTATATAGAGTAAAATAAAAGATTTGTTCCGCCAGATTGAGAAGTTGTTATTAAAATTTTATTATTTACTGGATCATACGTCATTTTATTAAGAGTTTGGCCAGAAGCTAATGTCACCGGGAGGATATTTGAATACCAGCTAACTAAATCAGCAGAATAAAGATAAGTTGATGAACCAGAAGTTAATATATAAAATCCATTCAAATAAGAAATGTTTGTCCATGTTGTAGTTGAATAAGCGCTAGGTAACGTAATTGCTGTCCACGTTAACCCGTCAGAAGATGAATATAAAGAATTTGCAATCGATTGTCTTCTACAAAATAGTAAATTATTTGCCATCCCTATAGGATTGACATAATTCGTTGACGAAAATGGGGTTGTCTCCGCAACAGTAGTCCACACCATAGATGTTGGATTAACAGAAGATAATGAACAATAATTAACATTTCCTCCACTATTATACACAAATAATGTATTATTTAAAATCCACGCAGAAAGTGGACTTAATCCCGTTACTCCAGAACTTACAGGAGTAGACCAAGTTGATCCATTTGTTGTATAAGATATAATACTTGCCGTAAAAACTCTTATTAAATAAAAAGTTCCATTGTCTGAAACTCCAGAAAAAATTCCAGTTGAACTAGATGTTGGGAATAAACCAGCTGTTAATGACCAAGTATTACCTCCATTAGTTGTTATTAACCCAGCGCTAGTATTTGTTCTAGTGCATATTAAAGTGGTTGAATTAACAACAAATGGTGTTTTATAAGACAAATTACTAACAGGATCATTCGGGATTGTTTGATCAACCCAATTTACACCATCAGAAGAATATTGTCCTATTGTAGCTTTAGATATTGTTGGTATAATAAAATTTTTACCATTCATTGTCATCACCTGTGACCAAAATGAAGTTGTTGGTAAGGTGACTGCTGCAAATGTTGGTCCTATTGGGTTAGAGATACCAACTACTTCATTCCCAGCAGCAGCCATAATTAAATTTAATACACTCATATTAGTTGCTATCCTTTGCTAATACTAAACCTCTCCACGTAACACCAGCATCATAAGTATAAAATCCAAGTATATCAACACCAGTAGTGGTTAATGTTGGGGCAACACCACCAGCCCATTTTACTGATGATGGCCATGTTATATTTGTTCCAGGATTTGTGACTTCTAAAATAAATGAATACACGTTTCCAGACGTTGACGCATTAATAAATGTAAAAGAAGTGGCACCAGAAATAGTCTTATAGAATACCGATCCAGATGAAACATCTATTGAAGTACTTGCAATAGATAACGCTTTTTCTATAGTTCTATTAACTGTTAAATTACCGGAAATAGTTGAACTTGATGTAGTAGAAACTGCATTAGTAATCCCATATCCAGCTAGTGTTGTAGGTTTTCCGGTTACAATTTTAGACCAATCTAAATCAGGTATATCATTTGAAGTTAATGCCACTGTACCAGAAGTAACTCGACCAAAACTATCAACACCAACACTATAATACGCCCCACTAACTCCAACAGGTTTTAATGCTAAACCAGTAGTCGTCATAATAATAGTGTTATTATCAGTCATTACATCTTGATAATTAGTTCTCCATGATGGAACTAATCCCGGACCATTAGATGTTAATACTTGTCCAACTTCGCCGACACCATTTTCCAAAACCAAAGAACTACTTAAATTTAATTGATATATATTTGTGTTCGTAAACGGTATAACTGAAAAATTGTTTTCATATTTTGAGATTTCACTTATGTTACAAGATGGAATTGATAATACTGGGTTTGTTAATAAATCAATTCGGCCTGTTATCCCATTAGTACTAATAAAAGTATCATCGTTAGTAACTAAATCAAAATTATTAAGTGTCAAACCAACAGAAGATATTAATCCAGATATAGAATTATTATTTGGATATTTAACTAAATTAGGACTTGATGATATTAATAGAAATGAATCTGTTGCATTTAATTCATCGGCTGGCATCCCATATGATGTTAATCCGTCAATTTTATTTTGCCAATTAATTACTCCATTTTCAGTTATTTGTAACACAATAACAGTATTAATATATACAGCTTTTATAAAAATATTATTTCCATTATTAGCTATTGCAATTGGTTCAATACTATCAAAATTTGTATTTGAAATACTTGATAATCTTTTTTGCCAAATAATGGAACCATCAGTGCCTGAAAATTTAATTATAGCAAATGATATATTATCATCAAGGATTAATCCGTAAATATCATTATTGTTATCAATGCAAAAATCTATTAATGTGGAAATAGTAGAATTTATATAAATCGAAAATATTTCTGTTGCCAATCCATTATTATATTTTATGAATCCAGGTCCTAATACATCTGTTAATGTGTGGAATTCAACAAGTGCTATTAAATTTTGATTAGAATCATATTTTACTTTTCTAAAATTACATTCAGAAAAACTAGCATAATTTTGGTATATTAATCCATCTAAATTGAATGAAAATTCATAGATGAATTGAATTTCTTGATAATGGTAGCTAATAATGAAAACTGGGTCAGTTAGATTATTAGTTGAAGGTTTTAACGCAATATCTGCATATTGATTATTATCATAAGATGGTATTAAGTATTCATTTATTAGCATACCGGATTCAGGATCAATACTTAACAAATATAGATTTGTTTGTTGATCGGAAGCTAAAACAACTAATACTTTATATTTTGATTCATATAAAACTTTAATCGGTGATAAATATGTTTGATTTTTTAATTCTTTAGACCATATTAACCCACCATCTGCAGAAAATTTTACAAGAACTCCACCATCCATTCCTTCACTAGGAATACCATATAATCTATAGATAAATCCATCTGGATCAATTTCTGTATTAAAATTAATTAGCGAAGTTCTAAATGAATACCAATTCATCCAATAATCATAATGCTTAGTAGTTCCTATTTCAGTATTACCGGCACTACTCATCATTACTAATGTATTATCAACTGTAGTTAATACCTGACCTAAACCAGCATCCGCCACTTGCACAGAAGAATTACCCTGATATATTTTACTAACGATTACGTCCCCAATATCCCCATTGACAGAGGTGACTAAATTAGTGAAATTATCAATATCTTGTATCCATTGATATGTGGTGCCGTCCCATGATAAAATAGTATTTGCTATCGTTGGTGATGGTAACGGATTCCATGCATCAGTCAAACGTCCTTTACCATCAACGGTAAATCCAAAATAATTACCAGGAGTAACTCCTGTATCTGGTAATGTTATTAAATCAATGTTAGAAACTGTCAATTTTAAATCTTCGATTTCAGAATCTATTAATAATAAACTATTTTTGATGTATGAATAGTTATCTCTAAATCCTTGTGATGAATTATCTACCCCTAATACGGGAAAGTTTATAACGATATCGTTGATTGCGTTTAGTAAGTTGCTCATGCTATTTGTGTCCTGTCCGTGGGGAAGTAGATATATTTATCTGTGGTATTATATGAATACTGAATAGAGTAAGCTGAATCTACCACTGGAGTAAATGATAATGGTGAATTTAATACTGCTTGTTTTGTTGCACCATTATATGATAATATTGTTTTAGTTTCGTTATTAATGATAAAATTCATACCTACATAACTATTATCATTAGTAGACGCTGACAAATCCAGCACTACTGTAGAATTTGTGCTATTTGCTTGTAATTTATCATCAATGTTAGAGGCTACTACTATGTTATTTTTCGTAGAAGATATGATATATCTATCAATGTCAAAATCGATATCATTGAAATTAAAACCAGTAGTTGAAATATAATTTTGAATATTTAACAATATACTATCAGCCATTCCAATTTTGCAATAACATAGAACTATTGCAGGGGTATAATCTAATTCTACCATAGAACCATCTTGAATAGTTCTCATCCATAATGGTAATCTATGTCGTTCATGATGTCCCATATCATTAATACGCTTTCTCCATAATGATATACTTGATGGTTGTTTATACTGAGTATATTGATCATTAAATACCATATTGGTTCTATCAATAGTTACACTAAATGGGCTATTATCAATTGTTATAGGAACATTGTCTTTCGATGTGAATATATTAAGTGGTAAGTGTTTTTTCCCTATTTCTAATGGATCTAATATTTCAACATATATTACTTCATATATTTTAGTATGCGTTCCGGGTATTTTTGCTACAGCCTTTTTTACATCACCGAATTGAAACTTTTTTCGTAAATGATTTTGACCAACCGTGCTTAGAATATCAATCATAGATTTAGTTTCTATACCTGCATAAACTAACATGGTCATATCTGATTGTATTCCGAAATATTGATCACCGTGTCTATATATTGCATCATTTTCGAATACTTCATTATTGTATATAAATGAAGTAAATGCATCTCGTTGTTTTGGTTTCAATAATGGTTTTACATAAACGTCACTATACTGAATATCATTTGGTACGTACACCTCTATGGTAAACTTTTTCGATATTTGTGCCAATCCGAACAGGTCACTTGCTAATACTTCGAATGTATACGATCTATCTATTGTGGTGGTATCATTATCAAGGATAAAATCATAATTAGTAATTCTAGGATATTCGAATTGATTTATTTTTCCAGTGATTTCCCCTAGACTATTCATATATAATCCAGGAGGCAATGTTCCAGATATTATAGAATAGGTAACACGAATTGTGTTAGTGCATTTTGCTTCAACATATAATGTACTAGGTGTTTCAACTTCTAATACTCCTAGATTTGATTCAGTGATCCATTTAATATTATTATCTATTTCCCCAATAACTTTTAATGTGAATGTCCTCGAAGATGACGCAGTATCATAGTTACTTTTATATGTACCAATGTTTGTTGGTAATACAGTTAATGTGGGACCAGTAGCAGATATTGTATGATTAATATCTGCATACCATTGATATATTTCCCATGGATATAAAACTGATTGTTCAGAATAATATGTTTCACCAGATGTAAAATTTCTATATATCCAAACAGAATTTAATGTTGGTCTATACAACTTTACCCCGGATTCACCACTTATATAATCTAAACTGGTGTATATTCTATATGCATCATATGATTCGAGTGCATAATTTCTATAAACAATTGTGTTATTTAATTTTATAGGGAAAGTATCTATCGTACTTTCAATTGGTTCTGGTCTAACTTTCCCAATTCTAGTAGCAGTAACTGTGAAATTAAATGTTTTGGTAACTGCCGGTTGATATGGTATGATTCCAAATATTTCTGCAGTAGTAGTATCGAATTGCATTCCGTGCGGTAACTGACATATAGTTCCATCTGGATTGAAAGTATCTATTGAATATAATACTGGATTTTTTGCTTCTGTTTCATATATATCTAGTTTAAATGTTTGATAATTGCTTGCACGTACAGATCCTAAATCACTTGGGGTAAACCATAATGGATTTCTTAAACTGCTCACGTCTGCTGTATAATCAGTATCACCTAAGTGTAAACTATCATTGTCACTAAAAAATGAATCATCACCAACAACAAATATTTTAAATTTTCGTTGGGTTATTGTATTTCCGTCAGAAATAGATACTACAAATTCATAATTTCTATTAAGTTTTTTAGGCTGCGGATAATACTCGGAATAACCATATCCTAAAAAATCGAAACCATATGAATCAAAACCATATGAATTTATTGTTCCTTTATCATATCCAGCACTATCATATGGATTCGTATCATAAAATCCAGATGATTGTTGGTTTAATGTTTGTGATAGTAATGGTTTTATAAATCCATATATTCTACCGGTAGGTGATAATGTAAGTCCAGGAGGTAATATTCCATCTTTTTGGTTAATCCAGAATGTCAACTGCTGACCAGCAACAATATCATTATCAATTGCTAACAACTGGAAATCGACATATGATTCATCAAGTATATAATAAGAATCACTTGGCCCAATCGGTAATTCACCTTCATTTGTGACCCATGATGTAATATCAGCGCCATCAACATTTATGGTAAAAGTTCTATCTGATATCAAGCTGTTAAGAACTGCTCGTATAACAAATTTTGATTTTTTTAATGATACTACTTCGTGTGGTGTACCAATGATTTCATTATTTTTTAAATAAAGTCCCCCAGGCAATGATCCAGATATCAATGTTGTAGTCGTATTAATAGAATCTACTAATGGCAATGTATATTGATATGCAGATGCTTCAGGTATAGTATCTAATGATATAGGGTTAGGAATACTCCAAATATTTGCCATGTAGAATCCTTAGCTCAAATTCACCCACACACCATTCTGATAGCCCTGGAACGCATTGTCAGTCGTGTTGTAAATCATATCACCAGCGACAGCGGTAATGGCATCTCGTTCAATGGTGGTCATCTGAGCGAGTCTCAGTGGTGCTTTAACAGTTAATTCCTCTAACGTGGTTGGAATATAATGAATCCCATCCCACACTAATAACTGATTTATAGCAGGGACATTGGTTGAAACATTATACAATCCTTCAATACTATGATTACTTATATTGTCTACCGTGCCAGATACATCACCAATGACTGATCCGGTATGAACTCCAGTAGTATTACCGAATACGTTGCCATATACATCACCCGTAAGTACACCATCAATAGATGTTGTTACAGTAATGATATCAGTTACAATATTACCACATGTTATATTTTTACCACTGGCATTTACATCAGATGAAAATATTATAGAATTGTTAGTTTTTAATACTAATGATTTATCAGAAAATAATTCTACCGCATTATTTACAGTAGATATTGCTATTTCATTCAGTTTTAGGTTAGAGTATTCACCATCAACTTTATTGAATATTGAATACCCATTAGTGTCTAAATCACTAGAAAGAGTAGGTGATAAATCATCAATTAACCCATTAATAGATTCTGGTACACTAATTATAATATGTTCAGGGGTATCTGTTATAATAACTTGCTGAGAATATGATATTAATGGTTTGAATTTTATATTTACACCATCAACTACTAACACTGAAGAACCGGTGGTTGTGGTGTTGTCAAATGTGTTTAATCTTTCTTTTAGATATTTTAAATTATTATCTGTTTTGTGGAAAGCAGTATTAAGGTCATCTGCTGTTCCAGAATTAGCCAATGCTCCAAAATTGTAATTAGTCCATTCAGTCATTTTTATTCCTTATAATTGGTATACACTAAACCATGTTGTTCCATCACATGCAATAATAGCTGATGTCATTACAGTGTTGAGTATATCTATTCCACTATACTTCAAGTTAATATTATCACTGCTAGTACTATGAATAATTACTGATCTACCAGCGATAAGTGGTAAATTATATACCCGTGCTGAACCGTGGGTGTCATTAATTGATAACACAGTTGGTAAATTTGCATTGGTAAATGTAATTGGTCCAGTTGTAGAATCGACTAAAGCAGATGGTGATGGCTCTAATGCAGTTATTCTAGATGCCAATGAAGATTCAGCTGATTGTGCGCGTGTTATCTCATTATTAATACTAGTTGTTCTTGATGATGCTTCATTGCTTATAGCAGTAGTTAATGATGCTTCGGCTGCTTGGGCACGTGTTATCTCACTATTAATACTGGATGTTCTTGATGATGCTTCATTACTGATAGCAGTAGCTAATGATGATTCAGCTGATTGTGCGCGTGTTATCTCATTATTAATACTAGTTGTTCTTAATGATGCTTCATTACTGATAGCAGTAGCTAATGATGATTCAGCTGATTGTGCACGTGTTGTTTCGGATGAAATAGCATCAGAAATGGTTGTAATACTATTGGTAATAGCCAGTTCAGCCGCAGTTGCTCGTGATATTTCAGAATCCAACGAAGAAATTGATGCTACTACGTTGCTATCAACGGCAATAGTTCCAACAGTAAGTTCAATAGGTAAAATACCATACCCAGCCGTAAATGCATTCCATGCTAATTCATTACTGAAATAATACTTACCACCGCTTTCTGTAATTTGATCAGTATATAGATTGGCTAATGAATTTGCTGATATTAGTATATTATTATCTGATGATACATCAATGGTAACACCTGCTCCAGCGATAATATTTCTGCATGAAATACTATTACCAGAATTGTTGCTCATTAAAAGTTGATTGGAACTATATGGATTGGTAGTTTTATTTCCAAAATCGGATAGATTTGCAAATTTTAACGTATCTCCACCAAGTATTGCACTGGATAGTAACGAAAAATTAGAATTAACTTTTTTGAATGCTTCTCTGATGGTGTCACCAGAACCGTCATTTCCACGTGTCCCTACATCGATGGATTGAATTGTTGTTGCCATTAGGATAAAATCTCCGCATATTTCTATTATTTATCCATAATAGAAAACTCAGATCCAATGGTTTATAATAATATCATCGATGACATCTGATGGCTTTGGATCGCCATGAAAAACTAAAATTTTAGTGTCCGGGTGAATAATAGGTGCTGATTTTTGTTGGAATGTTATCTTATTTTCGATTTTTATTAATTCATTTCTATTTCTCACTTCCCATTTATAACTTCGTATCCAGTTATCAGGAAAATATTCAAAATTATCGGTTAAGTATTTATTTAAAAAATCTTGGTCACCATGAAATGAATGTATTTGATTAAAATCATTTTTCAGAATGTCCCAAAGATGGTGGTAATTGGCTGATTTAAATTTGAATACCGAACTATTGAATTTCGTCCATGTTGGTATCGATGCTCTAGTAAAATCCCTGATGATACTAAATTTGGTTGGTTCATACTGAAATATATCGTCAATGTTGTTAATTATGACGACATCGAGGTCAATAAATAAAATTTCACCATGGATAGGCATTTCATCACTGAATACCCACGGTTTGAACCACCATCCAGATAAATTGTAATCTGGTAATGGTATATGATGTATATTTGGGTGCAACCCAAGTGGATCTTCTGTTATACAAGCAAAACGAAAAGGAATTGTTAAGTTCCTTTTCGTCATGTTGTACAATTTATTCACATAATCATATGAATATTTGGTGCCATGCTTTAGACATAACACCCATTTTTCATTTAGCATGCACCTGGGCCACTGATAGGCTGTGCATTACCATTTTCATCAATCAGTATTTTAACGTGGTCAATACATCTCGTTTCAATACGTCCATTTAAACCATACGAATAGTCTGATTGTGTTGATATCGTATCCCCGTTAAGAGCAGGTATTGCGATAGATGCAATAATACCAATAATAGCAATTACTATCATCAGTTCAATTAAAGTGAATCCGTTAACAGCTTTCATATGTTTCCTGTATTATGCAATTGTGCGATTAATTGAACCATATCTGATAGCAATTCTTGTCAGAATTGTTGGATGGCTCAGGTCTTTGTTATACTTACCAAGAACGATTTCTTCGGCAATATCATCAGGTTTTGATGATGAATAATCAAAACTACCCAGTTTGATATCACCAAGTAAGCAACCACCAAAGGTGATGGTTTCAATTACATTACCGTTATTCAGTACTTCTAAATTCATATTGAACTTAGTATGCTGTGTACCAGTGTTTAATGATTGGATACTTTTAGCCAGATCGTTATTTACATCATCTTCACAATACAAATATACAGTGGCATAGTCACGAGTAGAATTGAGTGAAAATGGGGAGATTTTGACCAATTGTTCTGAAATCACAGTTGTTACTTCATCCTCGACTGTGCGGCATTTGATTGATAGACGAAAATTATCACGCAGTTTTGGTGTACGAATTGTCATATTGTTACCTTGAGTTGTTGTTAAAAAATTGTAGTCATTTCCATTTAAGAATATAAAATATTAGCTTTTCTTCTGTAAATAATACTCTGACATTTATCATCATATCACCATCTGGTGTATATGTCAATAGTTTTTCGATAGAAACAGCATTATTTTTCACCCATCGTCCTTTTGATGTTTTCATAAATTGTTCAATACTACTATCATGATACATCATTTTAGTAGTATACACTATGATTGATTTTAATGTGCGAGTTTTTCCTGCTACCAGGGTCATAATGCTTTTAATAATACTTGATTTTCAGTTAATTTTCCAGATGCTTTGATATCTAATGTATCAATATCATCAATAAAAGTCTTTAAAGCTAGTTTACCACTATTTTTAAACTTTGTCAACTGTTCAACTGGTTTTAATAACGTTTTTCCTATGGATTTTATACTATCATAATTATCAATAGAGGTTCCATTGACCGATAACCCCCCATCTTTACCAACAAATCGATAAAGTTTCCTAGTTTTTGTATCATAAAGGAACAATTCGGTTGCACCAATGATGGTAATGGGATCAATACTACTCAAACCCAATTTTTCATCCGTTGATTTGAACTTTAGTTTTGCCACCATCTTTTCTTTACTGATAGGTTTGGCTGCACGAGGTTTCTTGATATTGGTATTTTCTACCAGTTTATCACATTCCTCAAATAATTTCAAGTATATTTCATATAATGATCTTATTAACTTTATTGGGTATGAGCTATATGCTTCTTTTATTTGTTCATCACATGTTTTTTCTACTACTGACTGTAATTCAGTTGATATTGATGCAAATGCAGATTTAATGGTCGCAACATGCTGATGTTTAATGTTATATTCTCGTAATAGTTCATCAACTTTTATGATAATAGATTGATTTTTGTAAAATTTTTCAACAATATCATCAAATTCTGAAATAAACCGGTGAACAATCTCTTCATTTTTATCCACTTTTGGTTTTTCTTCAATTTGATCATCGTCATCAAACTCTGAAATATCCTGTTTACTGTCCTCTAGTATGCTTACAATGCGATTGCTTATCCAACCCTTTATGTCATGGTTACCCAATGCTAAGGAACGTTCTACAGGCATTCCATTAAGCACACAGCTTATTAATCCACTAATGGTTGAATTGCATCTCCAATCTTTTACTTTTTTGAATTGTCGTATGGTATCTACATCATATCCTTCTATAGTCATCCATTTTATAACTAATCGCTTTGATTCCTTTTTGTCTAACATGAGGTTGTAATACTGCATTGCCTCGTGGAATTTACTTCTGAATTCAGTATCAATCCATTCTTCTGCACCGTTCCAGCTGGGACTGTTATCTTGTTTTAATGATTGTCGTATGGTATGAATATTGGTTGTTGATTTTTTCTTACGTGATTTTGCCGCCATTGTTCGCTCCGAATGCAATTATTTATTAATGATAGCAAATTTTTTAGATCTTACAAGATGGTGAGTTATGATCAGTTGTCCAATCATAACTCAAATGATATTATTTTTTAGATTGACACGCATCTACTATGGCGTTGACTTGGTGTGACATATTGACATAATTTTTTAACAATATGTTACCTCCATCATCAGCCATAATGTTGTCTGCAATTTCAATATTTGCAGATTTTGGGATTTTTGCAGCTGGTTGTAAATTATCAATAGCTAATTCACATTGTGAACGAGCACAACCAGATAGTAATACTATGATGAATAATGATAATTTTCTCATTGTAATTTCTCTATATCGTCATTTAACGAAGAAGATACAAGTCGTTTTTTGGACGGAGTTGGTGCAGGTTCAGGTTCAGATACTTCTTCTACGTTAACTTCTTCGGGTGCTGATATATTCTTAGGTTTAAAACCTACTTTTGTAGACGTTGCCATAGTTGATCCAATATTGAATAAACCAGCAACAGTAGTTATACCAGTTGCTAATCCAATAAGTTGTTCCGGGGTTAATTGCATATTACAAATACCACAGTCAAACATATTTAATACAGCAACCAATCCAGATAGTAAAACCATTATTGTATTAGCATTAATGGTTTTTTGTTTCCAGAATTCAGGATTTGCAACAGATTTTCCTGCTTGGAAAATCTCCATCATTTGTGAAATTTTCATTATTCTATACCTTTTAGCTCAACTACTGCAATTTCTATTGCCAAGTTAACTAAACGATTTGCATAAGAAATTTCTTTTACTGCAAGTTCAGCTAAAATAATACCGATAGCTGCGGTGCGTTTTGCGTCAGATGTCAACAGTGATGGATCTGATTCAATCTGTCTGATTGCATCTCTGGCAACTGGTATAATAATATCCAATTGTTCTTGTACTGCTTTTTTAAAAAACTTTGAAAAAAAGTTTTTTAGTGCGTCGAATAGTTTCATGATTTTCTCCTAATTAGTATGACTATTTATCATTCTAATGGATGTTCTGGCCTATTTGAGCAGTACTCACAATTTTCATCGTCACATTTATGTTCTAACCAAATATTACATAGCGCACAAAAATATGCATCATATTTTTGATCATACATTTGTGGTTGTTTGCAATGTGGACAAATATCGATTTGTATCATGTCCACATTGATTGACGAACTTTTATCAATCTTATCATCATTTTTTCATCTTCATCATCATATTCCTTTTCTATATGATGTAAAACATCTAATAATTTTGATGTCTTCTTTTGCTCTTCTGGTGTTTTATCGTTAAAATATGAAAATAAATTATCTTCATTGGATCGTCGTGAATCACAATAAGCAGACCATCCACTAATATCATATGGGTCTGGTCTATTTGGTCTAATATTTTTCCACCATTCATACAATTCTAATTGTTCTTTTGCTGCAATAGCTTGTAATGTTGGTGTTCCATAATCCTGATCTAACCAATGGGTGTATTCTTCATTGGTTAATGTCATTTCCCATTTTAAATAATCGACTCCAGCTTCAGGGCATCTCCACTCTCTAAACCATCTTAACAACCAATATTTGCGGAATGTGGGTACAGCATATTTTTTCTGTGCATCTTTACTCCACATACAGTAATGCCATGCTTTTTCCACTTCAACGAAGTTTACCAATTCATCAAACAAACAGTTTAAGATTCTAGTATCAAAATCGTACCATTGTCCTTTTTTTAAATTAGACGTTAACGCATGGGTTTTTGTAGTGAATCTATTATTCAAATAATATCTGACATCATTAATTTTACCAGGGATATAATTAACAAACTTTTGCACATCATCAAAAAATTCTTCAACTAACCAATATCGAAACGGGAAATCATCTTTTGCTGTTTTATGCCAATCATCCCATCCTTCCCATGTTTCACTATATGGTTTTGTTGTTCCGCGAATTTTGTCTGCAAGTTTGCTACAACTCCAGTAGTTCATGTTACCTCTGATATTTAATTAATGGTTGTTGATCTTCTTTTAGTGGCCAACTGTATGTTCTATAACAATCAACACACCCTTTCATAAACTGTGTTCTAAATAGGAGCATTGATGTTTTGCAAAATGGGCATTTATCATTATTAAACAATATCAATTGTTCGATTGTTAATGATGAATTATTTGTCATGCCTAAATCCAGCAAATCTTGGAAAACGCAATGAGTAAGTTAAATCTTGATTCTGTGTAATAGCATCTGCCATAATTTCTACTGTTTTTCCAATAATATCACGTTTATTTATCCAATATTCACCTCGTTGTTCATCTGAAAATCCAGAACCACAACTAACATCAATTAATCGTCCATCATCTATTCCATTACACGAGAATGCCCCCATCATCCCTTCATATTTACCAGTACCCTCTACTACATCAAATACAACAAGATCAACTGATATAACAGGTTTTTTCTTTAGCCATGCCACTGAACGTTTTAATTCATACGGAGCATCGGGATCTTTTAACATTATTCCTTCAAATCCACCAGCAATTGCAGTTTCATTAAGTTGTTTGAATCGTATGTTACCTTCTGCAGTGTCTAAATCAACCAACTCTTGATTAACAACTTGTATATAATTAGCAAGAGCCAAAAATATGTTTCTGCCATACCAATTATGCAATTTTTCAAGACGTTCGTATTGTGGTATTTCACATTTACCACGTTGAAAATCAACAAGTGGGATCATGTCAAACAAATACAATACTGAATCATTTGTAACAACATTATCTTTTCGATAAAGTTGTTTCATTAATGCTTGAAAATTAGAACCCATTATCTCACCATCAAAAACATACGGTTGATCTAAATGAATGGACATTTGACCAAGCTGGTTTCGAATTTGTGGGAAGTTTATAAATTCTTTTCCATTTCTACTATATTGACACACATGGCCATTTGGATACACTATCGAAACAATACGAACACCATCATATTTTATATCTATTAGTTTTTTACCCTTTACTTTTGATTCATGTTTTGCAGAATCATGTGCCAATTGTACAGAAAATACTGGTACGTGATATTGATTAAACTGTTTATCAACAACGTTATTGACTGTTTTTTCATTTACGCCACATTTTAGATTTTTATCTAATATTCGACGATACCAGAAATTCCATTCATCTGCAATAGACAATTCCATCATTGTTTGGATTGCATCCCTTGCTGCATGACCAGTAAGGTCTCGATCACGTAATTGTATAAGCAATCCTTCGAAATCATCCCAGGTGATACCAGGACCATCAATTTTGGCAACTGGTAATTGTTTCACTCCAAAAGTAGTTAATGCATCAAGACAGTATTTTAATCCATTAAAAAACTCATCATTTTGTGACTGTGCTGCATCCAAGATAACACTTTCTTTGAATAATCTACTGTTATCGGTTTCTAATTGTTGGATGATTTCGAATGGTTTCATGTTATTTACAGTTTAAGAGTTGGTGGTAAACAATTGTAGCTCCTATTTGTACTTTTGCCAAACATGATTGATATGGGTCGAACATAAATGGTGCCATTTTCCAGTTCATATCAGTATCAATTACCAAATCATGACTATCATCCCACACAGAGGCCACATTGTAGTTATTGATAAAATATGTTTCATCGGTACTTTCATCTAATACCAATTTACCACCAATAATCACCATATTGTTTTTTACAATGGCTGGATTAAAAACCACTTTATTAATAGGATCTGTTGTGTCATACACGTAAATATTAAGAACAATTGGTTTTTTAGATACTAATTTTTTTGAAGTATCTGGTTCTTTTGCTTTTAATGTCACAGTGTGCCACAAATTTGCTTGTTCAACGGTTGGGGTCCAAATTATATCAATAGTTGGAATTCCAGTGTGTTCAGATGTGTAAATATCAGATAATGTCGCACCAATTGGTAAAATACCATCTAGCGTAATCACATCTTCTTGCTTATCATAAACTTGGATTGATATTTTAGATTCAACTCCAGCTTTAATATTCCAAACACTTTCTGTTGAAAAGATAACTGGGGCACTGTTTGGTAGTTTTGCATTGGTTTTATGCACAACTGGCTTAGGTGTCGCAGTAGGTTTAGGAGTAGAAGTTGGTGTAGGTGTTGGTGGTGTGGTTGGTAATGGTGTACTTGTTGGTAATGGTGTACTGGTTGGAACCGGGGTACTTGTTGATGGCGTAGTTGGTTTGGGTGTAGATGTAGGTTGGGCAGTTGGTGTTGCAGTAACGGTCGGTTTTGTCGTGGCAGTTGGGTTGGGAGTTGCTGTTGCGACTGGTGCTGTACAAACAAATGAACCATTGTATGCTCCTCCCATTGTTGGGTATTTTGCTAAACAAAATGCAGCAATACCGTTTTTACCAGTAGTCTTTAAACTACCAGATGGGTAACCAGCGTGGCATGCAGCACAGTTGGATGTACCATTTGCAGTGGCTATAGCCGGAGTCGCATAGGCATCTACTCATACAATAGATGCCATTAACAATACAATATATTTAATCATGATAGTACCTTTAAGTTATTAGAAATACACGGTGTTTATCACCGGCTATGTTTATTATATCAGATGTTGGTGCGGAAATAATTGATTAAGTTAACAATTTTAATCAATTATCAAGTTATGGACGTTTTTCTATCACTTTATCCGCTAACCCGAATGAGACAGCATCGTCTGCACTCATGAAAAAATCTCGTTGCATTGCATTTTTAAAATCATCATATGATTTTCCAGCAGAATTATGTTTAACATACAACTCTGTCAACCGTTCATTCAACCGCTCAGATTCTTCGAACTGTATTTTCATATCGTGGATAGTACCACGGGTGCCAGCAGATACACTGTGAATCATTGTTCTGGTATCTGGAAGAATAAATCGTTTACTGGGTGCACCAGCTTGTGCAAGGAATGAACCCATTGAGCACACTTGACCCATTGCATAAGTTGCAACATCTGGTTTGATAAACTCCATTGTATTATAGATGGACAATCCTGCAGTAACTGATCCACCAGGAGAATTAATAAAAATGCTTATGTCAGAGGTTGGATCTTCTGATTCTAAGAATAATAGTTGTGCAACAATGACATGTGACATTTCATCATGGATTTCGCCATTGATAAAAATCACTCTATCACGCAACATTCTGCTAAAAATATCGAAGCTACGTTCACCACGCGATGATTGTTCAACAACAACCGGGATTAAATTACTCATTATTATATTCACCATTTACTAAGGGGGTTTCAGAAAAATCTTTAATTGTGTTAGTCATTATAACATGATCTATAATGTTTGGCAATATAAAAACACTTAATAAAATGACAACAGTCCAAAATAAATAATTATTCATGTTAAATCTCAATAGTCAAAAATTCATCCCATCCAGTATATTCTGTATATCTTTCAGAAATATAACCACGAGGATTACAGATTATATTAGTTTGTCCTATCATATAATTTTTATAATTATGCATGTGCCCATGCGTCCACACCTTTATTTGTGGATTATCCAATATCATCTCTTCTAAATTAGTGGCATATGCACCATTCATTTCTTTTTCATGCGCGAAACGTTCATCTACACTTTGAAAACTAGGAGCATGATGAGTACAAATAATAACATTATCATTTGTAGAATATGCTAATTCTTTCTTTAAGTAATCTAATGATTTTTGATGACGCTTGATTGTGTCAATCGGTAATACTTTTCTATACCCAGCATGATCATTTTTAATAACTTTATAATCTGACATACAATCTTTGACGATGTATTCTGTCAATTGATTGTAATTATTTAAATCAGTCCATAATGTACAACCAATGAATTTAATATCATCGATGGTTATCGTTTCATTTTCTAAGTAATGAATATTTCCATAGTTTGCACATTCATTTCTTAAATCATCAATTGATTCATGAAATTTAGAATGATAGAATTCATGATTTCCGGCAACATAAACCACATGTTTAAATAATTTACTGGCTGTTTCCAAGAATCTTCTAAAACGTATTGCTAGTTGTTGTGTGGGACCATATTCATTCTCGTCGTCCCAAACAGGCAATGAACCATATGGATAATCATGAAATGCATGCGCCAACATGATATCACCAGATAATATTAATATATCTGCATCAGATGGATTAGTAATAGTATAATCATACCATTCAGTATGTAAATCCGATAAAATTCTAATTCGATTCATCGTTAATCTTATATCCTTTAATTGCAGTCAGCCTAGTGGCATTTTTATCTGCATAATAACAATAGTCTGTATTTTTTATAATAGCAGTAGTTATGCTATACATTCCCAATGATAACTCATATGGACTGTACCAAGAAACCAATTTGTAATCAATTATACCAGTAACATTATACCCATTATAATGTTTTGTTTTGATTGTATGGATAATTTCACATAGTACATTTGATATCATTTCACCTGGATTACCCAGAATACTATCTTCTACGAATTTTGCCTTACGCTTTATAATTTTAGATGACTTATATTTTACATAAAAATCCGGTAATTTTGCTAATTTTCGGAGATTGGTTAATGATACTCGCTCAGTATCCAATAATCTAAAAATTGACAGCAAATAACTTTGGGAATAACTTAATTCATCCTTATTGAATTCAAGTGATTCTAGATTTCTATATTTACGAATGAAATCAATCATTTCATCAGCCAACGTAATATCTTGATCAGTTACTGTGCAGATTGGTGCATCAGCGTGAACTCTATACAATGTATTTTCAGCTAACCTGAATACAACATCTGGATCATCTTTATGTGAACTATATCCACCTGATTCACGAAATGCAGCACAGCACACTCGAAGTTCATTTGTCAACTTATTCATAATATCGGTATTTGTGTAATGATAAATATAGGTAGATCGCGGAATAGCCGTTCCCATCTACTCTTAACATACTTTTATTATATCATAAGGATACAACTATGTCAAGCATTAATATTTATACATCATCACAATTTGATAACTTTAAGCCAACATGGCTTTACATAAAACAACATAACAAAACTGGTTTGAAATATTTTGGTAAAACAATATTAGATCCTATTAATTACAACGGTTCTGGTAAACACTGGAAGCGTCATTTAAAAAAGCATGGAGCTGATATAGTAACATCATGGTGTAAATTATTTACTGATATCGATGAATTAGTTAACTATGCCATAAATTTTTCAATAGAAAATCGTATCGTGGAATCACCTGATTGGGCAAATTTAATAATAGAAAATGGTTTGGATGGTGGTGGGTCTCCATCTATTGAAACTAGAAAAAAGATTTCAAATTCTCTTATTGGGTATGGCAAGGGTATGGCAAAAGGGCCATTTACAGTGTCACATTTAAATAATATGTCATTATGTAGAAAAGGGATATCAACCGGTCCATGCTCACCAGAAACTAAGAAAAAAATTGCAGCAGCAAATAAAATGCCAACCGCAGAATTTATAACAAAATCAATGGGCATCCATGGTAATAAGTATAATTATGATAAAGTTGCACACATCAATCACCATACCCCTGTTATTCTTATATGTCCAAAACACGGAGAATGGTACCAAACCCCAATGGATCATTTGGCTGGATGTGGCTGCCCAGCGTGTGGTAATATTAAAAAAGGTATTTCAAAATCAAAAACTGCATTTTTAAAGTTTTCTACACAAGCTAGTCACAAATTTAATAATAAATTTATATACGACATTAAAAATTATAATGGAGCCAGACATCCAATGATTATTATTTGTCCAATTCATGGTGCGTTTGAACAAATCCCATATGTACATCTGAGATCAAGATGTGGATGTAATTACTGTTTAACATTATAAACGGAATGATATCCTCCCACGTGCTAAATCATAAGGTGACATTTCTATTCTCACTGTATCACCCAGTACGATCTTAATCTTATGTTGTTTAAGTCGTCCACTTAGATAACATAGAACCATGTGGTCATTTGTTTCTAATTTTACTTTGAATGTTGAATTTGGTAATACATCAATCACCGAACCAACTACCTCAATCACATCACTCTTTGCCATTTTGTTTTTTAATATAAAGTTTATCATTATCGACAGTCAAAATCACAGTATCACCTGGATTCAAACCAATTTTACCACACACATCTTCTGGAATCGTCATTAATGCCGAACCATCTGGAAGATCAGTGAATATTTCATCATATGTATAAGTCGTTATCATCATATGGAACCACAATCCATCCTAATTTACGCAGATCTTCTCTTACTTCATCTGATACTGCACTTTCTGGAAGATGCATTCGTATTATACCATCATCTTCTATAGGTGTCAACTCTGCTGTACCAATTCCTGAACAATAATAGTCCATGTAATCACCTTCACCACGTATATTTGCCATTATACCACCAGCATATCGCCATGAACATGACCACATTTCATCAGAAAGTATGCACCAATTATCAATTTTTTGAAATTGATTGTTACATAGTGCTGCATATAAGTTTTGAGCATACATTTCAGAGCTTTGTATCTTTTTTTTCATCCACTCAACCTCTGATAAATCAACTTCTAAATCATATTTTCTATTAATAGCCATTAAAAAATCCTAAATACATTTTTACTTATTTATTTACACCATGTCTAAACTATTTTTACCAAATGTTACATTACTAATCGTCGATTGTTTAGAATATGATAGAGCAAAATTAGCATTTGACCATTGTTGCGCCAATATTAAGTTTGGTGATGCCAAAATTTTAACAAGTTTGGACATTGATTCACCAGAAATAATCAAAATCGATCCAATAACCACTATAGAACAGTATTCTGACTTCATGATATATGAATTATACAAATATTGCAACACTGAGAAGATGTTAATAGCACAATGGGATGGATTCGTTAGAAATATGGCAATGTGGGATGATAACTTCCTATTATATGACTATATAGGAGCACCATGGCCATCTAATCTTCTATATAATGGAGTTCCATCAACATTTACGGTTGGAAATGGTGGTTTTTCATTAAGAAGTAGAAAATTAATGGAGTTCATGGCGACTGATAACAGATTAACCTATCATTACTTGGAAGATGTCATGATATGCCAATTAAATCGGGCATATTTAGAAATGAATGGTTTTGTATTTGCTCCATTTGAGTTAGCATACAATTTTAGTTGGGAATGTGGGGAAGAACATGATTCATTTGGTGTTCACCAGCGTATGAGATTATATCGCCCTAGTTAGAATTATATTTTAAATGTATTTTTTGCTCGTGCTGATATACATACATACGGGTTCATTCGTAGCACCGCATATTCCTTATGAAATCTGGTGATGGACACTTTGACTAACTTATTTTTATAACTTACCAAAACCTCATCACCAACTTCCAATTTAGAACCTAATTTATCAGTAATCATAATTTCAACAAATACATTGTAACTAATTTTTGATCAAGAACAACAATATCATAAGGATATCGTAATAATGTTTCAGAACTTCTATATCGTTTATCACCTGTTCTTAACTTTCGAATCTTTACCATTTTTGGAGTCATTTTTTCAACAGTCCCCACTTTAATAGTATTACCATCGGCATATCCAACTGGTGATCCTTCAACAATTGGATTACCTAACAAATCGTTATATTCTATATCATCATTCATAACGTTTAAGAAATATTCGTAGAATCTCAAATTTATCAAATCCTTTTAGATTTGATTTTATATGTGGTGCTAATTTTTTTTGATAATATGAAACTACACCGGACCCTGCAATTGAATACCAACTATCATCCTTTATTTTATCAAAAAACCCACTTTCTAAATATACCCTAAACTTGTGATTACATATCGCTGCTGTTTCTGTAGCGATTGGGGATTTAAACATCATATATCCAGCTACACTAAATGCAGCATTATATAACATGAATATCCCATTCCAATATACACACCAATCATCAATTTCATTATTGAAAAATACGATAGGCTTAGGATCTATTAAACTCCATTGATAATATTTTTCAAAATTCATAATCAGATACTTCAGTGTTAAAATCAAGTAAAAGTTCGTTATTTGTAATATGATTTATTAATTCTTTATCAGGAGTATAACCATATGATATATACTTTATTAATCGTTTTATAAATCCGGCTCTACTTATCTTATCTGGTTCACATGTAATGGTTTTGTTATTTTCATCTGCGAAAGTAGTTTCACCAACTTTTAATTTATATCCATCAGTTGCATATTTACAGATACCAAAATCAAAGTCATCTAATAAATCTTCTACCGAATTGTAAAATTTTCGTTTAATAAGTTGGATGTGAACCTCATGTCCAACATTAAACGAAAATGTTTCGGCATTATTTGATGAAAATATAATACTACCTTCTCTACATGCTCTTAATTTAGAAGATAGTAATGCAAATTGAGTGTTATCTTTGAAAAATATATCCCAATCTGAATGACTCATAACTTCACGATTCATCATTTTTCTGACAGAACCACCGGCTAACCATGGACCATCATGTATATCTAATTTTAAATACTCAGCTAATTTATTTCCAGTGTTCGTAAGTAACGAACGATTGGTGATAATATCTTTAAATGGTGGTCCTACAAATCGTTCGCGCTTAAAAGAATCACTTACGAAAGAATCCAAATTAAAAAAACTCATGATACTGGTATCTCACCTGTTGTAACTTTACGGATAACTTCGACCTTTTTTTGATCTTCGGATATTGTAGCAGGTTTTACAAAACCATCCAAACCATATTTCTTACCGTTCCAAAAATCAGTTTTTTTATCAAGTATTCGTTCTGGATATTCTTCGACATATGCAACATCTTTTAAAATAACAGCCACAAAGTCATTCCAAATACCTCTATTCTGCGCACTTGTGTACGATTCTAGGAGCACCGAGTTAAGACCGTTACGTTTGCCCCAGGTAACTAATGCATCACCGGAATCAGGATAAAATCTCCAGCAATCTACTGGCCATCTATGAACATCACCATTACTGGGTACATTCAAATAGAACAATCCATGAGGTTTTAATACTCTCATTATTTCTAAGTATAATACCCAAAATAATTCAGAATGTTCAAATACACTACTACATACGATAACATCGGTGGAATTATCGGCAAATGGTAGAACATATGGATCATCTAATTTAACATCAACTCCGTTTCCATCAACAAAGTCAACGCCAATATATTCTAATCCAGGGGGGAATATAGGACGTAAACTTCCATTTACGTCCTGGGAACCAATTTCAATGATTTTATAATCATCATTAATATTGATTAAATGATCATGATAGGTGTCTTTAAATTCTGTGCAATTTTTGTATGCAGTTGGATGCATTATATATCTCCATAATAAAAAAGGTGATTACCATAATGATAACCACCTTTGTATTATAGCAATATAATGGTAATCGCCAAGCAAAACAGTGAAATAAGAACTATAGCCCATGACCGGTCATCTGATAAACCTTCTTTGTAGTATTCTTCAATCACTGGATTATTCAACCAATTAAATTTAGTAGTAGAATACTTGATTCTAACATCACGATTGTTTCTAATATACCAGAATAAATATCCCAACCAAATTGTTGTAAACACAAATGATTGAATTATGTCATGTATTTGTGTTAATACATCATTACCTAGTACTTTGTATACAATTAGTCCAGTAGTAATCATACCAACCGGTGTAGTTAAAAAGTTGTTGGCTTCAACGTTTAATTCTTTCATTGCTGCACCGAGTGCTTTAGCAACACTTTGTCCAATATCAGCATACTTACCAATATCTTCTGCTGATGGTGCAATAACTTGGTTAGGTTTTGAATTTAACGCCGCTGTCTCAGCGATTGTTTTTGCAATCTCTGCTCGTTGTACAGCCGTTAGGTTATCAAACCCTGTTAAATCATTAGTTGTAATGGCACTTGCATGATACGACAACATAATACCGCATAACATAATAATATATTTCATTTTATTTTTACCTATATAGTGTGATTAAGAAACTTGACATCCAAGATTGCGCAACTCTTTTCTAAATTCAGTTGCAACTTTTGCATCACTGCATTTGATGTGTTGGATATTTATTTTAGAAGCATCCCAATAATCTTTTGCTTCTTTAAAACCAAATCCCGTGAATGTTGTAATACATTTAATAACTGGCACAGCATTACCTGCACTCTCTGCAGCGGCAGCACGAAATGCTACCGTGTGGGATGTTCCACCTGACATCATTGCCATAAAAATTTTATGTTTCAATGATTTACCGACTGCTTCTCCCATTGCATCCCAAACTTCCATTCCTTTAGTTGGACCATAATATGCAGTCAATGATGTCACGAATTGAATTCCATCGGCAATTACTGATTCCATTTCATGATCTGGTTCAGGATTTTCAACCACATCATGTGAAATACAACTTGGGTCATGTTCAATGATGCCATCGATTCTTGGGTGACCGCAGCAAGAACAATAACCAGTAATTTTACCACTCATAATAATCTCCAAATAAAAAGGCGTATAATTTACTTAACTTATAAGTATATCATACGCCTTTATTATGGTTATGTCAAGTATTTTATGCTAAGTCAACATCATATCGACCTGAGTTGATAGTATCAAGCATAATCGAAACTGGTGTAAAGTTTTCAGCTGCTAAAATACTACGTAATATACTTGGACTGTATCCACTTACCATTGCAGTTCCTGTTTGATCAAATTTTACAGGTACATGGCCTGCATCATTCAGGTTCCAAAATATGATCGACGGCAAAGTAAATCCTGCTTTTTCATATTTTCTTTTTACCATTAGTAAAGCACAATCATATTTATTACATGCCTGATTAAATTGCATGTCAGAGCATATTAACAAATATTTTGGCATTTCTTCATCGGTCAATTTATTATCCAAACCAACTTTCAAAATAGCATCGAATGCTGATGCCAATGATGTACTCATCCCCCATTCCATTCGGTTCAATTGATTCATTTTTTGAATCAAGTTTCCTTTCAGAACTTCAATACGAGAATTTTCAGAGAATGTCAATACAACATCTTTAAATGGTCCAGTATTTTTATCTGCACAGTATAAACCAAGTGCAATAGAAATATCTATACAACGTAGGTTAGGATTGCCACCGACTGAACAAGTCATTGAACCAGAAACGTCTGCCATAACCAAAATATTACCACCAGTCATATAGTTAGGCAATGCTTCCCATTGTGCCAATGCAACGTCCCTATCACCAGTATTAACTGATTTTACCACATCATGAGGATAAATTGCACTAGCATTAATTTTGGTATCACCTGATACCAATCCAGCTTTATATGCGGTATATTGTTCAGGAGCATTTTTATTAAATGCTTTTTGGTATCGTGCTGCAGCTACAGATGGTACATGTGAAAACTCAATGGAATCCCATTGTTGGGCGCACATCAAATCCTCCACCGTTTCTGACATATCAGCAACAGTTTTTCTATACATCTTAGGTGATAGTTTGAAGAATTGTCTCAATTCTATAGCAATGTCTTTTTTAGATGATTTTTCACGAGGAAGCCATTTACAGCATGTTCCTGCAGTGTTTAATTGTTGTTTTAACAGGTTAGTAAGTTCGATTTTAGAAGTCATATTATTCACTCTGGAAAGTTATTAAAGAAAGTATACTTTATTATATCAGGTATATAGAAAAAATCAAGAAATATTTTGATAAATAATAGATGTAGATCGCGATATGGGGATATCCATCTACTTTAACAGTCATTAGGAGACTATCAACATGAATATTTATTCAAACTTTAAACCAACATATTTATATATCAAAACACACAACGTTACTGGCCTTCAGTATTTTGGTAAAACAATAAATGATCCATTTAAATATAAAGGTTCTGGTAAACGCTGGTTAAATCATTTAAAAATTCATGGAAATAATGTCACTACTTCAGTAATTGGTTATTACACTGATGTTAATTCCTGTATCGATGTTGCTATTAAATTTAGTGCAGAACATAATATAGTAGAATCAACTGCATGGGCAAATATTATACCAGAAAATGGAATTAATGGTGGTGGAACTGCATCACAACTGCACACTGTTCCTGTAAGAGAACAGGCTGCATTAACATGTTTAGCAAGATATGGTAAAGAACACCCCTCATTAGTTCCATCGATAAAATTAAAAGCCAAGGTCACTCATATACAAAGATATGGTGACCTTGGGTGTAATTTAAATTCATCCAACTCCATCGCAAAACGGAATAAAACGAATTTAATTAAATACGGTAATGCATGTGCCGCCAACAAAGATGGTAATAAATCATCAATAATTGCACAGAGAACATTAAGATCTAGACCAGTCATTTTGGAACTAAAATTTCATGCATATAAAAGAAAAATATCACTACCATCTAATTGGGTGTATAAGGACGACGACTGGCTGAATAACACATTATCTACCATATTAAAACTACCTGTATATGCTCCTGATATTAGTATGTACAATAATAGTCAATTATCTAGATATAACAAGTTAAATAGACCACAAGTAATCAGATTATTAGAAATATCAAATTTATTGGATATAAAATTAGGTAAAAACTGGTTTCAACAATCTGATTATTATATTTCTAACCTTCTTGACGAAGTTTTAATAACAATTTCTGACAGTCATCTTCCGACATCTCTTCAATTTTTGAAAGATATAATTTAGCTTGTATTCCAGCATCCAATGCTTCTTTGATCAATCCATAAGCTTGATCTTTAAAATGTTTGGTAGTGAAAATTAACAAATCATCAAATCTACCATATTCTGGAACATATGGAATTACTTTTTCCAGCATTTCTGGATGGTTTGTTTCCATATATTGCAGAATATCACGGAAGATTTTACGTTCACCTGCACCACCACGAACATCACGTGCCCATAATGCCACCTTGATGGCTAATTCTTTATCTTCTTGAAATGCTCGTTCGAATTGTGGGGTAATATCTTTTCCACGTGATGCGCCTATTGCGAAAAACAAATTTACCAAGTTGTCACAAGAAGTTGTGTAAGCTACCATACCATTTGCGGTAGTGGTTTCGAATTGGGTGTTTTGTACTGCTGTTGAAAAGCTCATGTTTCACCTATCAGGTTAATGTTAATTTTAAGTTGTTGCTGTATATAACCTTATTATACCATATAAGTTATGGTATGTCAAAATATTTTTTTAATTTATTAAGTTTAATATTCCATCTATTAGTATGTTCATGAAATGAACCGAATATACTATCTTGATTTTCATTAACCCAGTCTTTCACTATATCAACTTCATGTGAATATAACCATGATGATGGGATTGTGAATTTATTTGTTAGATTCTCAAGAATATCATAATATTTGTCCAAATAATATACTTTATCATTTTTTAAGATATCATTAGTGTCATGTTTATTATGAATAGGATCTAATATTTCACAAACCTTCATAGTTTACCTTCTGCTTTTAACCGAAGATATTCTTCTCGTTTTCTTAGTACTTCTGGGTTGTTTGCCCATCGAGTAACAATATCACCAAACTCATGAATTGCGTTCAATTGTTTAATCAATATATTATATTCTTCTTTTTTCTCATCAGACCAATTTTCATCAGCTGGAGGGTATTCTTTTAATTCATTGATGTTCATGTTTATTCCAAAAAATAAAATATCAGGGTAAAGATTACGATTATTTTCCTTGGCTAACGTGGTCCCAAGTTTGTTTGCTCATATGTATTATACCTTCACAGATCTCTATGACTTTCGCCAACATCTCCAGTATTGAATACCCGATTTCAAACTCCATTAATATAATTATGGTTTTGCTGAATTTACCCTACAACTATTATTAAATGTCTGCATTCTTATACTCTGCCACCCAATATGATTCGTAGTCATACTAGTGATGGTTATTCTCCATCCTATCAATAAAATAATAATTCTTATATTACTATACACGTGCCTTAAATGCCTTCTCATAGTGGATGACTCATTACCTTCATCGTTGGAAAATAGTAGCCTGACTACTACAACCTGCATAATTCTCTGCCATATCTATGGTGTATAGTAATACGTAGTGCTTTTAGACTTATTGTCTAAGGATCATACTCATTGCTTATATCTCAATTATAAACCGATCTTACAACCCAATATGATATTTTATAGTATAATATTGACTAGTTCGTTACGCTAATGTATTTGATAGATTCATACTAACTGTAGTATGCAATATATATGTTGTTAACATCAATCTATCTGCATTCTCTCTGCCACAAATATGTAGTGTATCATGTAGTATATAATATTATGTCATATTTGTATTATAACATAATTATTTGTCTATGTCTAGACAAATTTGGCGGGCTAGAATAGACATTACTCTATTGTATGTACTGTTCGTCCACTGTTAGTGTTTACTATGTACGATGGTTGCGATACCATCTGCATATGTTTCTCTGCCACTAACCCATAATTCATTGGAGATCATAGTTGGATTTTAACCAACGTAAACACGGTTTTGCAAACCGGCGCATAAACACTCTGCCATATGACCATAATTGTTTATTTTAACTTTTTTCTATCGTAATTTCGATTGTTTTTGGCACAATTGAAATATGAATTGGTTCCGGGATAATTTGACGAGCCGCTTGGATAATGCTATCAAAATATTCTTGAATTTTATGCATAGGTAACGTACCAGTATCTACTGTAAATATTACCCTATCACCTTCTGTCAATTTAGTTACATCTAACAAATCAATTTTTTCTATTTGTTTTATCATTTTTATTCCTATATTGGAGCACAAATCAAGAATTGAACTTGAATTTAAAAAATATTAAAAAATTTATTAAATAAACTACCTGATACTGGTACACCAGTAATAGTAACAACATTGGCTATTACATCAGACAGCTGGTCATTTCCTAAATATTTATTCATGTACCGGACCATTTATGCTATTAATACAACAGTAAATCAAAATCGTATGACTTACTTATAACGGCAATTATCAAAATGATATCGAGTCATGTTTGATGTGCCACCACTTTTATTACAATATGGACAAACAACAACTTCCTGCTTACCTGTTGTTATACCTTTATTCCATGGTATCTGTTCACCAATTTTTCCTTTATTCCACGGAGTATTTCCAAGCCCTTTTCCAGTTCGATTAATAGAGATTTTTTCCTTTATTTCTTCTGTCATTGGGTGTGGAGGGATTCCTCTCCTATGTAATAGTACTCTTCCGGTATACCATCCATCTGGAATTAATTCAGTGTTTAGGATTTTTTTATTTATTTCTCCGTTAGTTATCCAAATAGTACCATATTGGCTATTATTCGCACCACGTTGATTATCGGAAATGGTGTTAGTGAATCTTCTTTTCAACCATCCATACAACGTTCGATTGATTCGTTTGCCTTTATGGCCTTGACACATTTTATTAACAGCATAAATTAGTGTGTGATGTTCTGGATATATTTTTACCAATAACACGTGGCATAAAAAATGTTCTTCTGGTGTTAGTTTAACCAAATTATCCTTATTATTTGTTCCACCAATACACTTAGGAATAATATGATGTCTCTCATGGTATTCATTATCTATGTTTCTAGATTGCGCTCTAATAATTAATTTATTATATATTTTTTTATAATCCATTAATTATTTATCAATTTCGAACTTGCGTAACAGGCGTGGAATGCTAAAATTACTGCTGTAACTATCCTAAATTTTATAATTCGTCTTCTTCAAGAAAATGGAACTGATACCCATCTGGCATATTCATTCCAACTTGATTACATTCATCAATGGACATTTCTTCATCTTGAAATGCACCAAAAACAAAATCAAACATCGTTTGGGGTTCAACCATCTCAAAAAATGTCATACTATTTCTCTCTAAAATCAATTATAATATATTATAGCATGATTATGGTTTGATGTCAACGCTTCTACGCTAACAAGTTAGCCCAATCAGGTTTATTTTTATAGAACATATGAAGATTATTATTTATTTTTTCATAATTTAAGTTATAATATGTTGCTAACACATGTAAACTAGTGGTTGAAAATAAACTAACATGTCCATTACGAGGACATGCATACCACCATTCTAGCGGTATTGATATATTTTTATCATTAATTAATGTCGAAAATAATATAACACCAGTAGGTGATAACCTATGTAACAGTTCTATCATTGTTGCATGGATGTCAATACAATGCTCAAATACTTCAAATGCAGTAATTAGATTATATTCACTATACAAACTAGTTAATTCTATGCTATCATAATACTTGTCATATGATATGGAATTCCAGCCATTGCTTTGTAATGTTTTGGATAATAATCCTTTCCCACCACCATAATCAAAATGAGTTATATTAGGTAAATATTTTAATAATTTATTATTAATAAAGCATGCATTGGTGAATGGTCTGGTGTATTCATGATCTGGATCTATTATAGCATAATCATCATTATATACATAATACCCAAGTTTACTATCACCCCAGTCATACATGGTCGGTGTATACACAAACCCACAATATGGGCATCGTCTATATTCGATAAGAATATCACTCCCCCCACCATGTATTCCAATACTAGATTTATTGAAATCTATATTATCAATAAATACAGTGTCATTATTACAAATAGTACAGGTATTCATTATAAATATGGTGTAATATACAATAATTCAATTTCAGATGTACTCATTGGATTTACATTTGAATATTGTTTGTACAATCCTCCAAATTTCCTAGTTACTCTGTCATAAGTATAAATTATATCAACTGTTGTTTGATCAACATAACAAATGATACCTTGACTGGGTATACCATCAAACCATTCTGGTGCAGTATACAATTCCCATTCATCAGTATTTGCAAATACTTCAGTGTGCGGTTGAGTTACCCCATCCTTATAAACCAATGTCATAATAGTATTGGAATCATATTCCAAATACTTGATTGGATTATCTGGATTAGCCCATGCCAATTTCGATACTCTGTCGCCATTTAACATTGCTTGTAAAATTTCTTTACGTGTCATATTTTTTTCCTAAACAATAATATATTTACTGTTTTTTCTTAATACTAAATTTTAATGTACTAAGGTCGTATCCACGTTCTTCTAATAATTTTACCAATGGTTGTTCTGAAATCATCGACCCTGGTCTGTATCTTTCATTACAGAAAACTTGAAATAATAATGCACTATCTGCACCATTATGTCCTGCACCATCACCCCAGAATACAATTATATCATCTGGATCTTTACGTTCCAACTTTCCATATTGTAATCTAAGTTCACCATCTTTTGCTTTAGGTGGCCTGAATTGTTTAGCCATTATAGCAATGATCCCACAACAATCCCAATGGCAACACCGACACTAAGCATGAAAACAAACCATCCATTCAATCCACGTAAAAATCTAGCATGGTCTGTATGATAATCAAATTTTGCATACAAAAATCCACAAACTACAATCAATATTGCAATTAAAACAGCCATCATGTTTCCTATTTTTCAATTATATGGTAGGTCAGGTGAGAGTCGAACTCACAATCCTTCCGGCAATGCGATCTAAGCGCATCGTGTATGCCATTCCACCACTGACCCATTATATATTTCGTTCTTTTGAATTATCAAAAATTTGTAAAAACTTATTACCATCAGTATGGGTATCAACTAATATCATGGTGTATTCTTCTCCACGATATACCCATTTATTTAAAAATCGTTGAGTATATATCTCATTACGATAATAATTTCCATCAGAATCAAGATCTTCTTCAGTTTCAGAAAAAATCACATTATCATTATTTTGTATTCGCCAGAAATAATCCCTGGCATCATCAAATGGATATATACACCAATCTTCTTTATATCCAAAATATTGAAATATTTGATTTCTAAGACTTTGTTCTTGATCTAATAGATTCATTATTTAATAGTTATTTCACTAGGTAAAGTCCACATGGCACCAGTGAATGGATCAATTAATACCATCCCAATTATGCCGCCAACCAACAAATTGCCAAAATACCAATTATTCAAGGAACTATCAATAATTCCTAACCCAACATGCTCATTATTTTTATCTAAAACATCAACATGATAGGTTGATTTTTGAAAATATCCATTACCAGTTGATAATGAAACTGTTGCTGGAATATTTCCTTTATAAATGATGGAATTATCGGAATTGGTGATAACTGCTTTCGCATCACCGGTATGTTTAATTGATACTTCTTGTACAGAACCACTAATTATTGTAGCACATCCTGATAAAAATAACAAACTTAATGCAAATATCTTTTTCATAAAAATCTCCTAAAATAATATTTATGAAGATTTCAGGTTATTTCCATAATATGAGAGTATTAAAAAACCAAACAATTATTACAACAATTATACTAACAACCCAAATGGTCCATTCTGTTGATGTAGCACCATATTCTTTGAAAATTTTGTATGCTCTACCTAATGTTGCTAAAAAATATATGGCTGCAACTGTTATAACAATACTACCAAATAATTTTGATTGTAAAAAATCTAATATGTTCATAATATTTACTCAGGTTATTAGTAATTTGGATATATCATTTTTCCCACTCTACCACAGTGTATTACTAGGAGATATAATTATGCTGAAAATAACCTATTATTCATCATATCATGTTTTTGTCACATGTAATGACGCTACATTATCATGAATTACAACATTTGATGTTACTTGTTGTAATTCCAAATCAATCCCTCTAATAATTTCATCTTCGATATTAATGTTGTAATATTCTTTTAAATCTATGCTAGCTTCTTCTGTATAGCGAAAAGTTATACCTTTATAGTTACTTTCATGTACATGGTCGTTGTTCATACCTTATCCTTCAATATGTTATCCCCAAACAGTTCCCCATGATTTATCTGAATATAATCTAAACATCATATAATCAGAATGATCACGACTATCCTGTTCTACATACCAACATTCATAAGGTTGGTCTTCATCATCAACATCATCCTTATGGTCATATCTTTCAATCAATTTAATAGTGGCACCTAATTTATTGAAAATATAAATTATGGTGTCTTTTACTGATCCATTGACCAATGATGTTCCAATTTGGTCATAATCATCAATCATTTCTGCCATCGTATTCATTATGAATCCTTAATTAATAATCTATCAATGTTTTGTTCCATTAATTGACTAATTCGTTTATGATCGGTATATGGGTTATCTAACCAATGTGAATATTTTAATCTGAAAAATGTTTCTTTTTGTTGATCATAGATTGTAACGGCCCATATTTGTATACCATCAAACCCACTAGCAGCTAATAATATTCCTTGCCATCCTACCCCTTTTCTGAAATGGTGGGTATGTTTTACTTCTGGACCAACGTTACTAATCAAATATGAAAAGGTTTCAGTAATTCTATTTTCATAGTCATGATCATATTGCACATTACCGTATATTACTAACATTATTTCATATATTGATTCAAGTTAAAATTATTATAGCATGGTTTATTTAAATATTATACGTTAATTAATGGTATATTTATCGAAGATACTACATATAGTATAGTGTGACCAATAATGCCACTAGAGCTAGGGGTGAGATTCGAACTCACGATGTGGTATTCCTCGTTACAAGGGAGGTACAATCGGCCACTATGTGACCCTAGCTCTAGTAGCACTACGGTATGTTAAAGTATTTTGCTCCCCCATCTCGATTCGAACGAGACTCACGATGCTTAACAGGCATGCCGCACACCTAGTGCGTTCAGGGGAGCAAAATACTCTATTCTTTATTATAGCATTTATTTATCAAAAATGCAACAGGATGATATCATTTTGCGGGAACTATGGATTCAAACCATACAAACGCTTCCACTAGCGGTTCTCGATTAGATTGCAGTAATCATCCTACAATTTCATTATAGCATATAAAATGATTATATGCAAGTCTTATTTAATCGAAAAAATTATACCAGACAGTTGGGCCTGATTCATCCAAAAATTTAGTGGAATATCCACTTCCAAATCTTTCAAATAGATAGCATTTATCGATATCCATTAATGTTCCTGAATATGGTTCAATCTCTCCAGAAGATTTATTTAAAATAGAAACTTTCATTATATGATGATTAACGATTGATTTAATCAAACTCTCACCTTTATTAAAAATTGCACCATCTGCGATAATAGGATAATCAGATTCTTCTTTTACTGAAAATATCAGCCATTTTATAGCAGATGTGTTTCTATATTCTGGAAATACATAAATCATGTCAACATTATTATACATAATATGATTTATAGAAACGGATGATAATTTTATTAATCCTAATATAGTATTAGATTCTTTAACTAACAGATAGGTATTATTATTTTTATATAATGCAATATTATCATTTACTTCTACAATTTTAGATGATCCGACAAAATAATTATCATACACCCATTTATATGATATTTTAGAATCATCAAATGATCCAGCTGAAAATGATTCTATTATTTCGTTAAATCTCATTAAATTATACCATAAATTGTATCATATTTATCACTAAAACTATTATCAAGGATACACTGGGTTTTTACCAATAACACTTGGTCAGTATGTGCATAACATCCCGAATAATCTAGTTTAGGGAACCACCCCGTCACGTTGATTACCGATAAGCAGGAATCGTTCACCTGCATCGTATCCCGATAATAGTTCTATATAATTTGGTGGATTGTTTTTTCGTTACTGTATAAGTACAATCCACCTAAAACTTATTTGCTATTACTTATGCAGTAATAGCAAATCCAGCATAAACGTCATCGTTTGCGTTTAATTTTTTGATTTTTACATCTTTCTCGATGATTCTAAATTATTCTTTCTCAACCACGTCGAAAACCTTTCATCCCCATAATAAGAGCATTGTTGCTATAATTAGGATTGGGTTCAGGTGTTATCGCTAACAAGGGAGTTCAATGCCCTTATTGTGGAGATGGGCGTATCGAAACGCCGTCCGCAATTTTTACTTAAATAATCTTTCAGCCATTTCTAGCAACGAATTCTTTTAATCATCATCTATTTCATCATCTGTGCTTGCACGAATAATCATAGTATCACATGAACATAATAATTCATATGCTTTCTCAAATGTCCCTTCCAGCCAAAATATTTTTTTGGAGCAAGTATGACATTCAAATACAACACATCCTGTAGTAATATCACATATATTTTTAAACTGTATTTTAAATGTTTCAAAATCAATCATATCGTTATGTTTTTAATAATATTCTATTGTTGCATGATCGAGTCAGATCATCAACGAATTTATATAAGAATACTGTTACATCTGTGAACCAGATAATGACCATCATTTTTATAATGATGACCACCAGTATTCTATAATTTTAATCTTTACCACTTAATGACAACAGTATTTGAAGAATGTTCAAGAACATATTCAAAATATCCAAATATAGTTGGACAGTTGCTCTAATGTAATTAGTTTCACCACCATTAATAATTTCACTGGTGTCATACAATATAAATCCAGAGAATATTACAACGGCGGCAAATGATACCATCAATTGTAATCCAGGAATATGAAATATAATCCCTGCAATACTGACCACGATTAGACCGATCAATGCTACGAATAATGTTCCACCTAAAAATCCAAAATCTTTCTTAGTGATGGTCACATAAGACGATAATGCGATGAATACAAGAGCAGTAAGACCGAATGCATATGCGATTAGTTCTGGACCATTAACAAACTGTTCAGTAACTTGATGCAGTACTGGTCCAAGTGTTAATCCTTCAAATCCAGTGAACAACAGTACACAAACCAACCCAAGTGATGATTCTGCAGTTGCCATTGTAAGAAATAACAATCCAATTGCTACTATCAATTGCACCCATATATTAATGGGTTCGATATTCATCAGTACTGCCACCCAAGCTGAAATGGCTGTGTTGAGTAATGTACCGGATAATAACCAGTATGTATTACGTAGTACTTTGTTCGTTTCGAAAGTTGAATCTATTGTTGTAGCTGCCATTTAAAATTCCTATATTGTTAAGATTTATTTATTATAACATGATGTAAAAATATCAGCAGATGATGACTAGTCATCTGTACCCATTGTACTGCACTCCTGGGTGGAAGTCATTTAGTCACTGACATTAAATTTAGTATATCATACTCCAAAGTATGTTGTCAACTCGTTTATCATTATAACTGGCTGTTCATTTTCAGTAAATATTTTAGGAATTACGTGCTGATACATATATACATCTTCTTGAATATTTGATAATTCGGTTGGATTATATATCCTATAAAGATCATCAGTAAAATTATTGGTGTGTTCATGATGATACTCATAGAATTCATAAAAACTATTAATTATAGAATCCCCTTTCAAAATATCCATTAGTTTTTTACGAGAATTTACTGTTATTTCAGCAAGTCTCATATACCCCATCCCCATTTTTCTGAATGTTCTTTGACTTTTTTATTTGCCAGCATCATTTGATCAATCAATGATTGTAATTCTTCATCTGACATTTTTTTTAAGTTTGGATTTAATTTATTTCCATATACATCGAACATATCTTCAGTATTAACACTGTCATCATCATTTAATTCATTTATCATGACAAATTTTCCTTATTTTCTAAATCGTGGCATGTTACCAATATAACCATCAGGAATAAAGCATTCAAGCATTGGGATAAGAGTACTTAGTTCAATTACTGGTGTTTTTTCTACTAATTTATATTCACCATCTATTAAAAGATAATATACATCATCAACATGATGATCCAATTGTGGTTGGAATATTGTTTTTAGGTCTGTTAACGTCATTTTTATATAAACCTGTTGTTCATATGTTATTTTCTAAATAGTGGCACGATCAATAGATTTTATTCATTATTTCATTAAAGACATCATTGTCTGTATAAGTTTGATAATCTACTGTAAAATCAAAAACATCGCTTATGTCGTTACCGAATACATTAATTAATGCAGTTCTCCACTCATTCATACAGGAATCATACTCAGATGGATCGATTTCATATGAAGTATAACCAATACTATTAATCCCGTCAGCTGGTCTACATGAAAAATCATGAACTCCATATTTAGACTCTAGTTCATCAATAATTTCTTCACATTCTTCTGATGGTTCAAAGAAGAAATCTTCAAAAAACTCAGATTCGGCATTAAATAAAAAACCTTTCCAGGTGTGTTGTTTGGTTTTTTGATTGTAAAAGTTAAAATAGAATACTGAATTATGTGTTGGCATGATATTTACCTAATTGATGTAAGTGTTATTTTATTTTACCATGGTTATCATCGTTTGGCAAGTCTTTTTTATCTTTTTTACCCCAAATTCTATCCCAGTTGTCGTCGAATTTTTTCTTATCTACTGGTCTAGGCTTTGAACCTTTACCACCTTCCCATTGTGACATATTATCCCCATTTTAATAAAAATAATGTTTCATGATTTGGATTTTCAAAAGAGAATGTCCTATATGGTGGATTTCGAATGGCAACGGGAGAGATCCATTCTGTATAATAACCAATCCCTATATTTTCGTTTAACCATTGGTCCAAATCTTCACCATTTTGGGTTATTTCCCAAATTTTATCATTATTGATGCGTATTTTATTTATCGACATACTTCTGCATCATATTCTTTTTCAGTCATGCAAATGATTTTAACAGTATGAAAATGATTTGCCAATACATCATCTTTCAGTCTATCTTTTTCGGCATCTTCAAAATTGAAGTAGAACTTTTCAGTGGTTTTGTGCATATCAGAATAAATGATACCATCTTTTCGTTTTTGCATTATTACATAAACTTCATATGCCATTATACTAACTCACTTAATTTGTCAACAGCTGATTCAATATTGTCAATGGCTTCATCACAATTATTTAAATGATCTTTAACTTCATATAACAATTCACGCAATTTATCACGTTCTTTTGACAATGATTCTTTGTGTTTTGTCAATTCTTTGATAGCTTTATCGATATTGTTTGTTTTTTTCATAATTATATACAGGTTGATGTTTTTCACATTTCAGGTATGATTGTTTATTTGCGGTAATCAACCTAAATTAGCAGGATAGTTTTTATACGTTGCTCTACCAGTCTGAGCTAACTTCTCCATAGTATTTGGGAGAAGTATGGGATTTGAACCCATGACCAACGGCTTAACAGGCTATTTAATTGCTGTAACTATCCTAATTCATAATTTTTATTCTACAATTTTACCACTTTTTACAAATCTAGCAGTATTTGCTTGATCTTGAATAGCTTTGATCATCAATTTACGCCAAACTTTATCAGGTGATGATGATACTTGTTTAGGAATTTTAACCTTAGCCTGTGGTTTTGATTTTTTAACTACTTCTTTTACTGGTTGTTTTTTTGCTGCCATTTACTTTTTCCTTTTATGTTTACTATTAAAATTATAGCACTCAAATATCATGAATGCAAGTATTATTTACTGATTTCAATATGATTACCAGCTGTTAGTTTAACAATCTGTGGTTTTGATGCAATAAATCTAGTCTTAGTTGAGAATGAGATGTGTTCATACGGACTATCATCAGTTACATTCATTTCACCACCAATCATTATAGTTCCAATCACATCAATAACATGATTTGAAGTAAAATCCCCTCTAAATCTCGTAAACATGTCCCCTAGAAGATGTTTTATTGTATTTGCCTTGTATGTTACTCGTTGATCTGCGGTAATCCCATACATTGTTGCACCAAATCTTGGTAATCGGAATTTGAATTGGGTATCATCGGGTTGTGGAATCCAGTATGGGTAAACTATTTGCAAGTTTTTCTTTTCCTGATCATCAAATTCATGAATACCATCACCAAGTAGAGTCGCAGAAACCACAACTATCTTATTTGCCCGTAACAATGCCTTAATGGTGTTTACATTCGCCGTAGTGGGAATAATAACCTCACTAACTGGGTTATTTGCAGCATATTTAAGAACTGTTTTAGCACCAACGGCATAATCATTGTCTTGATCACCAATTATACTAACTGATTTGGTTGGATATTGGTGTGTAACATAATCACCAGCTATCATTCCTTCACCATATAACCCTTCATTCCAATAAAAAGTATAAGTTGATGGTGTTTTACCCGGTACATTAGTAATCGGCAGTAATGTTGGTACTTTATGTGACTCTGAAAAGTCTTGAATTGGTTGCCAGTTATCAGCAAATCCCCCAACAATCATAAATGGTGGATTATTTTTGTAATATTCTTCTAATTGCGATGACCATGTATCAGTTGGACCAGTCAATTTCCATGTATTATATGATATTTTTCTAAAATCTGATATAACTTTGTTACCTTGTGAATTATGAATGGTAAAAAATTCTTTTAATTTATCATCAAATGCTGTTTTATCATAATCATTGGTAGAATCTGTGATAATGGATACTATATTAACAGAATCTGATGTCACACCTACCAATGGTTGTGCATCCATAGATTTTAAATATTCAATTAGACTAGCAATTTCATTATCATTATATGAAAATGTTGGCATAATAGGATTTAATTTTCTACTTGCTGGATCTATTCCCGTTTTTATAACCTTTTTAATGGTTGATTCAGTATATCCTGGTCGTGATGGTATTTTATGAAACGTATTTTGTAAATATGTTTGAATAGCTTTATCCATGGAATTTCGGTCAATGATGGTTTCTCTACCAACTACGGGGATACCATTATATTGTTCTGATAAACTTTTATAATTGATTGGCAATACGATCACATTACCTTCTGGCATACCTTTACCAGATTTTAAATGGCATTCAACACATGCTCGTTGACCATGTAATCCATTATTATAGATTTGTGACCCAACATTGTCATTAGCCATGACAACACCACTCATTACACTTAATAACATTACGATCTTTTTCATATTTTTTCGTCTGTAGTTAATAAAATTACTTCTTAAATACCCTGCATAAGATATTTAAGAAGTGACCCTCAAGAGAAGGTCACTAATATTACCGATTATTTCGCAACAGTCGGTGAGGTTGGGCTAGAAGGAACACTCGCACCAACTGCGTTTTTAGATTGAACTCTAAACATGTATGTTACATTGTTAGACAATCCTTTAACAGTACCAGTTGACACGTTTGGTCCCAACGCAACAATAGTTGATGCATTGGTCCATCCTTTTCCAGCTGTACAGCTTGCGATCTTTGTTGGAGTGCTTGCAGTACATTTTTGTATTACAAATGTGGTATTGTTGTTTGATGTATCAGTCCATGTTACATCTACTGTATATGGACTACCAACAGTACCTGATACAGCACCATTAATTATAGGAGTTGATGGTTTTGCCTTCATATTAACTACTGCAATATTACTAGCTGGACCAGCAGTATTACTTATCAATGGTGTTACTCTGAATGAATATGTCACATTTTTAGCTAATGCCATCGTAGACACAAAATTCATGTTATTACCACTACCACTAAAAGTACCAGCTAATGTTGTCCAGTTATTAGTAGTCGATGGTGAATATTCAACGGTATAACCAGTTTGCCCTGTTGACGTGTTAGTCCACGTTAAGGTAGTACCATTAACAGTCGTTCCAGATGCTGATGTAATAACACCTGACAAATCGGTTACTGCATTAAGAGTTGACCCAACAATATTTACTGAGTATGATACCGGTGCAGAACTTACACCTTTGCTATCGGTAACGGTTACAGTAAAGTTAAATGTCATCCCGTATACTGGAGTTCCACTTAAAACACCATTTGCAAATGTCACACCATATGGAACGGTACCTGTCAGATTCCATGTGTATGGACCTGTTCCACCAACAACACCAATGGTTTGGCTATATGCTGTACCAATTGCACCAGCTGGTAATGTAGCTGTAGTAATTGATGGAGTCAAGTTTTGACCAATTACTACGGTGTACGATTGTGATGCCACAGATGGCGTTGGATTTGCACTATCTGTTGCAACAATACTAAATGTATACGTTCCTGCAGTAGTAGGTGTGCCACTAATTACTCCATTGGCAACAGATAACCCTGGTGGAACTGTACCAGTAGTTGACCATGTATATGGTGTAATACCACCGCTTACACTAATTGGTTGACTGTACGCTACATTAATATTACCGTTTGGTAACACTGTTGTCGCAATTACTGATTTAGTAATTACAATGGTAAACGCTCTTGCAGATGATTTAACATTTTTACTATCAGTAGCAGTGACTGAGAAGTTAAATGTACCTGCTGCAGTAGGTGTTCCGCTAATAATACCATTAGTCAATGTCAACCCATTTGGCAATCCACCAGTCAATGTGAATGTATATGGACCAGTACCACCACCAGCTGTTACCGTTTGGTTGTAAGCATTACCCATATTACCATTTGGTAACGATGATGTCAATACACTCGGAATCACACTTGATGTTCCAACAGTTAAGGTAGACTGAACTGTTGTTCTTTTCACTGGATTCGAATAATCAGAAACAGTTACACTAAATGAATATATACCAACAGCAGTAGGTGTACCACTTAACTTACCCGATGCATTCAATGTCATTCCTGGTGGCAATGCCCCTGCAGATACTGTGAATTTATAAGGAGCAGTAGGTGTTACAGTGTTAGTCAAACCACCATCAGCAGTGTAAGTTACTGGATTATATGCTACACCCAAAACACCATCAGCTAATGCTGGTGCAGTGATGTTTAATGGCATAACCATTACCAATGGACGCATCATATCGTGCTCTTCATGTCCCAACAAGTGACAATGCCAGATATATTCCATACCATAATCAGTTAATGTATTCAACAATGTCATACCAGCACTATCAGTCATTGTAACCCCCAATGGTGATGCAGGATCTAATGGTCTAATAGAGTTTGGTAATTTCCATGGCAAATATGGTTGCACTGGTCTTACAGCAATGAATGTATCCAATGCTGGTGACAATCTAATTGTTTCTTTCATACCTTGTTCTTCTGGGTCAATCGGAAAAACAGTGCCATCGATTGCAATACGACCAATTAATTGAACATTTACCAAATGGAAGTGCATATAATGTTGGTCAATACCTTGGTGATCAAGTCTCCAAATTTGGGTACCATCACCCAATGTACCAACAATCGGATAATTACCAGTACCATCAACAAATGTTGGATCAACAATTTCTGTTGGTGGGTTGAAGAAGCTGTATGGATTAGCTACACCAGCTTGTGGCCCAAGATTTGGCAAAGCACCACCCAACAAAGCGTTCATTCTACCATATTCCATGTCCCAGTTCTCGATAATAGCTTTATCTTGAATTGGTAATACTACATTAGTTGCACTCAACGTATTTGTATTTGGGTCCCATGGTTTAAATGAAAATGATGGGTCTGCCAAATTTGGTTGTTGTTCTGGAATTGTTTTACCATAAGCAGCACTATATGATGATGTTGGTACCAATGGTGCTTCTTGTGCCGTTTTGTATATTGATGGCCATGATGTTAACAATTTACCCATATTAAATGGAGCATCAGGTGTTCCATTAGTCATGCCAACCGTTTTAACAGCATCACAGTAATACAAACTCATCGTGTCAGTAATATTTGGATCGCATACATTGACTTGCATAATAGTTCTAGTGTTAGGACCATATCCTGCCAACGTAGATGGTGCGCCACCTTGGAATGTATTATCTGGGTTACCTGCATAATAATCATATCGTTCATCAAAGAATGGGTATGGTGCAGGAGCATCATTATACAATATAACAGTTTTTCCTTTATATTTTGTAAAATCTACCAATGTGTCATGACGTTCCGCAGGTCCAACAACCAAACCATGTTCTTTTACACTTAGAGTAAAAATAACTCGACGTGATTGTTCATATGTTACTGGTTGAGTTGGTAATGTTTGTGGTAATGGTAACCATCCACCTTCATTTGCCAATATAGTAAATTGTGGACCAACACTTGCAGGATCAGGAGCACCACCATTGCGACCATCAGCAGGCCATGTTGCTGGATATGCTGGATTCAACATTGCTGGTACCATTTTTACTTCTGCATTTGGTGCTGCCAGTGCAATGGCACCAGAACCAATACCACCATTAGAATCAGTAATAGTAACAGTAGGAATATCATCATACGCGGGTGATGCAGGTTGAGTAACAACCAAATCAACAATAGTCTGATCTAAAACTGCAGTTGCTACTGGAGTTACTGCACCAACCCCGTCAATAGATACTGTCGGTGCTGATGTATATCCGCGACCACCATTACTAACAGTGATTCCAGCGATATTTCCATTTGCATCCAATGTTACAAACGCAGTTGCACCTGAACCACCACCACCTGTTATCGTAACAGTAGGTGTTGCCAAGTATGCAGGTGTATTAGTTAATGGATCTACTGTTATTGATGATACTATTCCTGAAACCACTGCAGATACTTGAGCAGGAGTACCAATAACGCCATTTTTCCAACCACCATTAAGGGTAACAATAGGATTTGTATATCCTGTTCCACCTTGAATCAATGATAATCCAATAGGGTCTGCAACATACCAGTTTAATGATAATGTGCGATCATCTGCACCATTCAATACTTTAAGTCTATGTGTATTAGGAGTTACAGATAGTTTTGGCCATGCTGTTCCATTAACAGTCGCACTATCCATAAATGATTCTGGAGTGCTAGTTGGATTAGTTGTACCCGGAACTTGTGGTGGCTCATTTGGTGTAGAACCATCTGGATTATACAACAAGTTTGCAATTGGACCAACAATCTGGGTTGTAATTGGAGGATAAATCCATGTATTGTAATCCCAGCGACCAACATCATTAACACCACCTATTGACGTTGGGTGTTGGTTAGGCATATAAACATGTGGTAACCACAAATCACCATCCGTTGGGACTGCCGGTGTAGTTGCTGTAGCAGGATGTGAACCCCATGCCCATGTTGGATCTTGTTGAGCAATTCTAGTAGGATCTACCCATGTTTTATCTTGAATGATCAACGGGATACCAATACCATCAGGCATTTTTGCTAATCCTGGGTTACCACCAGAATTGTTGGTACCATTAATCAAGTCATCTTCAACAGGATCTTTTAAAATATAACCAGCTGCCATACCATCATACACATTCAATCTGGTAATACCATATGCATGGTCATGATACCACATGAATTTTGCAGACTGTTGGTTAGTGTAGTACATTGTGGTAGAACCTTGACCTGGATCATTGGTTGCACCAGGAACCGAACATACTAATTGTGCAGCACATACATCAATTGATTGACCTTGAGCATCGAACCACATATCTGGAACAAATTTCAGACCAGTAGCACGTTTGTTAGGGTTAGTTTCACCAACTGCTGCGGTCCATTGATGCGGAGTACCATCAGAAATATAAGGTGTTGCACCACCATGTAAATGCACGGTAATTCTATTTTGAGAATACTGTGGACCAGCTCCCATAACAGTGTCATCAACCGGTAATGGTAAATTACCTGCCACACCAGTAGGCAAATAGTTGGTAAATTTCACCCTAACTGGTTTATTTTTATCAGCAATGATGTTTGGTCCCAAATAGTTTGGAGCATGTACAGCAAATACCTGATTACCCGCTAAATCTTTAATTGGGGTGCTATCTGGATATGTTAATGCAACATGATCAGACACTTTACCTTGTGCTGTTAGCGTTGACATTACTGCAGGAGTTTCAATTTGAACATATCCACGCAACGTTGTTGGTGATAATGCGCTGTGCATTTTTTCAGTATATTGAACTACTGCAATCTCATAATAATCAGATGCATATTCAACACCATCTTGTGGAACAGCTGGGGTTGCAGCACCACCATATGTTGTAGTGTCAGGCACAGCTACAACCAATTCCATGCCATTGGCATTAGCATATCCTACTCGTGGCAAATCATCAATGAATTTTTTCAATCCACCAGAAACAATGGGTGCTCCTGTAAGAGGATCTAGTATATATGCTTTCGTTATAGGATCGGTTGCCAGTGTTGGTTGTGGTGAGTTTGCATAGTTCGGGGTGGTACTGAATTAATCAGGTTGTACTCCAAAAGTAAACTGATTCCCTGCACCAATACCAGAAGAGAATGTAGGAATATAGGCAGTAGGATAACATGGACCAACACCATATGATTTTTGACCCGGACAGGTTTGCCCATAGCCATTACCACTCCCCGGATTTTGAAGGACTGCAAATGATGATTGCGACATTGCGACCATCATTGCAGTAGTTAATAATTTATATTTTCGCATCATTTTTTACCTCTAATTTTTTTAGCGGTTTTGTGATTATGTCCAAGACCAGTAAGTCTATCCATACTGGTTGGAACGTTGCACCCAGTTGTAGTTTGGCAACTAGCTACTTGTTTAGCAATAAATGCTTTTTGTCTATCAGCAGATGTGATCCAATTTCGTTGAAGATTTGGATTTTGATCTAAAAACTGATAGATGTTTTGCCCTCGGCTAAATGTTGGGGTAGTAGTACCTTTTCCATTTTGCCCTGCATGTGCACTAAATGATGACACAAGCATAACCATTATACATAAATGTATATATTTCATTGTATTTTACCTCACTTCATTAAAAAGATGTTAAATTTAGATTAAATTTATTGATATTGCTATCCTCTGTATGTTATTGATAAAAGAAAATGTAAGATACATGCATATCTTATAACCGATGATTCCATTCTATATCAGGATGTATTAATTTTTTGACAGTCGCGTATACCACTTTCGCCACTTACCAGCCACCCGGAGGCTTATGGTCATTAGATGGGACTTGAACCCACACGTCTTTCGACAACTGTTTTTGATAAATTAAATTTGCTGAAAACATCCTAAAAATTATCACATTGGTATGATTATTTTCCTACCAACATCATTATAATCTATAATATCATGAAAAATTTGAAGTGTCAATCATTTTTGGAAAATTGTAAATATAAAACCTATTTTTTAAAATAATTAGTACACGCTGGCTGTATGCAACCAATTATTTTAAACCATCGTCGCTTCATGCTGCTGCCACATATTGGGCAAAAATCAGTGCACCATTCATTTATTAGGCGAGAAGGTGGTGGAGTTGGTTTTATTGGTGTTTTTATGTAATTTAAAACATTCAGAAGGTGTGAGAATATTTCAGAAGGTGTGAGAATCGAACTCACACAACCATTTCTGGTTGATGCATTAGCAGTGCATTTCCTTACCATTCGGACAACCTTCTGAAATATTCTCTTATTTTGTTTTATTAATAATATCAGAAATATCTATTCCGTGTTTTTCTAAATCCCAAATTGCATCGACGGTTTTTTCATTACAGTCTTCACTGAGTAAAGATTTAACACAATCTGATATAATCAGATTTGCAAAATTGTTATATAACACTGTTTCATAATCAAACGTTATCCGAGATTTTCCATCCCATGATTTATGATATTCTGCTAATTCACTACTACTTTGTGTAATAGCATCTTTATATAACTTAGAAATTAATTTATTCATAATATTAATTTATTTTGTTGGCAGACAGGTCCAGCAACGATCTGGAAACTATGGGTTTGGAGTCCATTGTTTTGCCAATTAAACTACCTATCTATGTTTTTAATATTAAAACACACTCACTTTAACATCACTACACCATTGATGATGTAGTGATGTTAAAGTGAGTGTGTTTTAATATTGGTAGGGCAGGAGGGTACTTCCCCCTCTTCACCGGTTTAAAGGACCGGTGCATCAATTTAATGCTTCAACCCCAATATTATACTGATATTTGATTTACCGTGCCATCATTATCCTGTATAATATTGGGATAACGAGACACTATTGTTTGTGACTCTTCATAATTTTTCCTATTTTATAATTTATTTAAACATAGCTAAAATATCTTTCATAGCTTGAGTATTAGTGTTGCTGGATTGTCCAGCAAATACACCATATCTCATACCTTTATCATACAACCATTTATCATAATAGTCAATTAATTTTCCATCCAGCCCTAACAGTTCATCACCATATTGAATTATTAAGTTATTGGGATGCATAAAATCCCTAACATTATATACATAATCAAATGATTCTTCAATAGTCATTCCATGTTGTATACAAATCAATAATGCAACTGCTGTACTTCTACTAACTCCTGCATGACAATGAATTAATACTTTATCATTATCAGTGAAATCTTTACTAAAGTTTAAGATATTTTGAATATGTTGAACTGATGGTGCAATAAACCCAGTAAACTCAATTGGTATATCATGAAAACGTTCTATATGATACGGGTTATCAGTATCAATATGTTGAGTATTTGGATCTATAACGCCGATTATTTTAGTACATAAATTGGCGCAACAAGATGCCTCATATATTCCAGTTATTTTCAATTCGAACATATATCATCCTAAAATATTAATGCGGTTACTATTCCACCACAAAGTCACCAATGTCTTCGATTCTACCTACTAGTGGAGAAAGGCGTTAATTCACGTTCGTCCTCTATCATGTTCATTACCATGATTCACATTGCTGGACAGGATCTATTATTTTACAATTATTCTAGCCAGCCTTAGAATATTGCCCGGTATGTATCATAGCGATACAGTTTCAATATTGGTGGACTATAATGGAGTTTAACCATTGCCATTCTAGAGTTTCTAGAACCTGCCTCCCAAATGTGACAGTTATAGCCCAATATATTATTTTTGTAGTTACCTATTTTTTGAATTATATTTTCCACAACATCCTATACTACAAAATTTTCTATTTTTTCGAATATCGCGTGGACAAGCCTTGAATACAATTCCACAATTGGCGCACTCTACGTCTTTCCAATTTTTTCTTCTATCTATTATGACTTTTTCTTTAGGTTGTTTATCTTTTTTCCCAATAAACCACCCATTATCTAAATATGATTTCACCTCTTCGATTGGAATTATTTTAATAATTTCTCCCTGATGAATCCATGCCATTTGCTTACCATAATTCCATGGTTTAATACCGTCTTGGTTTCTAATTTTATGACTATTACTAATTTTTAATTTTGATTCATCACTGTGATTCTTTCCAGTAAAAGTATCATATTTTATTTTACCATCTTCATGCAATTTAACAAATCGCTCTGAATTTCTTTTTTTATGGTTTTCAACACAATAAGGGTCATTCCAAAAAAACTCAGCTACTTTTTTTCCGTTTTCTTTTCGCTGTTCAACATCATAATTAGAATTTATATAATCAAATCCACCGTACCCGCCTCGTCTAATATTATATGTGTCAGATCGTGATAAAAAATCCTCAGTTACTATTTCTTTTTCACGAGAAAACATAGCTGACGCATCATCAAAATACTCCAAAATATCTTTTGTGAAATTTTCAATTCCGTATTTTTGGATAGCTGCTTTAATTATTTTCCCAGACCCCATATAACCATCATCAAGATGTTTGGTTTTATGAACTCCGATATAAATTTTATTATTAATATTATTTGTTATTTTATAGATATAGTAATACATATTATATTCCTCTATATCTATTTATAATAATTTGTATTCCCGACGAATCCTGCCATCGTACTGCCGCCTTGAAAGGGCGATGTTCTAACTTTTAAACTACGGGAATATTATCTCTATATTTCTATTATATCATATTCAGATATAATGTCAAGTAATTTGGTGCAAGATTGTAAACGTTTCAACTCTGCTCCCGGAAGCTTACTGGTGATCAATTCCATTCGCCCCCTCTTTGTTTGCATATTACCTCTATAACGGCCCTCTGGTGTACCAGATATTATATCGGGGCTATCAATTATAGTTTCATATGGTCACTTCGAACAGTCAGTATTTTACTGTTGCATACACGATGTCTTGCGGTCACCGTATTTTAAGTTAGGATAGCATCAAGCGTCCTACTTAAAATTCTTTAATTTCAATATAATCTTCAATCATACTTTTAGCTTTATCATATGATCTTTCATGCCATAAAATGTGATCTAAATCAGATACATGAACATCAGATGGAGTACCAAGATTACTAATCGATTTCAGATATTCTTCAGAACCATCAAAATAATTCAAAAATGCTTGTCCATATCGATAAGTATCTACTTTAAGTAATGTCCAGTTATAATATGCCTGAAATTTTTCATATTCTTCTTGTGTTATACTAAAATCTATCATTTAATGGTTTTTAATAACTGTTTTACAGATGACATTACCATGTTCATCAACATTATAAGAATTAAATCCAAGACCAGTACAGAAACTTTCAGCATTGGTAATTACCGAACTGTTTTTTCTAATTTCTACTGTAGATTCAATCCATGTGATAGTTGTTACACCAACACCAAGCATAAATCCAACTACATAAGGCATATATTTCATCATTATTTCCTCGGCAATGATTCAAATTGTACTTTCAATCTTCTATTTTCACGTTCCAATAATGAAACTCTATTTTTTAGCCTATTCAATTCACTAATAATTATCGAAATATCCCTGGAATAATCTTTTTCAGTAGATTTCTGACCTTCTGAAACTATTATATCACTACTTTTATACTGTGTCAACATGTTTTTAATAATACCCATAAATAAAGTATTTATTATAGGTGGTCCAGGTTGATAGAATCAAACTATATACTGTCCACCTAGTTCTAATATATGGTTTAGAAGACCATTACCGGGTAAGTGTGTTTAATTGTTTGTATATCTTGTTCCATTAATAATAGAGAGTATAGTAGTTTTACTAACATTGAATAATTTAGCAAGTTTCCGTGAACTAAATTGATGATGATTTTCTCTAATGTATTTCACGTCGTCCTTTGTTAATTTTGATTGAATATGATCATGTCCTTTTTTCGGTTGTCTAAGTCCCAACTCAGCCGCATGTTTAAGTTGTTCTGACATTGTTGCCCATTCTAAATTACTGACGTTATTATTCAGTTTATTACCATCTATATGATTTACAGTAAGTTTATTTTCTGGATTATCAATAAATGCTTTTGCAACTAATATATGGATCTTAAAACACTTCGCTGGACTATTTCTACCATTAAATCTAGTCACAAACACACAATAACCTTTCTGTGTCACACTATATTTTAATTCTTTATTAGTTCTTTTAGAATATATTTTACCAGTATTAGATACTTGAAAATAATCTTCATAACCAACTACATCTTTCCATATTTCAACCATAAACACCTTTAATATTAATACTGAGCTAAACCTGTATTATTGCGCTAATCGTGTTTTTTCCAATAAATCAATAAATGAATTTTCAATAGTACTTCTTTTCATTGAATTCATAAATGAATTAACTATGGTTCTATCATAATACCGTTCAGGAACAATAATACCAACACATGTCAATGCATCATCCAATGATGGTTCATGAAAATATGCATATGGTAAATCCATTTTACTGCACAGATCTTTGATTTTCAGCATCATATTCGTTTCACCACCATTTTTAATAACAATGGTTTTATGATTATCAGCCCAATCATTTAAAATACTTATTTTGTCTTTGAATCCAATAACATTAATGTTTATTTCGGAATATTTCCTAAACATCTCATGTATCACGTGACTGCTTTGAATACCATGTTGTATGGAACTTAGGTACATATTTGTAAAAAAGTATGCTCTCATTTTATCCTCTCTTAATTAATCGTTGGAAATGGTCGGCTAGGAGGGAGTCAAACCCCCACTGTACGGAGTAGAAATCCGAGGCACTATTCTGTTATGCTACTAGCCGGTATGTGTTATACCATGTTATATCGTTTTCGTAAACTTTGGGGTAACTAATGGGGTATGATCCCATACAAATTTGGTGGACAGAGTTGGTATCGATCCAACCTATGCTGTGCTTCAAACAGCTGCTAATCCATCTCAGCTACCTGTCCATTAATTGTAATCCATGCACTAGAAACATCAAAATGTATCATTGTTGAATATTCTTCTACACATAATCTATTCAATTCTTGTAGAATTTCAGAATTAGAACACATATATACTGGTAAAAAATCATTCAATGGTATTCTGAATACCCCTAATGGAAAATGTTCATTTTTTACATAATGGATTTTTGTCCATTTTCTTCTTGATTCTAAATCTGCATTGGTAATGGTGTATTCAATCAATGATTTCAAAAATTCGGTAATCATCGTCTTCTCCTATAAAGTATAATATATCATACCATGTTCATATGAGGATGTCAACCGAATTTTAATAAAAATGTAGTATAATTATTTTTTGGCATTGAAACATATTTAAATTCGTCCTCGTTATTACCTGACACTATTGCTTTAAATTCAAGTTCTAATATTGACTTCCAATAAATTGGGTAATTAGCACTATACCCAGTTATATTATGAATATAATCATCATAATTTTTCCATACTGATGATGGATAATCATGTCCAAGTGGGATTGTAATAGTGTCATTCATGATATTAAGTATGTTGGCACCCTTGGAGAGATTCAAACTCCCGACTCCCACGTTCGTAGCATGGTACTCTGTTCAGCTGAGTTACAAGGGCGTTGCAAAATTCATAAGTTATTGATTTTAATGTATATTTTCAGGATGGCAGAATTCGAATCTGCGTCTGCGGTACCCAAAACCGCTGCTAAACCAACCTCAGCTACACCCTGAAAATATACACTATATTATTGGTAGAGGTAAATGGATTCTAACCATTGATCTTCCGGTTATCAGCCGGATGCATTAAACGCTATGCTATACCTCTATTTTATTTTCTTTTACATAATTTTCAAAATCATTTCTACTATACGATGTACAATATAACATTTTTGGTGGAGGATTACTACTATACATCCCTGGATACCAATAATACAATATATCACCATCGGTTGGCCATTTGTAATTATAATGTTCAACCATTATTTGTAAATTAGATTTTGACATCATCAACTTTGTACAATTTGGTAAATGTTCTTTCACCACTTCTACACATAACCGAATTTGTTAGTGCATTAGCTGCAAATTCTGCTTCATCATATGTATCACATTCCAATACTGTGGTAGTATTACTAACAGCAATAGATTCACAATATTTGTGAATCTTTGACTCTGAAATTAAAATTTTATAAGTTTTCATGATATTACCTTTATAATTAAACAGGATACTTTTTATTTTCGCCAATGAAATTTTTTAATTTGCTGAATGTATCCTAAAGTTGGCGGAAGATGACGGAGTTGAACCCCCAAGGCTGCTCATCACAGCTCGACGCATTTCAAGTGCGCTGCAGTCGCCAATCTGCTTGATCTTCCATTATTCTATATTAACATTATTTTAATACTATGTCAAGTATAATTTTGGCAGGACTGACGGGTTTTGATCCCGCTACCTCTACATTGACAGTGTAGTGCTCTCCCGATTGAGCTACAGTCCTAAAATTTGGTGGATTGTCTAAGAATCGAACTTAGCGAGTCAGTGACAGTGGTTCTACAGGCCACTCCGCCTCCATAACGGTTTACCAATCCATAAATATTTCTTTAACTTTTTCATCATCTATCCATTCTCCAACTGATATGTTAATTTGGTATTTTGATAGAATCGATTTTTCTTCTTCTCTCATATCATTAACTAGTTTATAATGTTCAACTTTAAACCGTCTAAATGGATCATATGTTTGATATGTTGCCAACCGTTTATTTAAATCTTGAGTTATTCCGATTTTGTACATATCTGGATATACTGGATTTGATATTAAATACAATATACCACATTTTAACTTAGGTTTAGATGATGTTTTTTCTTGCGTTTCTTGTCCAGTGGTTCGTGATAAACTTAATTTTAGTAACGATAACCCGGCTAATTTTTTATAATATCTAGCTTCTTTCTTTTTCTGTTTTGAAGCTTTTTCTGGGTATTGTTCACAATACGTGTCATAATATACGTCAAGTAAATCTATAGTCACCTCAAATGGTTCAGATATTGGAATTAGTCCTTTATCTATCATACCATATATTATATTTTTTGTAATACTATTTCCGATTATTTCGTTCATAGTTGAATCATATCATAATAATTCAACTATGTCAACAATATTTTTTACAATTTTCCAAATTGTTAAAGAGCGTGGCCAATTTTTCTTTGGTCTTAAAACTGAAAAACCCAGTTTGATATTATCTCACTGGGTTCTCTGTTATTTTTTTTTGAATCTTTGAAACTTATTATGTTTCTTTGTGATCCTTAACTGAGAAACCGAATTGTTCTGGGCGATAATCATAAAAACTCGGAACAAACGACACCGAAGATGATTTATCATCCCATCTGCTAATCTCGATATGTTTAATGTGTGAAGTTTTCATAATATTTCAGTTATATAGTTTATTTATCTTTTTGTTTAAAAAATTAGTTTTAACATTTTGTATAGTTGTCAAGATTATCACTAATACATGCTTTGTGTCATTCGCAACACGATATTAGTTAATATTCAAAGTATATTAAGATACTTAACAACTATACAAAATATTATTGTGGAGAATATCGGTACCGCCCCGATCATAGATGCAGTGCAAGTGCTTCCTGAGTGCCTATGCTCATTCCCCATAACAATAATTTTATTATAGCACGTTTTTTAAAGATGTGCAACTTTATTTATTATCAAAATCATAGTCTCCATTTCGGAGACTATGTTAATCAGTGTTCGTATTTCGTTTAATAACATTTTTTACTACAATTGCTGAATATGATTCCCAATTAGTTAGAATCTCATTCAATTTTTTTAATTTTTCAAATTTATCATCATCAAACATTTGTTTAATGTTATTATCTGATTTAAGTTCTGTGATTTTTTCCATATTTGTATAATAGCACATTTTCAAAAGATGTGCAACTTATTTATCATTTTACCAGGATAGCTTTTACGGTTTTGATTAGAAGTCAAATGTATTAAGCTTGCTGAAACTATCCTTATTCTTAACATCAAGGAGGTGATGTAATCTTTTATTTAACAGGATGTATTTATTTTCGCCAAATGAAATCTTTTAATTTGCTGTAAACATCCTAAAATTTATTATAGCACGTTTTTATAGATTGTGCAACTATCTTTTCAAAATATTGAAATATTCTTTACGTTCCATATCGAAACTGTTATATCTATACATTATATCATCATAAATGAATCCAAAAATGATTATTGTGAACACTACTGCGCTAATACAAATATAAGTCACTATTACATATAATAACCAAGTTGGATTATACCAATACAATAATCCTAATCCAACAAATATGGCAAATAAACCGAATATCGTATGATAGTTATTATGATATAGCCATATGATAAAATTGGTATATTTTTTTAATCTGGATCACGTTTTTCAAATTTACTGTTTGATTGTTTAGATTGCTGAAATGATCCAATATATAACAACAAGAACTGGCAGAGATATTCTGATTTGAACAGAAACTAGATCAGTCAAAGTGACCTGTGCTAACCGGATTACACTATATCTCAATTATTTTTTATTATTTTTTAATAGCATGTTTAAATTTAAACATCCATTCATCATCTATCAATTCTAAGGAGCATTCGGTACATTTTGCAATAAAATCATCACCAATGATTAGCGCGTCGAATGTTTCATATTTTTCAAAAAACTGTAAAGTAATTGGCATCACATTCCATTCCATTTTTGAAATGGTGTTGGTACCATCATCACCTTGCTTTACTTCAATGTTGATAGAAGGTCTATTGGTTAATGTACCAATTACATATTCTTTTTCTAAGTTATATACTTTATACATTCTACTTTTTTCCTAATGTGGATAATAATTGTGTCTTTTCATTCTGGTATTCTTTATATAATTCTTTTATACATTCTACTAAAAAAATTTTTATCAGTATATACAATAAGATATAAATCACCAATCCTATTATAAGAGACAAACCGACAACAAGAACATAATTTCCAAAAATAAAAGACATTGATAGCCAAGTAAAGAATACAGTAATTATCAATATTGATTTACTATATTTATTATAGACCCATTTTAAAAAATAAAAATATTTCATTTATTTTTTAAATCGTCAAATGTTTGTTGACATTCTTTTTTATATTCTTTATACATAGCTTGCATTGGTTCAATTATTCCATACTGTATAGCCCTGTATAAAAAGTAACAGACGGCGCAACCAAGCACTAACATTAGTAATACAAATAAACCAGAAAATCCATATTTAACAAGAATGTATGTTATTGGGATTCCTGACACCCACATTAATGATTCCCGTTTATTTTTCATTACAGCCCATTTAAGAAAATATAACAAATGCATAATTACCTCAATATTTCAATGTCGACCAGAAAGCCAATTTCTCAAGATCTTTTTCAAATTCTGGGTATACTTCATTTAAGTGGTCATCACTAACTGACAAATAACCTTTTTTAATTTTTTCATCGATTAGTCTTTGCATATCATAATCATCATGAGATACTTTTGATTGGAATTTTTTACCACGTTTACCCCAGAATGTTACACATTTTGCACCGGTATATCGAACATATGTTGATAATGTCCACCATGGTTTAGAATTATCAACATTACTTGGATGTTCAAGAAATATCACACCCCAAACTTTATCAGAACCATCTTTAGTGGACCATCCAATAAATTTATAGTTATATTTTCCGCTCATTTTCGCATCTCATTATTAACAGGGTAGCAAATATGTTTTACCGCTAAACTACCATAGTGACCAACTCTATGGCTGGGATTCGAACCCAGGACTTTTCTTTACGATAGAAATTATTAAAATTGCTGAAACTACCCAAGGTCATTTCATTAAATTAATTATAGCACATGTTTTATGATGTTGCAACTACTTTATGATTTTAAAACGGTACATTTATAATAGGTACATTAGGAATAGTAGCATCCATTTTTTCTCTATCGGTAGTTGAGCACCCATAAAGAAAAAATATACCTATTATGATTAGGAGTTTCACTGATTTGAAACTATGTTATTGATGAAGCGTTGGATCTTATCTTTATCACGTGGTCTATTCGATTTTGTGACCAAATCTTGTAAAGAAGCCAATGATAATGATGTTAATTTAACTTTACCATTTTTTGTTTTACCTGGGATACCTTTACGGTTCGCTTTTGATACATTTGCCATTATTTTCACCTTGTTTTAAGAATTCATGACGGGTTAGTGAGCATTTTGCACTACAATAATATTCACTGATTACTGAATTCCAATATTGAGTATACACATACTGTTTATTATTTTCATCCATACCAGTAGGAATGATGTTGTTACAATTTGCACAATTTACTGTCATAAAAATTATAGCAATTTATTTTGATGTTGCAAGTTAAAATTTTCTACTAGCACGTTGGTATGCACTAATATTCATTTGTTGAACTATTTGTATATGTTTACCACGTCGTCGATCATGCTCATGTGGACCAAATAATTTATTTTCACGCATTTTGAACTCTCTCATTAACAATCTGCGACCATTAAATAATGTAACTTTTGATCTATTGATTATTTTTCTGGCATGTACAAAAGTTTTCACATAGCACAATGCATGGTATTCATAAGAATTATGTTTACTATCATATAACGTGTAAAGTTGAACCCTATCAACTTTATGCGATAGAAATGGGATAAAACTTTTTGTCAGTTTATTAAAGTATTCTGTTAATTCTTGTGTGGTAGTATCTTTACCAACATTTTTGATAATGAGGATCATCACTCACTTCCTATAAAAAATCTATGATAATTCTATTATACATCATTTTTTGTATGATGTCAACTTATTTGTAAGTATTTTTTAACCAGTTAAATAGTGCTGGTTTTTGTTTTGGCCAGACATACATATCAAAATATTGATTGAACATTGATTGTTTATGTTTATCAGTTTTCACGTGTTGCCACATTCTTCTAAACACATCATCCAAATCCATTCCTTTATTATATTTTGCTAATAATCGTTGTTTGAACAATTCTGGATTAAAATTTTCATCTGGTGCAAACATTTTATCTTTATGATTAGTTTTATGTTTTTCATCGAATTGGTTTGCATAGTTACTTAGGAATTCATCCCTTGTCATTTTAACCCAATCGCCATTAGCTACAAAGTTTTCATATTCTTTGACATATACGGTGGATATTCTTTTAGGATTTAAATGTCCAATAAATAATGCCTGTGTTTCACCTTTATTAAGCATCATGTCTGCTAAATGAGGATTATCACTTAATGTTACCCATTCTGGATTATATTTGTCAGTTTTTGCGGCATTCTCTGCATCTTTCCGTGCTTTAGATCTACCTCGTCTACCTTCTGGTCCCCATCCGAAATATTGGCTGTATCCGCCGTATCCTGTCCATGATCCTCCTGGCCATACCGGGGCTTCTAATTCATCGTACTCGGCATTAAATTCTATGATGATAGCATATTTGTATGATCCTGCGAAACTTGCTGCAGTTTTGAATTTACCAGTAACAAATAACCCTTTTGGATTATTATCAGATTCATAGCTATATACTCTTGGTACTTTTTGTGCACCACTTAAACCATACTGAACTGCTAAAATAGCCTCATTGTAGTTATTAAAGCCGTGGAATACCCGTATGGTATCACCTTTTTTTAATGGTTGATTTCCATCAACCTCTATATCATGAAATAATTCTCGTATCAGCATTTTCCATTGCATTCCTTAATTGTTCGAATGGTATCAACTCTTGATATCCATCTAATATCAAATTTACATAATCGATTGATGGTTTAGAATTTAACATTGAATGTCTAGATTCATCTGTCATCGTGTATACATAACAGTCCATCGATGATTCATCGTTTAATTTAATAGATTCAACTACTCTATCATAATAAAATGGATAACCTTCTATTCGATCAGTCATTGATAATATATCATCATTAATTTCCCATACTAATCCATATGTAAAAGTATTATTACATTTTATGACATTAGCATGGGTCAATAATTCAAACTTATAATTGTTCAATACTCCTGGACCAATTAATTTGGCTTGGTATCCAATATGCGATCTATTGGTCAATAATCCATAAGTGAACAAGAATAAAGTTTTCATAGCAATTTCAAATGTTTAGTAATTGGATCAATATTTTCTGGATAGTCTGGTCCTAATGCGAGACATGTTAACGTTGGAACACCATTAAATTCAGTCAAACCAGCGTCCTTGATTAATTTTACATTTACACCATTTCTGATGGCTAGATCATATATACCCAATAATTCTTCTTCACTGTCAACACTAACGCATATTTTCGTGAATCTTCCCTGTAACCATTCTTTAACTGCTGGTTTTTCAACATTTATTTTAATTTCACCTTCAAACATTGCGCTAGAAAGATTTAATATTGCACCTAATGATGCGTGGCATGCTTGTGCTACCAGTTTACCAGTTCTAACTTTCTCACCTTTTGTATTTCTTAAATCTTTTCTAATTACAATTACTTGTTTTGGTTCGTTATTAGCCATATTAAATAGATTGTTCAAATTTTGGTTGTGGAACAAATAATGGTTTCACAGGTTCTATTATTTTTAGTTCTGGTTCATTTTGTTGTTTTTTATACTCATCATCATAATGATTTTTGATTGCTGCCATTATGATTATTAATATTGAGTATAATAATATTTTATTTAAAGTCTCTTTCATATTTATTAATAGAATTTTCTATTATCTCCGCAAAGAGAGTATTTAGTGTTATATCCCGTTTATGAGCCTCAATCATTAATGGATAGAGGACATCATCTGGCAAATCTAATGGCACAGTAACTCTCGGATCATATTTTAATCCTTTTGACACCAATGATACTTTTTCCAATATGTCTTCTACCATTTCGATATTAATGATTTTAATTTCTTCAGATTCATTACATTTAGTTGCGATAGCTTCATCGGCATATTTAGTACTATATTCTGGATCTGTCCATCTATACATTACCGAGGTGGTACCATCATATAATTCAACATTATAAACTTGTAACGTATTTGTATCATAAATTGCTGATGCAGAAATGGTTAAGTCATCTGATGTATAATCAACAAATCTAGCATTATTACCGAAACATTGCCATAAAAATTTACTACCTTCACAGATCTGATAGTTGATGGCTTTTAAGAATTCATCTAATTTCATGCGATACCACCATGAAGATCATACCAAAATGTTAATTCTGATTGTTCAGAGCATTTCTTCAACTCAGTGAACTTTTCAGGTGATACCGATACATTGACCGAATGTTTAGTTTGAAATGCTATATCAGTAGTAATGATATAAGTTGAGTCTTCTCGTTTTAGTATTTTACAATTAAGCATATAAACCACACTGGGTTAGAGTTAAGATAGCTTAATTATATCATGTGTCTTCGAAAGTGTCAAGGAAATCACATTTAATACCAGTCCAATTGATAGGACTAACAATAACCCAGTAAATAATTGTACAACTTTGATAATCATGTGATTTCCTCAGATATTATGTTAATCTAAAACTCGGTGCTGACGGTTGCGCATACAGTTTCTAAAGATTCTTTTATAGGTTTCATCAGCTTGGAATCCACCTTTTGCAGCTCCACCAATGCCTCCAATTGCGCCACCAGCCGCCGCACCCACAGCAGGGTTACCAAAGATAGCTCCCATAGCTGCACCGGTTGCACCACCTATTAATGCGCCTGTACCACCTTGTATTAATGTGTCTTTACCAACACTAGCATTTTGTTTTGCAATTATTTCGCATTCTTGTGCATCTTGTTGTAAAAATGGTGCGCGATTATCACCATAGGTGTCAATCACTGGACGGTATCCAGATGTTTGAGCACAGCCGGTTAATAGTATAAAAAATAATGTGTATCTGTATTTCATGTTTTAAATTTCCTGTAAAATGTATGTAGATTTATTTACTCCACCATAGGTAATACGACCAGATGAATTTTGGTTAATGTACCATGACCCCGCTGCACTTATTCCAACTCTCATAGAATAAGTGGTAGATGCAGTAGTAGATGGCGAGTCAACAAATTGCACTGATGTGCTTCTTGGTTGAACTGTTGAACTAAAATATATGGCATATGCTTGTATGCAAGTAGTTCCTCTGAATAATGCAACTGTTATTGTTCTAGATGATTGTCCAGAATCTAATGTAAACTGGGTTGATATTGATACTTTAGATGACGTAGTGCTAGGTGTTATATTGGCAGACCATATTTGAGACCCTTCTGTACTTAATGGAGTAGTTGTATCTGCTGGTATTATAGTAGTTCCAGTCGATGATGCAAATGATCCTGTAATAATTTGATTAGAACTATCAGAACCACTTATAACCAATCCTTTATCATTGACAGTAACACTATGATATGTCCCAGCAGTCACCCCACTATTTGCCAATGTTAATACAATAGATGTTGATCCTGTACCTGATGCATCACCAGATATAGTGATTGATTGATTATTTAACAAATAATTATTAACATCTATTGATGCAACACCATTATTTAATTTGATAAATCCAGATGTGGTTGTTTGTAATGAACTTATGCTATTTAAATTAGAATTTATCGGTTGTGCATCTGTGATTCCATATCCACTAATTGTAGTAGGTTTTCCTGATATATTATTCCATGATGGTGATATACTTACTGGATTACCCAACGCTGTTATTCTTCCTTTACTATCAACTGTAAATGGTGTAATAGTATCATAATTATTATACGTTCCAGCAGTAACACCAGTATTAGATAATGTTAAACTTATATTTGTAGTACCAGTACCAATAGCATCACCGGATATACTAATAGATTGGTTGGATGTTAAATAAGATGCTTGATCTAATGATGCAACCCCGTTATTTAATTTTATAGTTCCAACAGTATTGGTACTTAATCCACTAATTGATGTTAAAATTGAATTTATAGTTTGTGCATCAGTAATGCCATATCCAGATAATGTAGTTGGATTCGAACCAGAAATAACTCTACCATAAGAATCAACTGTTATTGCTTGGTACGTACCGGCTGTTATACCAGTTGATACTAAATTTATTGTTGGATTACCAGATACACAGTCTCCATTTGTGACAACTATATTACCAGATGTTCCAGTAATAGTCCTTATAACCCAACTACCATTTGATACTCTAGCACTTATACCGGTAGATGATAATCCAGCAATGGCTGATAAATCAGAATCCAATGACTGTGCGTCTATTATACCATACCCTAATAATGTATTAGGTTTATTGGAAACATTGCTCCATGGTGTTGGTATGTTTGGAACTTCTGTATTTTTTACATAGCCTTTTTCAGATACCTTTTGTTCTACGTCATCTTCAGAAATGTATCTCTTAGATGATAATTTACTGTCAACATCAGAATCTTTTACATATCCTTTTGTTGTTAATTTGGTATCGATTTCTGATTCTTTTACGTATCCTTTTGTTGTTAATTTAGTTTCAACATCAGTATCCGTTATGTATCCTTTTTCTAACAGTTTTTGTTCTAACGAGGTATGGTTTACAACATCTTTTTGGGTTAAAATAGCATCTATGTCATTTTCGTTAATAACAGCGTGACCATTCTGCAGTAATCCAGGCACGGTAATATTTGAATAAAATTTAATATCTGGCATAGTAGTTATAGTTCCATTATAACTAGTATTTATCTATTATTTAAAAATAAAAAAGGGCAGTATTACCTGCCCTTTTAAATAACCTATTTAGTTACTTAATTATTTATTTTTCAATCGTGCCATTCTTTCAGACAATGACTCAGTTGATGCTGGTGAAGTGTTACTGCTCGTGTATTTACCAATGATAGTATCAGTAGCATCAACCGGTTTTTTCAATGACTCAGCTTTCACTTTGTAATTAGCGGCTTCGATACATTGCTCTTCTGCTTTATTTTTCAAGGCATTGATTGCAACGTCAAATTTATTTCCATTTTTACGTAGCCCAGCTACAATTTCAGCTTGCTCTGCACGTTTACGGTTTCGTTCAGTTTCCAATTCAGCTTTTTCGATGTCACGTTTTGCGTCATCAACGGTTTTGCGTAGATTCATCAAATCTGCTGAAATTTCATCAACCGCAATTTTAAGTTCATCCATCCAGGCTTTTGCTTCTTTAGCTTCTTCCTGTTCTTTTTCTAAGATGGGTGCACGTTTTTCAACTGCATCCAACAATTTACCAAGATCAACTGTTAGTTCTGATTCATTAACTGAAGCGATAATAGCCGCTGCAGCTTGATTGTTTGGATCAGTAGAAATATCAGCTTTAGCTTTTTCCAGGTTTTCCAACAATTGCTGGATTGTTTCAGCTTCTGTCATGAAACGATTGTATGTTTCTTGTTCAGCATCTGCTTCTGCTTGTTCTTTTTCATAATCACGAACTGCATCATTATACATTTTGATTCGTTCATTGTGTTCTGAAATTTTTTGTCGTATTGCTGTTTCTGCAACACCTTCCTTATCAACTGTTGCGGCCAAGTCAATAAGACTTGATTCAATACTTTCTGATTTAACAATAAGAAAGTGTTTAAAAAAATTTAAAGACATTGTTTTTCCTCTTATAAAATAATAAATACATTGTAATTATATCATCTAGCACAAGAAATGTCAAGACAATATTTAATATATAAATTTACCAGCCCATCTAATAAATCATATATAGGTAGAACATATGATTTACAGAAGCGAATCAGAGAACACTCTGGTAAATCATCAGGTTGCCCATTATTATGCAATGCTATCCAAAAATACGGGATAGATAACTTTAAAATTGAAATCATCGAACAAGGCATGTCGTTAGATGAAGCCAATGCAAAAGAGGTTGAAATAATAAATGAGCATAATACATTACACCCAAATGGGTATAATATTCAACTTGGTGGTACATTTCATAATCAAACAGAATTCATGAAATCAAAGATTTCACAAACTATGAAATCAAAACCATCTCACCCATCAGGATATAAATTGAGTGAAGAAACAAAATTAAAAATGTCAGCATCGAAGAAAGGGAAGCCACCAAATAACAAGGGGAAGATATGCAAAAATAAAGGTGTACCTCTATCAGATGAACGAAAATTACACCAATCACAGTGTATGCGATCTAAAATGACAACGGAAAAAAGAAAAAATAATTCTTTTGCACAACTTGGTAAAACATTATCTAACGACCACAAGCAAAAAATTTCAAATTCAATGACTGGAATTATACGCCCAATAGTAATTTGCCCACATTGCGGTAAGAGTGGTTCGCACAATAATATGATAAGATACCATTTTAATAATTGTAAATTAATTCAATGACATATTTATTTACCTTTGGTTAGTTTTGTGTTTAAAAATTGTGTTTAAGTCGTTATATATTTCAATAGAACATTTAGATGTTATCGAAAATGATGTTCCATCTTTAAAGAACCATATTGTTATATTGTTACTGGTATAATCATATCCAATAGAATACACTTCATAGTTTTTTATATCAAACCAAAAACCATGCGGTTGTGCTGATTTTTTAGGTTTAGAAAAAGGGAGGTCTATGCCTATCATATACTTTATTAGTTAATTAATGATAATTCTATTATAACACCTGCCCAACATTTTTGCAACATGTTTTTATCAACTTCTACAAAAAGATATTCAGATGTTGTAGTTGATAGTTCACGCTCATAAATCTTTAGTAGACTGCGTTTTTCATTTATTTCCATCAATTCAGTAACCGCATTATAAGAATTGTTCCCTAACTGGATTGAATCATTTATCACATCTTCACGTTTACTAACATCAATCAATGTCATGAAATACAGTATTTTATTGGTATCATCATATAGGAACTTTGATTTATCATCCGTTAAAATGATATCTTCAAATGTGTCAATACCATTAAGTCTCCATTCAACGACATCATTAGTTGTGACCACCATAGAAGTTGGAAATTTTACAACCGATCCTTTAACTAGTATGTTCACAGTATCATCGAATGTTACAGGATTACCTACTTTAAATTTTGATGGTAAGAACTTACTAGACTTGGCGATATCTTTATTACCACCAAGTTTGTTTTTTAGATAACCAAATATCATTGTAGTTCCTTTTTCAAAAAGTTTTTATTCAGTTCAATAATATCATATAATACTATTGGGTTATTTTGAGACCATGATGATGTAGTTACAAGAACTGGTGGCACTGACAATACTGGAGTACCTTTATTCCAAAATGCGGCCCATGATTTATACTTATCTTGAGTAAGATTTTTATACACATCATTCAATGCATTATCGTCGATGTATGAACGAACATAACCATTAACAACATCAGTATCAAATGCAACGAAATATGCGGATTTAGTTTCTGCCATTTGTCTCACGAACGGTGCATCAAATGTATCCACAGTGAACAAGCATGAGTTTTTGTTATCTTTTTCAGACACTATATTTGCAGCGGCAATCACTGGTTTGGTATCATCAACTTTAGTTTTACCGAAACCACCTACTTTTTTGATTACCAGTTCATCATATGTATAATGGCTACCTGATTGATCATTACCAATATAAATGGTATGTTTATCTGATAGATCAGCAACTGTTTTAACGTCACTACCATCATTACAAATTAACATTGTTTGTTCTGGTTTGTCAAGACTGAATACCTTTACCAGATCATTAGAAGCACTCATTGCATCTTCTTGAGTAAATGCCATATCACATTCACCTCTGGCAAGTTTAGTCAGATTATCTAAACTACCATTTGAATACACATTCTTGATTTTTAGTTTAGTGGCAGTAGCTAATTGGGTAGCAAATCTACTGTAATCAGATGTTACCGTACCTGTACAAATTTTTATTTCACCGATGTCATCATATTTGATATTATCTGATAAGTAAATACCAGGATCAACACCTTCTGTAATATAGGTGCTATCTTGTTTGACACCAGATGCTTTTAATGATGCAACTTCTTTATCAAGATCTTTTAACTTATTACAAACTTCTTGATTTCCTTGTGCACACAATTGATTAGCATCAGACCGCCATGATTGAAATGATGGTTCGTTCATGTGATGATAATACATATTATGATCACTAATTGACGATAGCATCGACCACATCATAACAGCATCCCATGCCCCATAATTGGAATGTTGTACAATAATCGGTTGCGCATATGATGGTGTTCTATAATTAGAATAGAATGTATTTCTACGTTCTGTTCGATATGATTTATTGAACATTGAATTGATATCACTTGCAACTACACGTTTTGATGGTGATGTATTAGCTGCTTTAAATGATTCGAACAATTTGGTTGGTTTTGTCGATGGTGATGAACTTGAGCTACCAAATTTAAATGCTGTTGAAGTTTTGGCAATGGAGTTAGAAAATGGTTTACTGGTAGAACCTGTACTAAATGATTTAGAACTGGAACTAAAAGATCTAGAACCAAAACTAGAAGCCCTACCACCACTACTACCTTTAGCAAAAGAATCCAGTGACATCAGTACCAAAAGTACTGATAGTATTACAATAATTTTTTTCATATTACCTCTTATCGAAGTGTATTAATGTTGAGATGGTTGGTTTTTTGCGGTATAAGACTAAATTCTACCACTTCTATATCATCTTTACAAGCATCCATTGCATCTTTATTGAAATGCATCACATATTTCATATATCTAGTCACTTGTAATGATGAGCCAAAAATCCTGCCTTCGGCATCAAATTGAAAATCACCATCACCTGAACAAAATAGTCCAGTTTTTGAATTCTTAATTTTAATAAACTTCATAAGTTATCCTAAGTTAATAAACATATCACTATTGTAACATGCGTTTAGCTTTTTTGCAACTCTTTATTCCATTTTTACTACATCGAACCAATTGAATGGGGGATTTGATGGGAAATGCATCAGGTTTTTTAACTTATCAACTGCAGTGACTTCATTGGTTCCTAATACTACTGCTCCGGTAGGTGTTAATGATAGTTGCTGTTGGTATTCGGGTTTTGCTTTAATTAAGTATCTGTACTCTTTTTTTGATGCCAGTTCTTTTTTCTCGGCACGTCTTTGTTGATGTGCTCTGACGAATGATGATAACGCTGATCTAGGAAGGTCACCTGCAGAAAATCTAGCAAAATAGTTAATCACATCATCATCGCCATATTTTGAGGTTGAAATCATTTTATACAACTTTTTAGCATATTCTTCTTTATAAACATTTGGGTCACATGCAATGGCATATGCCGTTACGAATCGATTAATAGTGTTTACTAATCTGTCAATATCATATGATAACCAATCATTACCTGCATATCGGAATTCAAGATAATTATCATGTAAATTTAATCCATCATATTTCGCGGTGTATCCAGAATGAATAATTTTGGAAGCAGCATTTGATAGATGTTTTTTCATCAATGCAAACATGTTTAATGCTTTCTGTGGTTCAAGACGTATAGCTGATTGGAATTTTTTAACAACCATCTGACAATAATTATTACCGACCCGCCCAAACTGATCTAGAATATAATTCTCTCCAACAAATAATGCCAATTTTACATAATCAAGATTTGATTGATCGATATCAGCAAGACTGACATTCATATGCAATCCACACGTGTGATTTGTATAACAACCATATTCACCAGCCCATTGTTTTATTTTTTTCAAATCTTCTATCATTTGTTGAAGTGGCAATGGTGGACTAATGAATTCAATACCGCTGTCATTGGTGTCATCTGCGGAATCTAGTGATGAATCCGGTTCTATAATGTAATGAGTATTGTCACGTGATGCACCATGATAATTTTGATTATATTTTACAGGAGAATCAACAATCTGAGAAAAATCATCTGCCAGTGCTTCCAGATCACCCTCACCGGCATTATCATAATGCGGCCACGTTAAGTCATACCCCCTGGCAACATCTGACATTTCTCTATATCCTTTTTCTCTGAACCATTCTGCTTGGTCAGTCCAAAAATTGGATTCAAAGTAATCAGTCTCAAAATCATCTCTATTTTCATCTGTATACTGCTCAAATGCATCAACTGTATAGATGTTTGATTCGTCTGACTGTGCAGCTTTAATTTCATCTTCCAAATCTTCGTCATCACCAGTGAAGTTATCACGAACATATTGTTCTATATAATCAGATAAATTTGATAACGTCAATTCTTCTGATTGGAATTTTTCATTGGCTTGTTCATATAACCATTCACGATAGTCATTTTCCATTTGTTCTTTTACAGAATCTAAATCATCATTATAATTTTCACCATCATTATCATAGAATTCAATAACTTCATCGATTGATTCTGGGGTTGGATCATTATCATAATTTTCTGTATTATACTCACCATTGTCCAATCCAATATTGGGTACATACATTTCAAACTCTATCCCAGTAATAGCATTCACTGATCCTGCCTTTTTTGCCAACGCTGCAGGTGACATTTTTAGTTCTAATAACTGGTCTTCTGTTAGTTTAAATTCTTTTAGTCTCATTTATAATCCTTTAGTTAGAACTGCAGTCCAACTTCCTTCTTCTGATTTTTTCATACTGATACGCTTTTTAATAAAGTAAACCATATCTTCTTTATAATTATCATAATTTGTAAAATATCCTTTACTATTCATATTTTCATCAACACACCCGGCAATGGCGTATTCCAAGTTCCCCATCATTAACAATTCATCATTATCATTGCTCCATATTTCAGCGCAATCTAAAACTTCATTCAGTGACGGCGACAATACATCTTCAAATTTATTTTTTAATTCCCTGGCATAATCGTTGTATGATAACCAATCATCATGATTTTTTTCAACAGCTTCCCAATCAATTTCACCATCATCATCCTGGTATCCCTGGTCACGTAAATATTCATAATAACTATCATCATTCATTTCCATATCATTCAATATATCATACACATTTTTCATGGCTTGTTCTTTGATGGAATTTACCGCATCCATAATTATTTTAGGCTCCGCGAATATAACAATACCATTGATCGATGGTTCTATATTTCTGAAAACAGTAACTAAATCACCAAAACGATTTTTCAGGAAGTTCCTGATATCAGGAATCATTGTATCTTCTTCATCCATGAATTGCCCAGATTGAAAATGTAATTGATATTTTTCACCATCGTATTCGGGGTGTTTTGGTAATAGTATGTATAAATTACCTTGTCTAGAATACTGATCATATCTATTATAATTCTTTGCAGCAGTGCACCATCTTGTGCCACGACCATAGTAACATGCCGCCGTTTTGTCTTCTGGTATTAAAATTTTAACAGCATCATTTTCATATACTATTTTTGCATTACCACGATCTTCTGGTTTTTGTGCTATTTCTAACTTGTTAACCAATTCAGGTATATGCACTAAATCACCTAGATCAGAAAATGATAATCTATTGATATCTCTATATTCTAATGGTAATAATTTTCTATTTTTTAATTGATGGAATATCCCCAACCATTCAGAACCATTACTTTGAATTTCTTCTAACTTCGCTTTACCTGCTGCATATACTTTAGCCAACCATCGTGCGTATTCTTTGTGGTTAGTGGGATCAGATTCTTCTAGTGCCATTAAAACATGTTCAATAATTATATTTATTGTTTGTTGAGGAACATTTTGCATTCCATAATAATGAATATCATGATATCCCTGTGTCAGATATGAATCACTGTGGTAACTATTGTCTTGTTTAAAAGATTGTACAATTTTTAGACCAAAACTTTGGGCGGTCTTTTGTCTTTTATATTCAATTAAAAATTCTCGTGCTCTCATTTAACAAAATCTCATAAATACATTATATATTTATCACTAGAGGTATTATTATGAAACGAATTATAGCAACATCAGTTATTGTATTTTTAACTGGTTGCAGCAATATTAGATTTGATTCAATGAATTATGATAGAATACTAACATTACATGCAACGGCAAAATCAATGTCAGTGCAGTGTGATCATCCTGACTTAATTAGACAGCAGTTACCAGAACTTCAACGAATGTCAAATCACGTGGCATTATACAGTAGATTAAGATCTGGTGGACCTGAAGTAGCAAGTTCTACTGCAATAGTAGAGTCTATGGTTAACGAACTTGTTTCGAAATATGTAAATTCTGCGCCTAGTACTGGTTACTGTTCAGAAAAATTGAAATCAATTTCAGATGCTACCTATACAGTGGCAAGTGCATTAGGAGCGCAACAATGAGTATAAATGACTTTTTAATTTCCCCAGTATCAGAAATCAAAGATTTAGCTGAACGTGCGGTTAAAATAGAAACAATGTTTAATAACAATGAAATTTCTCAAGAAGAATATAAAGAATTAGCTGATGATTTACTGGAATTAAAACATATCAATTCAGAAATGGTTGATTTGGAAGTAATGAGAGAATTATGGTTATTGGTTGATACATTAAAAAATATCAAGTTTTTTGCATCATTATAACATATGATATTACGAGAGTTACTAGAAGATACAATATCACCATCCCCTGAACAAAATGTGATGTCATTCTGGCATGGTGGTGATTTATCTGACACATCAATGCGTCCACAAAAAAATGGTAGATTTGAATACGGTGCTGGTTTATATTTAATAACAAAATTTGAAGTTGCACAACGATATGCTAAAGGGTCTAGAAAGTTATACATGGTGAATGTTCACCAAGGAACTGAAATTCATTCCGTTCAATTAACCCCAAGTGATGCAATAAATTTTGTTAAATTATATCTATCACGTAGTGCACAAAAAGAAGTATTAGAATACATTGACAAAAACATTGAAAGGACTGGCCACTTGAGTGCTAGTTCTTTTAATAATATGGTTCTTAATAGTGGTGGGTTATCATCAAAAAATACAGTAGCATTATCTCAATTTTTGGTACAGCATGGTGCAGATTATGAAATTATAAAACATCCTTTTGGCTGGGGTGGAGCAGTAATGATGGTATTATACAATATCAATAAGGTTGCTAGTATCCATCGAGTAATGCCAAAAGATACTATAACAGATTTTGATTTACCTGGGAAATTTTAAATGAGAGCAGCTGATGTTATATCATATTATCGCGGGACTAACAATATACATGAGCCAGAATTAATAAAAAATAAACAACTTCGTGCATCAAAAAATCATATATCAGGAAAACATGAAAGTGGTTTATCAGTCAGTGATACATTACACATATCAAATTTTTTTAAATATGTTTATAAAGTATCAGGAAGAGAAATTGGTATAGGGTCAGATGGTGAGCCTATACTAGATATAGAAAGTATTAAATTTATAAAATGGGTTAAGAAATGAGAGCAAACGAATTTATAACAGAGTTAAGTTTTCAAATAGATCCGAATTTTGAAAGATTTTATACAGATGATGACTCAGTAGAGTATTCATCATTAGTTAATATCAATGTAAAAAAATTAGATCATCTTTGGAAAAAAGATCCAGCATTTTATATTGGGAAAGGCGGTGAAGGGCAGATAAAAAGTCGTTATGAAAATTTTGGTGATTTTTTAGCTAGACACCCATCTCATATAAATGCACCACATGTATCGATATCACCAAGAGGTGTAACATTTACTAATGGTAGACATCGTTTTGCATGGTTTAGAGACCACGGTTATACTGTATTACCAGTTAGTATGGATAATGATTCCATTCGATATGCAAAGAAGATAGGGTTGATTGCATGAAAGTATACGAAATAATAAATGAAAATGAAACAATAATGGAAGTACCACTACCAAGTGAATGGGATAAATCGGTATATACTCCGAAAACATCATATAAAAAACGTATTGATTATGCTGTTGCAAGAGCACAAAAAATTGGCAGAGGATCATCAAGATCTGCTTTTATCATCCCATATGAAGGTAGGCAAACAATTTTAAAAGTAGCTCATAACAAAAAGGGTATGGCTCAAAATGAAGCAGAAGCATCGATTCTTGACGATGGATATGCAAAGAATATGGGTATTTTAATTCCATTAATTGATTATGATGAAGAACATACCCAACCAGTGTGGATTCATACCGAACTAGCACAGAAAGCTACTGAAGAACAATTATGTTCTATTTTAAAATGTCCTAGATTGGTAGACTTAGTTAGACATGCTAACATGATAGGATCTGGTAAGAATGCATCACAATTTCAAGCAGCATTAAAATCTACATTATCAGATGATGATTTTGAAACATTCCTAGAATATTCAGATAAGTTAACCGATTTATCTAATTCATTTGATATTAAATTAGTTGATTTTTCAAGAGCAGCAAATTGGGGTTTATTTAATAATGAACCAGTACTAATAGATTTAGGATTTACATCCAACGTTCAACAGTTATATTACAAATAATTTAATTGTCTTACCTACGTTATCTTCTATACTTGATATAGTACCATTGATATTTCTAAAATAAACATGAAATTCTGATGGTACTAACATCATTTGAGATGTAGTCATCATTTTATAATCACCAGTCTGTATTCTTCTTGGATTCATTTGCGGGTCATCATTATGATCCAATGTCATTGAATTCATTATTTCATATGGGGTGGTAGAATCATTTACTATATATTCTGTTATGTTTTTACGGAATTCAGAACTAACTCTACTATGGGTTTGAGAATCTGACACATTATATTGATATCCAGCCCATGGTAATAAAACACCATGATTGGTCCTTACTATATTCTCATTTTTAGATACTTCTCTAATATTATACTTAAAGATTCGATCTTTATAACCACCTTTAACCCATGCCCCTTCTAATAGGAAACATTGGTTTTTATCAAAAACAATAGTATGTCCAGTTAATTTTGATTCAATCAGATTATCAACCGCATCCTTTAAACAATTACATGTCAATGCCTGTTTTATTCTAATACCATCTGGACTTGGTTGATTTGTTCTATCTTTTAATTCGAATTCTTTTTCGTCATCTCTAACCATTAAACTGGCACTTAATATAGATATTCCATTTGAATTCATCCCTTCACTATACTGAGTAATATCATCAATAAAGTACAATATATCCATATCATTTTCTTTAACATGTTTAAATGATACTATAGGAGAATAATTTCTATCTCTATTTTTAATCCCAATCCATCCTTTAGTTGGATAATATTTTGCTATTAATACACACATTCTTTATTTAGGTATTTTTGACGGACCTATCCTTAAATATTTGGGGGATAATTTAATAATAATTATGTTTATACCTGGAGGTCAATAAATTGACCTAATCTTCAATATTTCTCACCATTCGTTCGTTCCTCACTCATGTGAGAAATATTTTGATTGTAGGGTTTTTTTCTTTTTTATTTATTTACATGTATTAGAGAACAATTTAATAATTTGATTTTATAATTTCAATTATTAATAATAATACTCTTTATATACACATTACTAGATTGAGGAGATGGATTGACGCTTGGGTGAACAAGCATCAAAAAAACTTTACTGAGTTGTATCGAAGTCTTTAGACGGTAGGTGTTTGATGAGATTCAACTGATTCGGCTCTGTGCTTACCGTTACCTACCACGATTTTTAAGACCCTGCGCGTCATTGGGTCATATCAGTTATTGAACTCTATTGCGGAAAAAATGGTTGACAAATTTTGGACGCAATAAGGGATACATGTTATGGAACTTAAAAAAACAGACTCAAGGAAACCCAGGTACATTTACAGTTTTTTTAATTTGCACTGCGACAATTGTCACATTTACATGCTCCCAAACCGGTCCGAATATCATGAACGTTTGTGCCGAAGACACACGTTTTAAGGCATCCAACGCGAAGCGAAGGGTAGATGATATAAGCCTACTTTCAGTGAGTAGGATTGAGTACCACGAACAAGGAATGCGTGGGTTACCCAGTGGAATTATAATTGGCCCACCAACCTTAAACTGAATATTTGTACTGCGATGAGATAATTGATGATAATCCCGGATCTTAAATGTTAGCTAATATTGCCTAGCTAAGTGGCATGTATCATTATAGCAGTATTTATCAAAAGTGCAACAAAAAAGCCCCAGAATTTCTTCTGAGGCTTTATGAGTTATACCTGAGAAACTTTTATCTGCAATGGAAAACCTTCACTCCTAGCCATTGTGGTAGCTTCTACACACTTTGCTTCCGCAATTTCAAATGTGTACGTCCCAACTATTGCACTACCTTCAACATGAACTTGGAGCATTAATTCATTGGCTTTTTCAACACTATGTTTGAAAATAGTAGTCAACGCATGCAACACAAATTGCATAGTGGTATGATCATCATTCAGCATAATAACATTCCATTGTTTAGGTTCTGTTAATTTCTGCTTTTGTTTTTTACGTTCAATTACATCAGTGTCTGCCATAAGATTACCATTTGTTAAAGTTGCTATAATTATATTATAGTATACAATTATTTATCTGTCAATAGGTATGGCTCATTAATTTCAATAGTACGTGGCTTCATTGTTTCAGGAATGACTAGTTCTAGTAAAATAGTCAAGATACCATTATCAATGATAGCAGAACGAACCTCTAAATGCTCTGCAAGTTTGAAATTTCTAATGAAATCACGAGATGATAGTCCACGATAAATGAATTCACCTTTGTCAGATGGTGTTTGTTTTACACCTTTAACAGTTAGCTGATCTTGTTGAACTTCAATTGAGATTTCAGATTTTGCAAACCCAGCCACTGCTATTTCAATAGAATAGTTATAATCATCATGTTTGATGATATTATGTGGTGGGTAATTTGTTTGGATTTGGTTAGCGAATCGATGTTCGAATGTATCTAACATTCTATCAACACCAATAAAGGCTTTATGTAAAGTAGCTGTATCGAATTTTGGTAATGTATTCATTGCATTTCTCCTATAAATTTAGCAAGATTGTTTGGGTACCATACCCAGTTTCGTGACCCAAGTGGCATCACTAATACTATTTATCATTGATGGGCTAAAAACCCATCAATATTATATCAAAAATACAAAAATCTACAAATTACCTTTTTATCTGCGGTAATTTTTGTTTTTGCAAACGTTTCAAATGTCTTGCACGAGCAATAGCTTTTTCACGTTTACGAGACAAAGATGGTTTTTCATAAAATTCTTTTTCTTGTAAGATTTTTAGATTACCATTGTCTTTTACTTTATTCTTCAGTCTGCGTAATGCTCTCGAAACGTCCTCGTGTTCTTTCAATCGAACACTTAATGTAGCTTTTATCATCTATAAGTTATCCTGTATTATTTGGTATGGCAATGCCATATGAGTTATGTTAGTTAAAGAATTATTTATCAAAAGTTGTCATCATCTCGATCATTATTATCCATTTCTTCAAGATAATCAATAATATCATCCATTTCATATATTCTACGCTTACTAATTAGTTTCCATGGAGAATCCTCATCATTAGTTATATAAAATGATCGTGGATGTATTAGCATAAAACTCACAAAGTTTTTAGTAATCTCATCACAGTGATCGATATCAATAACGATTATATCACTCATTCTACTGCATGACAATAACCATTGTAGGTCTGTGTCATTCTCATCGAATATATAAACGTTGATATCATCTCCTGCTGCATTAAAAAATTGTTTTACTTGTAATTTTAAAGCTGGTGATGGTTTTACAATTAGATAACCTGGATTAAAATTAAAAAGGTTATCAGGTGGTGTTATAAGATTTAGTCTACTTTGTGTCATTGTTATTATTCCATGGTAGTTCATCAATCAAACCTAAGTTGTAAAGTTTTTCTTGATGTTTTAATGTATCATGTTGATTCTTTTCTTTCCATTTTGATTTAGCTTGTTTTTCTGACATAACTTGTTCAGACTCATCATTCTGATTCACATCCAATGATATATCTTGAACATCATTTTCTGGAATATAAAAATCAACTGGTCCATCATTGTCGTCTAAAGTTGATGTTTCTATTGCTTCCTCCTTATTAGTAATAATTTTTTTATTAATGATTATATATGAAAAACTATATTGACTGCATAATAGTAATACAACAGCTAATGGGTCAAATACTAGTACAATAAAAATCATTACATATCGTACTGCTGATTCTAAATTTTTATCAGTGTCATCAAAAATCAAACCAGCAATTGACTTGATAGGTCCAAATTCTACTGATTTCTTTCTAGCCATTATAGTAAATGGTGCCTTCTCATCTCGTAATAATGAAATTTCTTTTCTGGCAGTATTGATTGAATCTAATAAAAATGTACGTTCATCTTTTTGTGATTTTCTGATATTTACTGAACGTTGAACACCACGTTCAGTATCAGATCTTGATATTGATTGATCAACTGCTGTATTTAATTGTGATAATGATTTTTCAGACGATGATATAATATCATTTTGAATTTTTATTTTTTCATCAATGATTTCTATTTTATCTTGGATATCACCGATATTAACGGTCTGTTCCATATTCGCTTTGGCGAGGAATCCATATACGCCTAAACTGGTAATTGTCATTAGTATTATGATAGCAGAAATTACATATAGTTTTATTATTATTGGGGCAATATTCCAGAATCGTTTTAACCAAATTGTTGCAACTAATTTACTAAGTTCAAGAACAGTTCCCATAATTATTATAGGAATCATTGCACCTGGAAATATACTTACTAATCCGCAGATTGAATAATATATTGCGACTGCTGAGATTGACAGTCCACTGAATAATGTTAGGTATGATATTAAAGAATTTGTACGCATGTAGTATTTATGCATAAAAAAGCCCCAATAAAGGGGCAATGATTAAACCAGGATAGAGTTGTACTATCAAACTATAGTAATGGAAACTTTTCCAACACCTTTTAACCCAATAGCTTTTGCTGCATACTTTGATAAGTCGATTACTCTGGAGCGAACAAATGGTCCTCGATCATTGATTCTAACAACTACCGATTGATGATTAGATAAGTTTGTAACTTTAACCATTGTTCCAAAAGGTAATCGTTTATGAGCAGCAGTCATTGCTCTAGGATTAAATGGTTCACCAGAAGCGGTTTTTGGACCAGATTCATAACCATAGAATGATGCTAATCCAATCATATCATTCTGATTTGAATTTGCGATCATTTTTTTAGTCTTTGGTGACTTTACTTTTTTAACTACTTTATATACATGATGTGCTTTATTTTTCGCATCAACCATAGTAGATGTAGTTAACCCTATTGTTAAAATTAAAAAAAGAGTTAATACTCTCGTATGTGAATGTTTCATAATATCTCCTTCACTTGGTGTGTATCAAATAATACACATTACATTCAGGAAGATGACAAATAATAATATTGGCTTGTCAGGCCCAAAGTTGTATCATCATCTTCAATTGTTGGGGGGATTAAACAACAATCCCCTTGCCTTTTGTTGAGTTTGGCACCCATTACTTTGGGTTGTGATTTGCCAAGACTCGGTGACCATTAAACTGCAATGGTCATCTATCCTAGTTTTTAAAAACTTAATTTATTATTATACCAATACTTTTTAAGTATTGCAAGTAGTATTTATCTTTGTACTTACTATTCAGAAGTAAATTCTACGATAATACTTGGATCAATTGACGATTGAATTGATTCAACCAACGATTCGATTATTTCAGGAGTGAGGACATAAACATTATCATCTTCACTATCTTTTACTAATTTTGAAAATTGTATCACTAATTTTTCTGTTACTATTCTAGCCATAATTAAAGGGTTATGTTATATTTAAGTTGACGAATCATTCTGTTCACCATTATTTTCGCTAATTTCCATTGTGCTAATGAAATAGGATCATCATGTGGTGTAGATGATTCAAGTACTGTTAATATCAGTTGTAATTCTTCTAGCTGATGCATTGTTCAAGATAGAACTTTTTGTAGATCAGTAAATCCACCAACATATTCACCATCAATAAATATTTGTGGAACTGTTCTTGCTGTTGGTGCAGCCTCTAACAACTGCTCCTTGGTCCAACCATCACCAATTTTTCTTTCTTCATAAAGAATACCTTTTGCAGAAAGTAATTGTTTTGCACTTGTACAAAAATGACAGTTATCTTTACTCCATACTATTGCTTGTTTCATTTTTTCTCCTATATAATAATTACATCATCAAAACCTTCATCTTTAGTAGGAATTTCTAGATTATTTAACATATCTTGATAGATATGTGGACTGATAGTTTTTCCAGGTCTTGATGCCAATCTTCTTGCCAATTCTTTTTCATCTGGTGCAGGAAAATATACCGCAATCTTCTTATAAGAATCTGGAATCTTCCTCAATTTTTTTATTCTAGCACCTTTCATTACATTGGTTTGATCCCAAATGATATTATAGCCATTCTTAACAGCATCCGCTATGGTTTTAGATAAATGATTGGATGCATCTTTGTAAGCAACTTTAAATGCATCATCATATGATATACCAGAATCATTAGCAAACCTATCCAAAAAACCATCGGTACTGGCTATAACAGTATTGTTCCAATCAAACATTTGATTAGCAGTCCATGTTGATTTACCTGATCCTGGTAATCCTATTAACATATATAAAGTTGGCATTATAATTTCCTTTCATTTACTGGGACATAATCATTAACACTATCAGGTCCACATAGTTCTCTATATCTCCTAATATGAAAAAAACCTCTAGTTTCTCCTATTGTTTTTTTATTAGAAAGAACATATTGATAACGTCTAAATGATGGATCATGTTTTTTGAAATATTGATTAAATTCTTCAATGTTGTGTAAAGTGTTAAAAGTTCCACCAGGAAGTTCTTTATCATATATTGAAATATAATAACCATTTTTTAACATGTTTTTCCACAATTCATATCCTTCGTCTGACAGATCTTGATCACTCATTAATCGCAATGACAATGGATTATCATCCAAAATTCTACTATATAACTCTGATGCAAATGGTTGTTTTCCTTTGTAGGTAGGATTCTTTCCTGTTATTGAAACAGTCATACCTTGTGGGTGATGATGAACTTCAGTACCAAGAATGATATTATCATTATCACCGAACCAGTAATATTTTACTTCTCCATCAATTTTATTTAAATTATTTGGTAATGGTATTACGTTAACCCCATATTTAATGAGATCTTTTATATTATATACTAATTGTTGATAGGTATCAATAGTGCCAATTCCCATAGGAGTTTCAAATAACCACGTATTATTAAAATCCGTTCTACTTGTTGTCATTATAAGTTCCTTGTTATCAAATCATTGAGTATTACCCATGACATGTTGTACATTCACCTTTGCTAACATTGACACCATTAGAGCTTCTTATATAATATAATGATTTTATATAATCATCTTTAAATGCTTCTTTATGCACTGCTGAAATATATTCTTCGTCTTCACTCGCTGAGAAAAATAGATTAATACTCTGCGACTGATCTATGTATCGCTGTCTTGAAGATGCTAATCTAATAATTTGATGTTGGTTTAATTCAAAAGCAGTTTTAAATACTTCCTTTTCTAAATCAGTTAACCAATCAACATGTTGCACGGACCCTTCATGCGATATAATATCTTTAATTATATCATCATTGAATAAGTTTTTCTCTTTCAATAATTTTAACAAAGATGGATTAACTCTATTCATCTTACCAGCGGCTGTATTTTGAATGTATGCATTTTTATATATTGGTTCTATTCCCTGTGATACCGAACCACAAATTAATGCCGATGTTAATGTTGGTGGACATGTCATACGATGAGTATTACGAACACCATATCCTTTACACCATTCTGGTTCTCCCCAGTTAGTTGCCATCCATTGAGATGCTCTTAATGATTCTTGATCTAGATGTTTAAAAATTTCAATATTTTTAAGATACGCATCCATTGATTCGAATGGTATCATATTATCTTGTAAGTAAGTATGAAAACCCAAAACTCCTAAACCTAATGCACGGGTATCTTCAGCGAAACGAACTATTTTCTCCATTCCTTTTGTTTTTTTACCAATTTCAATCATATCTTGATTGACACAATCTAGGAACACGGTGGCGTTAAACACTGCATCCGTGTCTTTCCATTCATCATATTTTGCTAGATTCATAGATGATAGTACACATGAAAATGTATATTCTTCATCAGAGAATAACTCAATTTCGCTGCAGAGATTACTAGCTTTTACGGTGGCACCACGATCCTTATACATCTGAGGGTTCTGACGATTGACCTTATCAATGAAGTGAAAATAACCCTTACCAGTTATCATCTTTAGTTTAAGCGCCTTCTGATAGCGCTCTATGGCGTCAGAATCGCCATTATCAAGTTTACTTATAAATTCATCTGTTATATTCCACCCAATATTGGCATCATCAGGGAATTTATAAATATAATTTACTAGTTCAAAAAAATCAGGATGATCTATTTCTATATAACCTGCCCATGCTCCACGTCTTCCTGTTTGTGATACATCTCTTGATAGTTGAACAAAATCCTTGAACACTGGTAATACCCCAGATGCCTTTCCTTTTATTCCTTGGATCGATGAACCACGAGGTCTTATACCACCGAGATATCCAGAAGTACCAAACCCATTTTTTGTTAAAACAGCTGCTTCAACTTGTGAAGAATAAAAATCATAAATTGAGTCGGAAATTACTCCACCTGAACAGCTCACTGGACAACCGACACCTTTTCCCATATTATCTAACACAGGGGTAGAACCAGCCAACCAACCCTTCCAAAATAATTCAAAGAACTTTTGTTCCCATTCTGGCGGGTTTGAAGTAAATGATGCAGCATGTTTAGTTATTCTAGTAAAAAGACTTTTTAAATCTGGAACATCGTCTGAAATCATTTTTTCTTTTAGCATTTGCCATGATTGAGTAGTAACCCATTCTGGTAATAACCATTGTTCCTGCAAATCTTTTCGTTCTTCGCTTAATTCATCAAAAATTGTTTTTTCTCTTACCATAAGTCCTCTGTATTTTACCAAGTAAATCTTTTTTCTTTCCAATCACGGGAGTAGTCATTTCCCATTGACGAAAAGAAATCATGTAGTGTAGTTGATTCTAAATCTTTATAAAACCAATCATGAATTGGATTATAGGTTGGTTTAAATATTGATTTATAACCTAATTGTTTTAAACATATATCTAATCGTGATTCAACAAACCTAATCAATTGGTTATCAGTTATACCCTTGATAGTACCTTTTTCAAATATTTTTTCAATAATATTTGATTCATGATCAAGTATTATTTTTGCAGTATCTTTTAGTTCAGTTTCTAAATAATTTAATTCACTTTCTGATATTTGATTATCTTGAACGGCTTCATTCAATAGAGTTCTGTATAACCATGCACCAGCTTGAGAATGTAAAGATTCGTCATTTACTGAAAAATTTATACCGGCATTAACATTTACCAGTTTGTTTTTTCCAACATTATTAAAATGTTTTAAAAACGCAAATGAACTATAGAGAATAGCTCCTTCTATCATGGAAAAAATTCCAACAGATTTTAGTTTATCTAATAGAGTATCTTTTTTAGATACACGTTTTTCTATCCATTCCATTCTATTTTTAAGAATTGGGTCTTTTAAATATTCAAGATAAAATTCGTCAGTATCTAATCCTAATACTTCATTTATTTTATTATAAAATGGAGCATGAACATTAAGTTCAAAATATGAAAAACAATTTGCCATACGTTGAATATCTGGTCTAGGAAATATCTTTCCTATGTAGTCTCGCCAATATTCATTTCCAACAGATAGTTCATATATGGTAAACAATTTTAATGTTGATACAACTCCGTGATATTCAGCTTCTGAAAAATTGGTCTTCATATCATGTAGGTCTTTTTCAACTTCAATCTCTGATGGTAACCAGAAGATTGATGCCTGCTGTTCTGCAAATTCAATTGCTTGTTTGTAATCAATTGTGTACGTTGATTTTGGTTCTAATAATCTAATAGCCATTTTTATCCTTTTTTTGTTTACAATTATCACCATGCCATTTTTTATAATTCATTTTATCTAAAAATTTACCACAGTGGTCACACGTTATATAGTTATCCTTTTTCCATTCATCTGATAAGATTGTTTCGGTTCGTTTTCTAATAAGTTCTTTTCCTGTTGTTTCTTTCCATTCTGGTGATAACATAGTATCACTCAATTTTTTAGCGGCAGCTGCTCCAATAGTTTCCTTCCATAATTTATCATTTCTCGTTTTAGATATACCAACGGCTACAGCATTCCAGTCGGTTGATTCTACTCTTTTCCTAATAGACTCTTTGCCTATTGTTTCTTTCCATTCTGTTGATTGTTTTGTTTGTGATACTTTTATTCCGGCAGCTTTGTGGTCTCTTACCTCATTGCATTTTTTTACTTTTTCTAACCCTTTTGTATTTTTCCATTCATCACTATTAACCGTTTCTTTAAATTTTTGCTCACGTATCAAATCAGTTCCTCTGATCTTCGCAGTTATTCTCGATTTCCTACCACGCTCTATGAATTTTTCTTTGTTGTCTGGATTATTATAATATTTTTTATAATTTTCAGATTGAGAGGTATCACCTCCGTCACCGACTTCTTCGATTAAGTTTGCAAATTCAGATGAATTAACAACATCGTATAATTTTGAATAATATATCGAAATACTGATAAATTCTTCAATAGTACTGCATTCAGCCAGCACGGTGGTTGATACGTCATTCCCGTGTTGTTGTAGATGTCTAGTCCAATATTTTCCAGATCCTCGATATGTGTAAGGGTCTTGTACGGTTTTTCCCAAGTAATTTAGACCAGTTATGTTATGTGTTTTTAAATATAAATAATACATTAATTTTCCTAAAAATGTATTTATCTTTTGATATATCTATTTCATTCGGTAAATGGAATTCATGATAAGTGATGTATTTACCATTTGAAATTTAGTGATTGTTTAGATTGTAGCGAAATTTTTTTATAAACGCAAAAAGAGGGCTACAAACGTAGCCCATATAATATTAAAGTGTTTTATATGTGTATGAAAATGTGCATGATTCTGGAACATTTGTTGCAGACAGCATAACACATCTACCGATAACAGTTCCGTTATATACAACATAAGTAGTTCCATCCCATACATATGCAGTATTTGTGGATAAATCATAATAATAGACTGTTGCGTCTTGACTACTTGATGGAAAATCAGCGAAACTATTATAATTAAGAACACGAATGATGTATGTTTTAGCAGTAAATATAACGTCATCGAGTGCGCTACCATTTGATGAAAAATCATCAGTTAATGTAACTTGTCTATCACTATTCACATCATAGTAAATCGATAATGATAATTGTCCATTTCTAACTTTTTGATATTTAGCTAATGTATAATCTATTGTTATTGTAGAATATCCAAAAGATGGAAATCTCACTATATCAGTATCAGCTGGTATATCAATGCTATGAAAGGCATTGTCAGTATATGATGCATTCAATAAATTAGGAGTTATATAATCGTATGTTGATGTCACACTGTTTAAAATGTCATCACCATCTCTCATATAATCATCCACTAAGTTATCACGCGATATGAACATCAAATAAGGATCGGACACGCTTGGTTTATTGGTTGATCTAAAGTGTCGAACAGTATTCTTAGTACCATATAATATAATTTCAAAACTTGATACATTATTGAGTTTAAAATTCTCAAATAAATTATTATGTGAACCAGTTGTGTCACTGTAAATGCCTATACTTAACGGATATGACCCACTAACTTCAGTATAACTTAGGGTATTGACCCCAAGTGTGCATGATCTAATATCAAAATTAGTGAATATATTATCAGTAAACTTAGTAGTTGAGCTAATAGATAGTTCAAAATTTTCTATAGTAATATTATTAAATATGTTGGAGTTAAATGACGCTGTAGCAGGTAATGAAGGTAGGTCAATGGGACTGTAGAAAAACATGCCTAAACCAAATGGGACTGATAATGCAGTATAGTTGGTATTTTTTATTTTAATATTATTAAATGCACTATTTCTAACAGTATCAACGATCATTGGTGTATAATAATATGGTAAACTAATATTATTTACTTCAGAATATATAGAGAAATCAGATAGAACGCAATATTTTGGTTGATTTATTTCATCAACTGGTACATTTATATTATCACGAACAAAAATAAATTGACCATTTCCGGTAAATTTAAAAATAGTTTTATCAATACCAGCACCAACCAATGTAGTATAACTTGGTATATAAACTGGTGTGCTTATTGTATACTCACCTGGAAGTACATTTAAGGTGACTCTTGATGTAGGATCACCTATTGTATTAGTATTGGCAAATAACGTATATAATGCATTTTGTAATGCTGGACCCTGATCGGTTGGATCATTAGGAATAATTGAAAATTCCAGATTAGAAACCCAATCATCCAATCTATCCTGTAATGAACGTTTGGTTGATCCACCATTTGGTCTTGTCCATATATACGGGAAGTTTAATTTATATTGATATTGCGCTATTAATTGTAATAGATCATCATGTTCAGTTAATACCTTTGTATTACCGATTGCAGGTGCACCTTCCGAAACTGAACCATTACCAATAAATAATTCTTGTGAATCAACTGCCCAACCTAATTCTGCTGCAGATAGTTGTGGTAATTCAGTTCTATTTCCTCTTCTATGTTGTATTTTTGAGATTTGATAAATGCTCACGATGTGTTCCTAATACTTATAGTATTATTTATCAAATATATAACATAAAAATGCCCACATTAAGTGGGCATTGTGATTAAACAGTTAATAGTTTTAATTCTTTTTCAAGATTCCTTTTAGCTTTGAGTTCATAAAAATCTCTGGCCCAATGAGTATGATAAATGAATGGTCTGTCTAACATTGTTTTTAAAAACCATATTCTATTATATACCCATACAGAATCCGATAAATGACTGTACTCTGCTCTTACTTGTTCCGAAGCATAGAGATAAGAGTTGAACTCAAAGCCGAGTCCTGCCAGATCCAAGTCCAGTACATCATATGATTCATGACTAGAAGCATTATGTGTCTTTGTATCCATAATGATACGTGATACACGTTCAACATACTGTGGCAATAAAGTTTCAGCATGGTGTCGTAAAAATAAATTATTACTTTGTTCTTCATTGTCTTTCCTAGTTGGATCATAAACAGCATCATGATAGAATATTGCCAATTGTTGTGGGACAGATAATTTTATACCATGTCCTGCTGCTAAACTAAACAGAATGGCAATATGCTCCATTGTATGATAATGTCGGTGCGGTTCACTATATAACGTATTTAATTCTTTTCTATGTTCAGGTTTTATCGGTAGTCTCATATTTCTCCACATTGATAATAGAAGGTAATTGATACATTCTAAATTTTAATTTAACTTCATCACCATCTTCTTTGGTTGGAGATAACCCCGGTAGAAATGGTTCAAATTCTGATTTTTCAATTTCAACATATTCTCCATTAGTATCATTCCTAACATACGATGCTTCACCTACTTTATGATGCTCGATGACTTTCAAATATCGAGTTCCTTTATGTTCCACCCAGTGTTCATCTATGTTAGTACCCCACGGTAAGCCAGAAGATTTGAACGATGGCTCTTTACCACTCTCCAATAATAATTGATTCATTCTATCTTCATAATTTACATTTACTTCCACTATAGTAGTTTGTAATTTATAAACTGTTCCGAGAGTATTTGTCAATTCTTTTGATTTGTCTTTTTTGGTTAATTTAACCTCCGTCATGGTTGATAATACCAGTTTTGTTGGTTCGGTGATTGAATCTATTATTTCAACTATTTTGTTTGTCATTGGTCATTTCGGTTATATGTTCTAAAACCCAATGAGGCATATCACGATTCTTATAATTTAGTAAATGAGTTTTTTCATTTAGATAATACTGACGATATGCAACCACTGCATCAGCATGCTTATAATTATCTGGCATTGCCAGTGCAAATGGAGTCATTGGTCCTTTCATAAGCATAAAAGGACGTTGTTTTAGTGATTCTAATACCCCAGTTCTTTCATACGCATGATGTTTATTATAGCGATAAGTATACTCAATGCATAATTCAGTTGCCAGGGAATGTAACCAATCATAATTATCACTGGATTCTCTAACCCATTTTGCGCATTTATGGTTTTCATGCGTTTTCCTTAATGGTCCACCACTTCCTAAAATATGATGTGCAGTTGATAAAAGTTGGCACGATTCTAGGATCATTTTGATATTGTGTCGATTTCCGTGATATTGTGCTGCTAATTTTGGGTCAGTGTCTAAAACAAAAATATTCATAATATGGTATCATAGTAAAATAATGTTTAATCATCTTACTATGATACCATATTATGAATAGAATGTCAATCACAGTAAATCTACTATCTGTATGATTGTATTGATTTTTTCTTGGATAACTTTGTTTTTGAGGCTTAGGTGGAATCCTTGATGAAGTGGTTTAGGAAGATGATCCATTAAAAACCATCCCCATGCCAGATGCTCTAAACTTAAAGTAGGAATGAATTCATTGTCAACAATACAGAAATAAGTGTGGAAGTTAAATTGGCTATCTGAGCTAACGAACCTATCCAATGGAATAGTTTTCACTATTTCAGTATTACCGATCTCTTCATCCAATTCTCTGGTTAAACATGAATAGGTTGATTCATTGCCAAGATTGGTACCACCTGGGATTACAAATTTACCAGCATGCTTACCATCACGTTTTTGTAATAATAGAATTCTATGTGTTGAACGTGCAAATATAATAGCACCTGAGCAGTCTATCATTTATAAAATTTTTCAACTCTATTCCACCATTCATTTGCCCAATGATGAAATTCATCTCCTTCTATAACAAACTCTTGATATTCTAAATTCTGAGTACATAATAAAACAACTCCTGTCTCGATTTTAGTTTTAAATAATTCATTATGTGAAAGTGCGTATGCAGAAAGTTGACAGAAATAATCCGAAATCCAATCTTTCTGTTTTAATTTGTTTGATTGTTTGAAATCCATTATAGCTGGTTTCCCATTCCATATACCAACCATGTCAGTAGTACCAGCATAAAGAGAAGGATAATATAAACTAACTTCTGATCCCCATATTTCATTTACATTATGGAATGCATTGTCGATTATAACTTTAGCCATCTTATTAGAATGAATTTTATTAAGATCGTCACCTGGATCTAATAATCTATCTGCTAATATATAATGTTCTAAAAATGAATGCATTTTAGTTCCGCGACTAGCAGCTTCATTAGTTATTTGTTGAGCTGCTTCTGCTCCTACTCGTTGCTTCCATTCGAATAATGCTTTTTTTGATTCTTCTGATTTTGTTTTATCTAGTATGGTAGTAACTGATGAAACCCTACTACCATCTGGAGTACAATAATGTCGTGAACCATTAACTGTTTTTCGTGTTAATTCTTTATAGTCGTGTCGTCTTGTAATCATGTAATTTAATAAAAAAGGCTGAATATCTCATCAGCCTTTATTTATTAACCTCGGTTGCGTTTAAGTGTTTTGTTGGCAGCTTGTATTGCAGAACTGTCAATCCCTTTGTCGGTAGATGGTTGCATTCCTACATCACTATTTTCTTTGTTTTTAACATTTAACGTTAACCCATGCTCATTAAAATCTGCAACTATATGCTGTAATTTTTGAGTAGGGTCATTGTCATATTGATTTTGGAATGATTCATAATCGAAAGATTGTCCAGTTAATCGTCCGATTATGTTAGAAATTGCATTCCAGGAAAATTTACCTGATGTATTTTTATTATTTGATTGTGCTTGCAAATTCATAAGGACTGATATCAGTGCATTATGATCGACTGTTTCAGTTAAACTTTTTTTTTATTTCTCTGAACAGATTCACGTTTAACACGACCAGCTGCTTCTGTACCACCAGCTGCTGGAGCTGAAGCACCGAAGGTATCAGATTCTTCACCTTCTAGCCCACTGCTACCAGTCAAATCGGTAGGAGCCGCACCTACATCACCAATTGAGTCTTCGCCAGGAGCAGGTTCTGGAGCACCTTCTGCACCCATTGTTGGAGCAGCTTCGCCAGTTAATAATGATACCGCTTGTGCCAATAATTGACGATTTTTTTCTAATACTGTGTAGATTTCTTCTAATGCTGGTTTAACTTTGTCGGCAAATTGACCACTGATTTCAGAACCAAGTTCATCACGAATACTATCACATAATTCTAATAAACGTTCTGCTTTTAACATTGCAGTATCATCTAACCAACCGGTAACGTCATCAACCATATCACGAGCTGACATAATCAATGCAGCTTTTTCTTCTTCACCTTCAGTCAAAACTTGTTCAGTTAATGCATAACGTAATACTTCCATGGCTTCTGAAACTGATTCAGTTTTAGCCATTTTAGAAGCAGTGGCATACATAACTTCTTCACCACGTTTTCCATAACGTTTATTAAAGTCACCTTTAACTTTTTTCATACCTTTAACGTATTTTTCTTTTTTCTTATTTTCTTTATCAGACATTTTACGTTCAATGAGTGCTTGATCGATAACATCCAATAATGCTCTACCTTTTTGATAGTCATTATTTTCAGTTAATTGATTGAATGGTGTAGAGGTTTGTAAATGATTTAATTTTGCTACCAATGTTGAACGAGCGGCAGTCAGTTGTTCGGTAGTGAATGAATCAATATTCAATTTTGTGCCAAATTTACGAGCAATGTTTTCATTTAATACACGGCTAGATGTTGGTCTATTTAAGTCAGTAATCTTCATGGTTATATTCCTAGAAATGTTTTATATATTTATCAAAAATCAACATTAAGCCGTTTTATAATTTCACGCTTTAATTGTTTTTTCTTATCAGATGCGTTGCTTAGTCTTGAAATAAGTACATCTTTCATAAAGTTATCAGTAATTTCATTAATTTGATGTTTATAATAACTAACATCAACAGAGCTGCACCAATATTCAAAATCTAATATTTTCATCTCTTCTATTTGTTTAAATCTCATTGATGTGTAATATTTAGCAGCCATTATTGCAATAGATTTTAATTTGAAAGTATGGATTATATCTCCATTTAATCTAGATAAATCCCAATGACCAACATCATTGATATTGATTTTGAAATTCTTATACAATATCATGTCATCATTTACGACTGTTAATGGGAACACATCTTTAAATTTTGTTTCAGTACTCATTTGCCACCACGATAGGATTATGATTATGACCAATTTTTACAACTAAACCTTTACGAATCATATTTTCAATCACCACCCGGTCATGATCAGAATATGATTTTAAATGTCTTGGTTCAGTCATATTAGTTAAAAGTTTACCTTCCTCATTGGTAGTATAAATTCCAAAACCTTCTATCAAATCACTCACACGCATGTTATAATCCTGCGATTTGTTTAATGATATTTAATTCATTGTCAGTGGATGCCAATTGAATTTTTTCACCAGCTTTAGGTGATTGTTGCTGTTGACTTCCTTGACTTTGTGAACCAGTACCTGGAATAGACCCTGGTAGATTCAATAATGCTTGTTTGTTGACTTCCAATTTCCCGTTATTTCTAGAGAATGCCGCTAATGGCAATTCTTTAGTTGATTTCATACCATTTGAATCAACTGATGAGACCGTTGCTTTATCTTGATCAACTTGTGACACAGTGTTACTTGTTGGGGTATCTTCTTTAATCTTTTTCATATTTGGCTCCCACCATTTACCTTTTCCAAAAGCTTCATCAGCTTTTTGTTTTCGAAAATATGTACTATTGCCACTTTTATCATATATTGGTAATGCCCATTTTCCTGATTTTAATTTTTTAACACCATATGCTGCAGCAGTGTCAGTATCATTTGACGGAACATTATAAAAATAATACCCTTTTAATATTGGCTTATTTGATTCTTTTCTATTCCAGTCATCCTCATGTTTCAATTCATGACCAATTTCGTTACGTTTAAAACTTGACACCATAAAAAGTCTCCAAACTTAGCTGCCTATCTTCTAAATGATAGATATGGTCTTGTAATTTTTTAATATAGCCTTTATTTCTCAGTATCTTATAAGAAATATTTTCTGCTGAAAATTCGCCTTCACGTTCCAATCCAGTTTTTCGTAGACTATGTAGACGTTTTTTAACTTGAGAAACAACATCAAGATCATTTGATTTTAGCGCAAATTCTATTTTTGACAAATAGTTGTCAACCTTATCCAAAACATCTTTATCATTTATATTAACTTTGACTGCTTTTGGAGTAGATATCCATCGATTATCTAAAATACTATAGATACCGGATGAATGATGTGCTTCTTTGGCATCTTGTACATATACTTCAACATCAATATTTCTTATAGTAATATTATGATCGAAATTATATTGATTCTTTTTAGCTTTGAATAATTCTTTATAATATTGTTCACCGTCACCAGGAACATCAACTACTAAATGTAAATCTATATCAGAATTTTCAGTATAGGTATATGCAGCATTTGAACCAGATATCGTAATATCTTTTAAATATATATGTGGAACTTCAATAAAATCTACTAAATGTTTTGCTATTTCTAATAACTTAAATCTAACCTGACGTTGCATTAGATGACCAGGACCCCATATTTTTGGGTTTAAATTGTTATGAAAAATTACAGCAGTATCAATTAAACTGTTATGTAATTCTCTTAAATACATTCTTTTCTCCAAATAGATAGAGTATTTATCATAAACTCTTGATGCCGTAAGGTTTTTGATAATCGAATATAATATTCACCGATGGTATGAAAATTGGAACGTCATATGAACATTCTTCTGTTAAATTTTTTATATAGGGCACAAATTGAAATATATCATCTAAAATAGCAGTATGATTGTCAGCACGTTTGAATAGGTCAGGTATTTCCATTCTCCACTCAAACATCCAATGTTTTAACCCATAAAATTTATCAGAATATAATACTATTGGAGAGTGGTCATAATATATATTACCACATAAACCGATAGTTTGTATTATAGTGTTGAAGTTTTGTTGTTGATATATTAAGAGGTTATCATTACCATGATAAACCTTGGTTTCAGTGATATCAATAGTGGTATATAATTGATAGATCATGAATTATTTAGCAGACAAAAAAATCCCCGGATAAACCGGGGATTTTAAATTCTCGTCCGTGAGAAACTGTAGATATTAAACAGTAGCTACAGTAATTGTGTTTCCAACTACAACAGTTGAAGCGGAAACGTCTACGCCATTGATACCAGCTGGGCTTAAATGACGGATACGAGCTTGCAATGTATCTACGTCGATAGCATGACCATCAATGATTGCGTGAATTTCATTACCATTTTTGAAAGTATACATCAATGGTTGAATTTCTTTAACGATAATTGCAACAGCTTGATCAACTTCGCCTTGGTTATCAGTGTCTTCAGCTGACAATGATGCTACTGGAGCAACAGTGATAACGATAGCTTTTTGTTGATAAACGCTAAACAATTGACCTTCGGTGAATGAACCATAATCACCATTTACACGAGTTGTTACTGACATAATATTTCTCCTAATCTGTCTTAATTGTATTTATATATAAAAATACATTTGCTTACAATGTATTTATCATTTCTCAAATTTTTTAACCATTTTTACACCATCATTTGCTAGTTTATCTGCTAGTTCATTGTAAAAATCACCATTATGACCTTTAACCCAGATCCATTCTATTGAATGTTGTGCGCTAATGCCATCTAATTCTTGCCATAAATCTGTATTCTTTATATCTTTCCAGTTTTTATTCTTCCAATTGGTTATCCATTCTGACATGCCTTTTATCACGTATTGTGAATCAGAATATAATTTTACATTACATGGTCTTTTTAATGACTGTAGCGCTCTGATAGCCGCTATTAATTCCATTCTATTATTGGTAGTATCGATATCACCACCATATAGTTGTTTTTCAATGTCATTATATTTTAAGACCACACCCCAACCACCTGGGCCTGGATTTTTATGACAGGCACCATCGGTATATATAGTTACGATGTCGTTCATACAGAGAATTTTGGGTCTTTAGTGCTATAGTTAGGTTTTCGCATTATAGTTTTTGCTAATACGGTTTTTTGTCTGTTCATGCTATTAACTGGTTTAATGACAATCGGTAAATTAATCTGTGTAAGAATATCAACCAATACTGCTTCCGTTTCTGGGTTCATATCAGCTATAGTTTTACCATATTTTTGATATTCTTTGACAAATAATTCAACTAATTCTTTTGCAGTTATTTCTTTTTTATTACGTGGATCATTCATTCGTTCAATAAAATGTGTTCCAAACTTGATATCTATACCAAGTTTGTTCCATAGTTGATCGACTATATGTTCTACTTTGTGTAATTGATCATGTGATATTACTTCCCATATTTTCATAATTTAGATTCCATTACTTTTTTAATACCTCTTTTGAACTTTTTAGCATCACCAGTTCTAATGGCGTTTATGAATCTCTTCTCCAAATCGGTTGAAGTTTCATAATCGTAATTGTCGTGAATTAATGATAATAAATTAATCGCGGATTCTATTAGATTAGTTCCTCTACTTTCAATTACATAATCCTTGTTTCTACTGATACTAATATCGCTCAGTTCTTGTAAAATACTACGAGTAGTTTTTTTCATATATCAAATCACCAATAAAAATTTCTTATTGTATTTATCCTATTATAGCAGATTGTTATTTTTGATACAAACGATCACAATAGAGAATTTTACATCTCTATTGTGATATTCATATTTTTAAGTTCCTAAAATATTGCCTAATGGAAGTGAGCAAAATGCATACTTCGATGTAGTCAACGTAGTATTACTTTCATAATCATTGCTATCTCCTGCAAATAGCAATCTACTTGAATTTTTGAAACTGACTAATACTGTAGCAGTACTATTAGTTGATGGTGGTGAAGTCATTATCATATTGTCAATTTCTAACCCAGTAGTGTTTATCATTGGTTGTTGCCATGTAGTCATTGCTGCGCCAATAAATACATTACCTGCACCAGCCGTTCCCGCTCGATTAAACCCTCTCATTGATAATACATTGGTTGCAGTTTTAGTATAAACAGCAATCATTGGATTTTCAGGAAAATAGAGGGGAGTTAAATTAAAAATATTAGTAACACTTCCTGTAGTACGAACTGGAGTTGTTACATCAGTAGTATTTGCAGCGTTTAATTGTCTGTGAGAATTATCACCCCAAGCGACTATTGAACCGTCAGATAATAACACTACTGCATTAGCAAACATTCTTAATGTTTTCACAGGAGACGCTCCATTTGGACCAGTATATACCAATTTAAAAAATCCTCGGTTTGTAGTTGTACCATCACCACATTGTCCAGATGCATTATAACCACAAGTATATATTTTGGTATTAGTTCCATCCCAAGTTGTCATAATAGACCAATTTCGATAAGCAGTTGTAGTCCCATTATATTCATATCCACCAGATTGAATACTAACAATACTTTGTATTACTGATGTTGGAATTGATGTTGTTGTTCCACTAACATCATATGTTGTTACTTGATTCCAAGTTGTTTTATCTGCTGTGCTGGTAGTTCCAAGTCCTAACCCATAAGATCCATTGTGACCACATGAAAATAATTTATAGGTGGTACCAGCCGCATTTCTCCAAATTGCGAAAGTAGTATTACCAGTAAATTCTCCAACAAATATATTAACAAGAACATCAGTGGCAGATAATGTTGGAAATGCTGAATAACTAAGTGTTAATGGGAATAATTGATTGGTAGTCAAACCGATTCCGATATTACCAAAACCATTTTCTCCACATACATAAATTATATTTGGAGTTGCAGTTTTCTTGTAAAATAACGTTGCATTCCCAAATGTTGTTATGCTTTGACGTACTATATCTTCACCTTGTGGAGGATGATAAAAAGTACTAACACCAGTATCAATTAAAACAGGCTGCCAACCTTCTGTAGTATTATTTTGTCCTAATTGCCCTGAATAGTTTGAACCCCATCCATACATATAGCCATTTGAAAACAATACAACTAGCGTTGAACCTAATGATTCAAATTTCGCAATTGATACACCTTGGACAATAGGCGGGAACATAATTTCTGATGCCAAGTCCTTTGTATTTGGAGAACCTTGTCCTAATTGACCCCAATCATTATTCCCCCAGCTGATAATCCTATGATCAGCTGTTTGGACGAAAAAACTACCTTTAGATCTAACAGTGTGCACAATAGAGGAGTTAAAAGTCAACCCGTCTGTTTTAGTAACAATATCTACTGTTTGCCAAGCAGTTCCCGTGCCAGTGCTAACTAATAATGTATTAGTTGCACCTAAAGTGCCGCCCGTTAAATTATCTACATATGCCTTATTAACGCCATCAGTACTTGAAGAAGGTGTTGCCACATTTGTGATCGTGTTATTATTATTATCTAAACCGTTTTTAGCGGTAAATCGTGAATTTGCCGTAATTCCCTATCCTTATGTTTTAAATTTATTCCCAAGATAAACTTGGGAATATTGAATCAACTTCTGATAATGAAGTTGGTAATGGAATATTGTTGGATTGAATATCTTTGCAATACCTATCTACTATTTTCCATATCATATCTCTAACTTCTATTGCTTTTTTTCCTTGTTGTTTAAAATCTTCATCATTTGAATTTATATAACTACAGGCAGAATTAATATCATCATAATATTTTTGCTGTGCGAAGTTATTTAATAATTGAGTGGCTTTATAGCCTACGTTGGTTTTAAACGTATTCATTTCATTGTCTAGATCAGAACCTTCAATATCTTCAATGGTATATTCTAATATCCATGAACCATCAACGAATGATGGTTCTGTATTTTGAATAATTCTTTTGAATAATTGTTCTTCTGGCCTAGTTTGTTCTATTACTTCAACTACTCCTGGTGGTAAATCAGTAATAGTTGAAGGGAAAGATGTATTATAAAATTCTTGGTATAAATCAATAAATTTTATAAATTTGTTATTTTCTATTATTGCATACATATTATAAATTCCGTTAATTATTAATTACTCACCATTATACCTGAAACAAGTGAAGAACCAATTACAATAACTACAGAATTATGTGAATCAAAATACATATAACCCATCGAAGTTAGGCATCCAGATGATGTTGATGATCTAGTTGACCAATTGACAAAATCCGTACTGGAATGTATACCAGATGAAGAAGCGGCAACATACAAAGATCCTGTGTATATCACAGTGGAAATGGAGGATGATGGTATGGTGGATTGATAAGTACAGCTCCAATCAATACCATTTACACTGGATGATATAAATTTAGAGGCAGAATTTGATACACTTCTTACGGTAGATCCATCACTAAATAAAGTGTTTAACGTATTTGATGTTGGTACCCCGCTATCTTGCGCAATTGATGAGGTTGGAGTCGTCCCTGTCCTAATAGCCCCATATTGTCCTACAACTACAAATGAACTACCATTCCATATTACTGAATATGGTTGAAAATCTCCGGTAATAAGACCACTATTTGTTATTGGAGTCCACGTTACCCCATCCGAACTATATATAGTCCGTGAAATTGATAATGAAACAAAGGTCGAACCATTCCATGTTATAGTATTTAACGCCGTTGTAGTGTTACTGGTTCTAGTTGTCCATGTAACGCCATCTGGACTTGTTATTACCGTTCCGGTAGCACCCACTGCCACAAATAGGTTAGACCCATTCCATGTTACTCCATTCAATGCGTTGGTAGTACCGCTG